AACCTGTGGTAAGCGGAGCAACCTGTGGTAAGCGGAGCAACCTGTGGTAAGCGGAGCAACCTGTGGTAAGCGGAGCAACCTGTGGTAAGCGGAGCAACCTGTGGTAAGCCGAAGAAACAAAATGTAATTGTAAAAGTTCAAATTTTTCCGTGAGACTAAGGATCGAAGAAAAAATTGATTTTGATATTTATTTTTAATAATATTAAATGAAGTTGATAGTCTTCTTTTTATTTTTTCTTTATGTCAGTTCTCGATTATGTTGTGAAAAAATTGAACCATTCCGGTTACAATTTGTTTCAATCGACGTACCATCTCGTGAAAAAATTGAACCATCCCGGTTACAATTTGTTTCAATCGATGTACCATCTCATGAAAAAATTGATTCAAAAACCACCAATTATAACAGTATTAAAGACCAAATGGAGACGAAATTGTTTACTGACTTGGTATATCCGGATGGAATTTATGTTTCAAAAGTAGCTCAGGATATTATCAATACAGATTGGTTTCAGAAGTTACGATATATTCGACAATTAGGTATTTGTTATTTTGTTTTTTCGAGTGCTTCAACATCAAGATTCGAGCACAGTATTGGTGTTTATCATTTCACTGGATTGATGCTCAATGTTCTGAGAAATCAAGATCCTGATAAAATTTACTACATCCCTCATTATGGACCAACAAAACTAACCCCAGAATTTATTGAAAAAGTCAAAATTGCTGGTTTACTACATGATGTTGGTCACGGTCCATTTAGTCATCTCTTTGACGAATTAGTCGAAGAAAAATATCCAGAACTTCATCATGAAGCGAGATCGAAAATCATTCTCGAGATTGTTATCAAGGAAAAGACAAAATACACTGATATTGATATTTTATTGATGAATAACTTGATTGATCCTCCTGAAGATTGTAAGAATCATTTCTTGTTTTTGATTGTTGCTAATAGTGTTGGTGGACCCGATGCCGATAAATTTGATTATCTTGTCAGAGATTCTTTACAAGTCGGCGAAGGTCGTCCATTCGAAGCTGGCAGAATCATTAATGAAATTAGATTGATTGATGGCAAATTGGCTTATCCTGAAACAGTCGCTCATGATATTCACAAATTATTCATGACACGACATTCATTGCATAAGAGAGTGTATGGTCATGAAACAATTAAAGCGATCGAATTGATGATGAAAGACATTCTGAAATTAATTGATCCAATTATTGAAATGACTGATTCTGTTCGTGATATTAGAAAGTTTCGTAAATTGACAGATGATTCATTATTTCGGATCTTTGATCTTTATGATGTGAATAATTTGGAAGATCTAGAAGAACATCATCGCAAAAATTATAAGAAAGCCTATGAAATTTATCAGAGGATTATTTCTAGAGACTTGTATAAAATTGTCAAGCCTCATCAAAAATATCTTGAAGAAGTGTATCATATTTTGAAGAAAATGCCTAAATACATTGACGAACTTTACATGAAGAAAATGAAGATTGGTTTCACTGCACCGAGCAAACCACAACCATTTGACAAGATCTATTTTTATTCACCATCAACATTCAAAGTTTACACCAAGAAACCATCAGAAATCAATTCACTGGTCACAGATAATTATTATGAAATATTTGTCCTGATTATTGTCAGATCGACTTCATTAGTGAAAGATGTTGAAAATGATATTGAAAAAATTGTTGAACAATTAAAAAATATCTGATACCACAACTGAATGGTTGGTTCGTTATTAATTGTTATTATTTTTAATAATTACTAATAAATGACTGATGAATACTCAATTGGAATTGATTTAGGAACGACATATAGTTGTGTCGGTGTGTGGAAAAATAATCGTGTTGAAATTATTGCCAATGATGCTGGAAATAGAACCACTCCATCTTATGTTTCATTTACTGATAATGACAGATTTGTCGGTGAATCTGCTAAAAATCAAGTGACAACTAATGGTCTGAATACTATTTTCGATGCTAAAAGAGCCATTGGTCGTAATAGTTCTGATGAGTTATTGCAAAAAGATATTAAAACATGGCCATTTTCTGTTGTTTTTGATGATAACAACATGCCATTATTTAAGGTGAAATACTTACATGAAGAGAAAATGTTTCGTCCTGAAGAAATTTCTGCCATGATTCTGATGAAAATGAAAACCATTGCAGAGACATATCTTGGTCAACCTATCAAAAACGCTGTTATTACTGTTCCTGCTTATTTTAATGATGCACAAAGAAGTTCGACGGCATCATCAGGTGTTATTGCTGGATTGAATGTTTTGAAGATTATTAGTGAGCCGACCGCCGCTGCCTTTGCCTATGAATTAGAGAAGAAAGTGAAAGAAATGCAGAATGTTATTGTTTATGATCTTGGTGGTGGTACATTTGATGTTAGTTTACTACGAGTCTCTGAGGGTGTTATTCGAGTCTTGGCAACTGGTGGTAATACTCATCTTGGTGGTGAGGATTTCGATCAGGTTATCGTCAGAATTATTACTGAAGAATTGAAGAAGAAGCATCATCTCGAAGCAAATGCCAAACTTCTGAGAAAATTAAAGACAATTGCTGAGAATACGAAAAGACGATTGAGTTCGGAATTAGCGGTGAAGATTGAATTTGAGTATCAGGATGTTGATTTTGAGATGAATTTGTCGAGAATGAGATTTGAATTGGAATGTCATTCATTGTTTAATGAGACCATGACTCAAGTGAAGAAGGTTCTTGAAGATGGAAAAGTGACAAAAGAAGATATTGATGATGTTGTTCTTGTTGGTGGGTCAACACGTATTCCGAAAATTAAGGAGATGCTATCGAAGTTATTTGGTGGTAAGGTGTTATGTGAATCTATTAATCCTGATGAGGCAGTTGCTTATGGTGCGACTCTTTATTGTGCGACACTGATGAAGACAAATACGAGAGAAATGGTTTTAGCAGATGTAACACCACTTGGATTGGGATTAGAGACAAAGGGTGGGTTGATGAGTCAGATGATTGCGAGTAATCAGCAAATACCATGTAAGGCATCAAAGACATTTAGTACATCGGCTGATAACCAGACTTCGGTGTTGATTAAAATTTATGAGGGAATGAGACAATTTACGAAAGATAATAACTTGCTTGGTGAATTTGAGTTGAGTGGTATTCCTCCGGCACCGGCATGTGTACCTCAAATTGAGGTTATTTTTGAGGTTGATCGTAATGGTATTTTACAAGTGAGTGCGACAGATACTTCAACAAAGAAAAAATCGAAGTTGGTGATAGAGAATAAGGAAAGATTGAGTGAGCAAGTTGTGATGCAATTGAAACAAGAGGCGGAGAGGTTCGAGAAGGAAGATGCGAAGAGAAAAGAGGCGATTGTTGCAAAGTATGATCTTGAGAAATATCTGACACAAATTAAACAAACATTATTGGAATCACCACTGATTGATTCTGATGATCGTGAAAAAATGACGGTTATTATTAATGAAGGATTGAAATGGTGTGAGGATAATGAAGGATGTCAGAAAGAAATTTATAAAGAGAAACAAGATCAGGTATCGAAAGATTGGTCACCGATTGTTCGTCGACTGTATGAACAACAACATGAAGGTAAGGCTGAATAATTTTTTTATAATTAACTATTATGAAAAAATTGCATTTCTTGTGAAAAAATTGAACAAAATACCTTATTGGTGATAAGTAGTAATGAATTCTTTATCTTATGAATCACTTCTTGAGATATTACAATATTGTCACTCTGTGGGTAATCTTTCGCTTTGTCAATCAAATAGACTGTTTTTGCATTTAAGATCATTATTATCGATACAAATTTGTAGAATATATGGTTATGAACCGATTGTACATGTAAATAAGAGGTTTTTGATTAAAAATGTTGATTTTTGTTCTGATTATAATTATAAATTTAAAAATTTACCTCAGACAATAAAGTCTATCAAATTTGGAAGAGAATTTAATCAAGAATTAATAAATTTGCCATTATTATTAGAGTGTCTTTCTTTTGGTGGTGGGTTTAATCAAAAATTAATGAATTTGCCACAATCATTAAAGTGTCTTTCTTTTGGTGATGGTTTTAATCAGAAAATAAAAAAATTACCACAATCGTTAATGTCTATCACATTCGGGTGCTTTTTCAATCAAAAATTAATTAACTTACCTCAATCATTGTTATCTATTAAATTTGGCGATGATTTTAACCACAAATTAAATGATTTACCAAAAGCATTAATACGGATTGTATTTGGACGTCATTTTAATCAAGAGGTAAACAATCTGCCAAATTCTTTGAGATACATAATATTCGGACATGATTTTAATCAACCGATAATTAATTTACCACCGTCATTATCACAAATCATTTTTGGGAGTAATTTTAATCATTCAATAATTGATTTACCATCATTACTGACACACATCACATTCGGATATTATTTTAATCAACCATTATTGAAATTACCTGAATTACTAACACATATTGTCTTTGGAGAGACTTTTAATCAGAAAATTAATCATTTACCGAAGACATTGACACATATTGCTACTAACAAACATTTCAAACAAAATTTTGGAGATTTACCTGATTCTGTAACACATTTAACTATTTTACGGTATGTGTTTAATGGACCTTTCACATTGTTATCTCATACAATAACACATTTGACATTTGGTGATTATTTTGCTAGCACGATATATAATTTACCTCAATCGATTACACGTCTGACATTCGGATCAGAATTTAATCAAACAGTAAAGAATTATCCTCAATTACTAACACACGTAAAATTTGGTTATCGATTTAATCAAAAAGTCGACAATTTACCGCAAACAGTAACACACATTAGTTTTGGTTATCAGTTTAATCAGAAGGTTGATAAGTTACCACAATTCGTGTTACACATTAAATTCGGTTATAAATTTAATGTTGAAATAGATAGTTTACCTCAATCAATAACACGTCTTTTATTTGGTGCTAAATTTAATCAAAGATGTAATCATTTACCTCAAGCATTAACACATATTTTATTTGGTGAAACTTTCAATCAAGAATTGAATAACTTGTCAGATTCGGTAACACATATTTCATTCGGTAGTGATTTCAATCAAAAATTAGACAAACTACCAAAATTGTTATCACACATCATTTTCGGTCATAATTTTAACCAACAATTGACTAATTTACCAAAAAGCGTCATCTTCATTTCAGTACCTAAGAAATGCAAAATACCGAAACATATTCGATTTGTACATTTATTTTAGTATCAAGGGTGACTATTAATCTTGAAACTAAAAATTATTTCTTTAAATCATTTTTAATTTCTATAAAAACAACTTGGAAAATATCATTACAGTTGTCACCTTTATCGTCACTAAAAAATTGAAAAAAACACCTTATTGATGATGGGCAGTAATGAATTCTTTACCTTATGAGTCACTCATTGAGATATTACAGTATTGTCATTCGACAAGTAATTTTTCGCTTTGTCAATCAAATAGGTTGTTTTTGTATTTACGATCATTATTATCAATACAAATTTGTAAAATATATGGTTATGAACCAATCTTGAAGATAAATAAGAGATTTTTAATAAAATATGTTGAATTTTCTTTTGATTACAATTTTAAATTTGAAAATTTACCTCAGACAATAACACTTATTAAATTTGGACATGGATTTAATCAAAATATTATTAGTTTACCACAATCGTTGAAACATATTTGGTTCGGTGATGATTTTAATCAGAAAATAGACAATTTGCCAAATTCTGTGACACATATTTTTTTAGCATACAGTTTTAATCAAAAAATAACAAAATTTCCACAATCATTGATATATATCAAGTTTGGATATAATTTTAATCAAGTATTGACTGATTTACCTCAGTCATTATTGTATATTAAGTTTGGTCGTGATTTTAATCAAGTGCCGAATAATTTACCGGATGCATTGATTTGGATTAAATTTGGTCGTGATTTTAATCACAGAATAGATAATTTACCAAATTCATTGAGATACATAACACTTGGAAAACATTTCAATCATCCCATAATTAAATTACCGACATCATTAAAATATATTTATTTTGGATTTGTTTTTAATCAACAATTGAGAAATTTACCTGAATCATTAACACATATCGTATTTAATGAGTGTTTTAATCAGAAAATTAATCATTTACCAAAATCACTAACTCATATTACTGTTAACAAGTATTTCAACAAAAATTATGGAGAATTACCCGATTCTATAACACACTTAACTGTCATCTTTGATGAAGTTATCTTTGATGATCATGCTGGAAAATCCAGCCTAATTGCTGGCGTCCGCAGCGATCATGATACAATTAATGGGCCTTTTCTACTTTTATCAGACACAATAACACATTTAACATTCAGTCGTGATTTTAATAAACCAATAGAAAAATTACCTTCATCACTAACACATCTTACATTTGGGCAAACATTCAATAGCATAGTGAAAAATTATCCTCCATTTATCACTCATCTAAAATTCTGTTATGTTTTTGATCAAAATGTTGACAATTTACCACAATTTGTGACACACATTAGTTTTGGTAGTCAGTTTAATCAAAATGTTGACAATTTACCACAAACAGTAACACACATTCGTTTTGGTTATCAGTTTAATCAGAAAGTTGATCATTTACCTCGATCCGTATCATACATTAAATTTGGTTATGAATTTAATCAACAAATAGATAATTTACCTCAATCAGTAACACGTCTTTTATTTGGTGATAATTTTAATCAAAAAACTGATCATTTACCTCCAGGTATAACACATATTTTATTCGGTCATTATTACCATCAGGAATTGAGTACCTTACCAAATTCGATAACACATATATCATTTGGAACATACTTCAATCAAAAAGTTGACAATCTACCGCGCTCGTTATCATACGTCAAATTTGGTTTGTATTTTGATCAAACACTAATAAATTTACCAAAAAGTGTTAAAACCATCATAGCACCAAAGAAATGTTATATACCGAAACACATTACATCCATCATCTTGATATAACATTTCATTTTTCCATAACTTTATTACGAAAAAATGAAACTGTCTCATAAAAAAATTGAATTTTCGATACCTCAAAATTTTCACGAGACTGAAAGTCAAAATTTTCACGAGACTGAAAGTCAAAATTTTCACGAGACTGAAAGTCAAAATTTTCACGAGACTGAAAGTCGATTGAAATATTTTGTTTTCGATTGAAATATTTTGTTTTCGATTGAAATATTTTGTTTTCGATTGAAATATTTTGTTTTCAAATTGCCAAAGGTTGCTCCGCTTACAATTTGTTTCTTTCAAACCTAGCGTACACTTTCAGTGTAAAAAAATTGAAATACCATCATATACCATAAATTAATTAAATTCACTACCAATAATGCGTCTTCTTCAAGGTAAGAGTGATGTCAAAGGTAATTGTGTTATGCATTTTGAAATTGAAGCAGGATTCTGCAAATATGTTGTACGTGGTATCAGTGGATCGGGCTATGGAGTCGATCATATCTGTTTTATCGACAACGAATATGATTTCTTTGATTCACGAGAAAGTGACAATATTTTGATTCTTATTAATCATACGACCAAAGTATTTTCTATTTATGATAATCGGAAACAAAAAATTCTAAAAATCTTCAAATACCAAAAATACTATTATGAAGAAAAAGGCTATTACATTCTATCAGATAACATCGTTTATTATTACGATTTCAGAACTCTTGTCAATTTGACAGAAGTAGGTCTAAAAGAAAACGAAACAATTATTTTTCCGAATTATATTTGTCTTCATAACAAATATTACAAAAGAACATTAAATACAGCCTTATCAAACGGACTCAGTCTTAAAGGTAAATTAATTGAAGTCCTCGTACCACCATCGGATATGAAAACAATGAGTGAATTTTGTGATTATGCTGGAGGATCCAGCCTAATTGCCATCGTCCGTGGCGATGGCGATTATGTTACCCATAAAGGTATGAGCGTTCTCAGAAATGACAAAACATCTGATAATGTTCGAAATGAATTTTTTCTGACTGAAATTGATGGAATGAAAGCAATTGAATCACATCAATTCGATTTCCCATGTTTTTATGACAAACTCATCTATTCGCCTCATTACGGATGGCTAACACAAATTAAGAAAAATGATGAAGAAATTACTTTTACATCAATCGAAAAACCATTTGATAACATTGTCTTCCCAGTTAAATTTGATCCACAATGTCAGAAATTTGATTGTGGTTATCCATTTTTAAAAAAGACAAGTGATTTTAATGAAGCTATGCATTTCACAGAACGAACAAAACACAACCTTTTCGGAGTTTCAAAAATATCATCATATGGCATTCCAAAACATGATTTAAGTATTAATTATTCGAATGATCATTGTATTGTTGGATTTTCATGTTTCAATAAAAGTTTAGATAATATCAATAACATCTCTATGATTATGCTTCCTGACACGAAAAAGATTGATATGGTAACAATTATGTCTCCATTTGGTAATTACATCGTGTATTGCACTAATGACATAGTTAGATTTGTCGATCTTGTTTTGGAAACAACAAAACCTGGTGCAGAATATTTCATGAAAATTTCATATTTTCTTGACTCTTAAAAATAAAAATTGAATTTTCAATACCTCAAAATTTTCATGAGACTGAAAATCGATTAAAATATTTTGTTTCTTCGGCTTACAGCCTTAGAAAAAATTGATCTTTTAAGTGTATAATAAATCCAAGAAAATAAACTAGATTAATCATTACACAATCACAATGTCAGGATATCAGTTCACTACTATGCCTGAGTTCACCATGATGATGAGGATAATGCTCGATGATCGTGATCGAATGAGAGCGAAGAAAGCTGACTTGGAACTCAAGTTTTCTGACACGAACGACAACAACGAGTACCAGTTTACCGAGCTTCGTGTCAAGAAGGTCAATGTCAAGACATTCACTCTTGTGAAGTTGACTTTTGGCAAGCTGACCAAGGATTACGATGGCATCCTCATTCGTCTGAAGGCCTTGGGACCCACTTTGACCAGAATCGAAAACCTGGTTCTTCAAGTCAACGACAAGCCAACACCAAAGGAAGCACGCATCATTGTCGAACTCGCCAAAGCTTTCGTTGCTTCACTCCCCAGGAAAATCACTTACGGTCAAGGTGTCCTTGAGAAATTGGAGGAAATTGCCCAAGGTAAGTAATTTACCATATCTATTTTTCGTTAAAAATTGAAATTAATATTTCCATTTTTAAATAACTAATACTTATGAATGAACTATCATTAGAATTAATGTACGAATTATTTCGATGCATTGACAAAAATTATGTTATTATATGTAGTTCATCAACTAAATTGTTTATTATTATCAGAAAGTTGATTCATATACAAATATGTTCTAATCGGTCATTCATGTTTGAAAATATTGTTGGACGTAAACATATTATTTCTAGTACTAAATACAGTGAATATCAATCATCAAGTAAAAATATCCGATATAACAATATTCATCATGGAGTTCAAATAGATATGCCATCATATCGAACAGTTATATATTTGAATAACGATAAAATTCGTCATATTAATTTTAATTATTTTTATAAAGATCAAATGATAGTTTTCCCCAAAAAATTAAAATCATTGATACGTACCAGTGAGATTGATCCATCAAAAATTGAAACATCGGAATTGAAGTATTTATCATGTGAAACCATTACCGGTCACTCACATTTATTCCCAAAATTACAATGTTTAGTTATTAGAATTTTACCTGAACAATTACCATTATCATTACAGGTATTATCGATCATTAATAATCATCATGAAAATCACATTGATATTAGTTATTTGAATAATGTGACAAAATTATTTTTAGAACATGGAACATCAGTAACATATCCTCCACATTTAAAATATTTGAATATCACGACAATAACATATCATGCAACGTTAACCTTACCGAAAACATTAGAAACATTTATCGTTAAACACCATTATCGACATATTATACCACATTTAATTCTTAATTTTCCAGATTCATTAACGAAAATAAAAATTCCATATCTTTCTTTGAAAACGAAAGAAAACAAGCACAATTTCACAAATTCAAATCTTGTGACTATTATTATTACCAGTAATGACAATATTAAATTTCCATGTCTACCGAAAAATATAAAAACATTGATAACACGAAATACCACAATACCGAATCCTCTCCCAGTAACATTAAAAACATTAAGTGGGAATTTTGACAATATCAGTATGATAAAAAAAACAAAATTAACACATTTATGTATGCGTCTTTTATCTCCCAGTTTCACAGATTTTTCACAAATGAAATTACAAAGATTGGAATTATTTTCTGATTATTACAGAGGATATCCAAATCACACAATTATCTTGTCATCAACTTTACAATTCCTAATATTACGTAACATCAGACCTAGCATCACAATTACCGACAATGGATGCGAATTAACCCATTTTAAATTTTATAATAGTTATTCATTCGATGTAGATAATTTTTCTGATCTATTAAAAATACTTAAAATGCCATCATTGAGACATACATTTTACATTGGTGACTACCACACAAATATTGCCTTTTCACCCAATTTAGAATATCTCAAAATACATTTTCGTGCATATGTTACATACATTATAACAAAAGAACTATTTCCAAAATTAAAGAAATTAAGCCTACCATATGAAAATAGTCTGTTACATAAAATGACATTTCCGAAATCATTACGTTCTATTCAAATTAATATTGATAGTTTGAGATATGTATCAAAATCAATTACATATGTCACCATCGTCTAATTTCTCATTTTTTCTATAACTTACCGTTATGAAAAAAATTGAACTTTTACAATTACATTTTGTTTCTTATCGACCTTTGGTCTCATGAAAAATTGAATTTCTCCTAGTGTCAAAATTACATTTTGTTTCTTATCGACCTTTGGTCTCACGAAAAAATTGAATTGTTCCAATTACAATTTGTTTCTTCGGCTTACAGCCTTAGAAAAAATTGAATTTTGTTACTCATATCTTTAAAAGAAATAATATTCAATACTAATGAACAAATTACCATTAGAATTAATTTACGAATCGTTTCGATTCATCGACAAAAATCATGTTATCACTTGTACTTCAATAACTAAATTATTGATCTTCGTCAGAAAGTTAATACATGTGCAAATCTGTTTACATAAGCCATCGCCAACATATGGTTTCGTCAGTTCTAATTATACTATTGAAAATTCTTTTTTCCTCTACAAATTTATTCACCATAAAGTGCGGATTGAGTTATTTGATTATCGATCAAAAATATATTTGAACAATGATAAAATTCGACATCTTACTTTCAAATATTTCTATAAAAATGAAAATAATTCACTTATTTTTCAGATAAAACTTAAATCTCTTACTTTCTTCAACTATTTATACAAAAATGAGCACGATCCTGATAGACATCAGGATACCTCATTTCATGAGAATACACATGATATGCTTATTTTTCCGAAAAAACTTAAATCATTGATACATATCGATAATTTAAATCCCCTAAAAATTGAAACATCTCATTTAGAGTATTTATTTTGTCATACCATTACCAATAAAACATCACATTTATTTCCGAAACTTAAATATTTGGTTATTCGAGATCTACCTGATAAATTACCACTATCATTAAAAGTATTATCTTTGAATAATTCTCAATTAACATCACACATTGACATCAGTTATTTAGTCAATGTCACAAAATTATTTTTGGAGAAACAAATGATTTTAACATATCCTCCTCATTTGAAATATTTAAAAATTAATACTGTGTCGAGTCAGACACTTAAACTACCGAACAGTTTAGAAACATTGATCGTCAAAAGACAACCTCAGCCCATTACACAAGAATTGATTTTACATTTTCCAGAATCATTAACAAAAATAAAAGTCCGGTATCTTCATTTCAAAACACATGAAGCAAAACAAAATTTCACAAATTCGAATCTTAAGACTATCATTGTTACTGGTTCTGATCAGACAAAATTTCCAGAACTACCAAAAAAATTAGAAACACTCAATTCAATAGTCTCACAGCCTCTTCCTCAATCATTAAGAACATTGGGTAGTTATTTCAGCGAAATAACGACAATACAAAAATCACAAATAACTCGTTTACAGATACGAATTTTATCACCGAGTATCACCGATTTTTCCAAAATGAGATTACAAAGATTAAGAGTATTTTGCACTGTCGAAGGGTTACCAGATTACACAATTATTTTGCCATCATCCCTACAAATTTTGTCATTAGATCATATCGCATCATCAATTAAGATTGTTGATAATGGATGCAAATTAACCCATCTCAGGTATTATAATAATTATTCAATCATGAGATATGACATTTCTGACTTATTAAACTTATTAAAAATGTCATCGTTGACACATACATATTATTTTGGTAATTATGACACAAATCTTGCCTTTTCACCAAATTTAGAATACTTCAAAATACTGTTTCAAACAAATCATGCATATATCATCACAAAAGAATTATTCCCCAAATTGAAGAAATTAAGTATGCCACCTGTAACTAATCAATTACATGAAATGACATTTCCAAAATCATTACGCTCAATTCAAATCAGTGTTAATGGCTTGAAATATGTACCAAAATCAATCAAATACATCATAATCTGCAGGTGACGTTAGCAATTAGGTTGAATTTTAATTTTCCTGCATAATCACTTGAGTATTATTTTTTCCATAACTTACTGTTACGAAAAAAATTGAATTTCTCCTCACGTCTAAATTACATTTTGTTTTATTCGACTTGGCAGTCTTATGAAAAAATTGAATTGTTCCAATTACAATTTGTTTCTTTCGACATTCTGTTTCAGGAAAAAATTGAATTTCTCTAACATCGAAATTACAATTTGTTTCTTTCGATTTTCCATGGACATGGAAATCGGTCATGTCTATGACCGACATTCTGTCTCAGGAAAAAATTGAACTTTCGATACCTCAAATTATAAGTATTAAATAGCTTAATTAACATTATCAATGAACAATCTACCCTTAGAATTAATTTACGAATCGTTTCAATACATCGAAAAAAATCATTTCATCACTTGCAGTTCGATAACTAAATTATTGAACGTTCTCAGAAAGTTAATACATGTACAAATCTGTTCACATGAAACATCAATAATATATGGCAATTTCGTCAGTCTTAAACATACTATTGTTAATTCTTTTTATCTTTACAATTACATTCATCATAAAATATATATTAAGCAACCAATTTCTCCTCAATTAAAAATATACTTGAATAATGATAGATTGCGACATATTAGTTTCCACTATTTCTATGAAAATGAGTATCATCCACATAATATGATTATTTTTCCGAAAAAACTGAAATCATTGATACATATCGAAAATTTAAATCCTCTAGAAATAAAAACATCCCACTTAGAGTATTTGTCTTGTGACACTATTACCAATGAAACATCACATTTGTTTCCAAAACTTAAATATTTGGTCATTCAAAAACTACCTGATAAGTTACCACTCTCGTTACAAGTATTATATTTAAGTAATTCTCATTTAACATCGCACAATTCTCATTTAACATCGCACATTGACATTAGTTATTTAGTCAATGTCACAAAATTACTATTAGAAAAAAAATTGGTCATAACATATCCTCCTCATTTGAAATATTTAAAAATTAAAACGGTGTCAAGTTACACAACTCTTGAATTACCGAATAGTTTAGAATCATTGATTGTTAAAAAACAACCTCAGCCTATTACACAAGAATTGATTTTACATTTTCCGCAATTATTAACAAAAATAAAAGTACAGTATCTTTATTTTAAAACATATAGAGCAAAACAAAATTTTATAAATTCGAATCTCAAGACCATCATTGTTACTGGTAGCGATCACACAAAAATTCCAGGTTTACCAAAAAAGTTAGAAACTCTCATAACACTAAATTTAACAATTCCAAATCCTCTTCCTAAATCACTAAGAACATTAGGTGAATATTTAACTGATGTTTCAACAATAAAAAAATCACAAATCACTCATCTAAAAATACGTATTTATCCATCTAGTATAACAGATTTTTCGAACATGAAATTACAAAGACTAAGAGTATTTTCCAACGTCGGAGGATTAGTAGATTACACAATTATTTTGCCATCATCCCTACAAATTTTGTCATTACATCATATCGCATCATCAATTAAGATTGTCGATAATGAATGCAAATTAACCCATCTCAGGTATCATAATAATGATTCAATCTCAATCATGGGAGATGACACTTCTGACTTATTAAACTTATTAAAAATACCATCACTGAAATGGACGTATTATAATGGTAATTATGACATCAATCTTTCCTTCTCACCAAATTTAGAATATTTTGAACTACTGATTGAAAAGCCTCATATATATCTCATCACAAAAGAATTATTCCCTAAATTAAAGAAATTAAGTCTACCATATGTAATTAATGAATTACGTAAAATGACATTTCCAAAATCATTACACACAATTCAAATCAATGCTAATGCCTCGTATTTCGTACCGGAATCAATCAAATACATTATAATATTTTGAATATTACTACGTCTACCACATGTTATTACGTTTACCACAGGTTACTACGTCTACCACAGGTTACTACGTCTACCACAGGTTACTACGTCTACCACAGATTACTACGTCTACCACAGGTTACTACGTCTACCACAGATTACTACGTCTACCACAGGTTACTACGTCTACCACAAGTTACTACGTCTACATTTTTTTCATAACTTATTGTTATGAAAAAAATTGAAGTTTACCACTTACCACAGGTTACTAACGTCTATCACAGGTTACTACGTCTACCACAGGTTACTAACGTCTACAATTTGTTTCTTTCGACTTGACAGTCTCTAGAAAAAATTGAAAAATCCGATCTTTACTAATTTAAACAATACCCATTCATTAATATAAATGACTCTAGAGGAAATGATCCTTACTTTTACTTTGTGTAAAAACGGTAAATTTAGTCATAAAGTAAGCATCACAATCAAAAATCCCAATCGTTATCAAGATTTGCAAAAAACTTGTCTTGAACACAAAGCAAATGAAAAATTTATCAATTGTAATTCTGGGACAAGTGTGATGATTTACTTATTTAGTATCATTGAATTAATTCTCAATGAAGAACCAATTACCCAAGTTGTCTCTTTTGAGAAAATGGAAGAAGTGCTTTCATTGTTAATCGAACTTGATTTCAGTGCATCAAGATGTTTTGAATATGCCATCAGGTTTTTTCTCAAGTATCCTATTGATGATGTTATCAAATCATCTGTTCTCAAACAAAGCGTTGTCACTCTCACCATTCTTGAAGTGTTACATCCGATTCAAAATGAATACTTTATCCAAAAAATTAAAGAATCAAACAAATACTTCCAGAATTATTTTTCTACCATGCCTTGTATTTCGAGTTCATTGGCCATTTCCATCAACAACTACAATTGTTATAACATTGAACTCATTAAAAAACTCTTTTATCTCATCAGTGACGAAACAGGTACCGGGCCTGATCTCATCAAATTGTGTTTCTTGTATTACAATGCCCTCTTTCTTCATCAATCACCTTATGGTCATGCAGTCGCTGACACTTATTTCGGTATCAAACCAATTCGTGTTCATAATGATATCGAAGGTTTCGAACATTTCGGTGTTATCTTGTGCACAGAATTCACCGAAATTATGAAATGCAATGACAAAATTCTCACTATTCAAAACATTTCCACTCTCAATAACTCACTTGTTGGTTGGGCATCACGATTTAATGAATACGGTAATACTTCATTTTTACATGAAATTTGTTCTGATGGTAAAGCGGATGTCGTTGTTTCAATGATTAAACAATGGATGATCTATTATTCCATTTATTATCGTTCACCCATTATCTACCAATTTATCCTCAAAAAGTACCCCATCAAAGCAAAGCTCATCAGTATGGAAGACAAGATTATTGATTTGATCGTCAATGATTATTATCTGATGGATTATTTTATTGATGCTCAATTTTTCGAACGCAACAACATTCACAATGTCACAAAAATTATTGGCACTGACTGGACAGTCGAACGTAAAACATTCCTCGTTGATAAGTTGTACAACACCAATCAAATTGAAAATCACATTTACGATATGTGTCATTTTTACATTCATGGAAAGAAAGATTGTGAATTAATCAGCCTGTCAGATTTACTCTATTTTGTCAATAAAAATGATGACCGATTTATTGAATACCAATTGCAACAACATAACAAACTCAACAAGAATATGAGTTACCATTTATTCAAACACCTCAGAAAGGTTGTCTATGATCAAACATATATCATTCGTTATTTCGAAATGCTATCACAATTCGGTATCATTCCACGTCAATTTTACATCTTAATGACAATTTATTTTGGATCTGGTTCTATTAAATCATTTGATGAGTGTTGTTCACTAATTGAAATGTGTATGGAGAAGAATGACCAAGCATGTATCGATAAGATTCTAGTCATTTATGCTCATCAACACAAGACAAAATTGAATTTCAAAGAACAAATCAAATTATTTAAAATTATTTCCATTCTTCCCAATATGATCTCGATTGTTGCCGGCGCAATTGTTCTCGATTTACTTGATGAAGAATTTAAATACAGGTATCAAGCCATGTATTCACCCACTACTCAATCACGCGACATTTACGAAGAACTCGAATATATCGCTCTATCACAAGATTACAAGTATTTAGCACATTGTCAAAATTTTGAAGATAAATTCCAACTTCTACATTCTGTTTTTACGTATGATAACTATTTTGAGATTGTCGATCATTTGTTCATTCATGAAATACTAACAGCAGAACATCTTTGTTACTTCTTCTACCTCAATGAAATGTCTCGAACATCACAAGAAGAATTTATTTTTGAAACTAATATCATTGATGAAATAGAATTTGCCATCAAAAATAGTCTTCTTGATTATTTTACTTATCTTTATGAATGTTTCACCATTGACACAAAAATAATCACCGATGTCATCTCTAAATATGCTTATTCACTTGACATCCTCTTCGTTTGTTACGTCGCCAAATTAATCAAAAATGGCCATGAAATGATGCATCAGTTGTATCTCGATGGTATAATCCCATCATTCATGATTTATTATTACATTAATGACCAACGTTTTGTCTTCAATAACCATAATGATTTAAAAAATGAATTACATTATGCATTCTATCATAACTTCAGTGGCTACTTCTTCCAATTAATCCATGCACATTACCCATTTTTTAATTTTATTATCAATATGATCTTCATGATGTTCTCAGAAAATGAAATCACACCTGAATTCCATGCCGATCTGAAAAAAACATTCGACCAATACCCACCACCAACACTCAATGTTAACGGTGTTATCAAACCACTTCATTATAATTCACGATTTGATGATACATTTGGTGTCATCTTTTGGCATGAGTATGTTAATTAATTTGTTATTGATTGTTAAATGTCATATAAGTATCCACCAACTATTCTTCCTTCTGTAGAAAGAATAATAGCTATTGGAGATATTCATGGTGATATGAATCTTACCATTAAATCATTACGACTTGGTGGTGTTATTGACAAAGATAACAATTGGTGTGGAGGTAAAACAGTTGTTGTTCAAGTCGGTGATCAAGTCGATGGTTGTCGTCCACAATTAGGTGAATGTAATCTGAATGGTGATCTTGATGTCGTTGCTCTTTTCAGTGCCTTACATCAACAAGCAAAACAAGATGGTGGAGCAGTTTACAGTTTACTTGGTAACCATGAAATCCTCAATTTTCAGGGAGTGTATGATTATGTCAGTCATTCTGATATGAAAGACAGAGACACGATTTTTAAACGTGGATCAGATCTTGCCATTGATTTTGCTCAGAATCGCCCAGTTGTCTTGATTATTGGTTCTAATTTATTTGTGCATGCGGGTATTGTTCCTCAGACATTAGAATTTGATGCATTGTCAAGTGTACCGGCAAGAACACAATTAGAATATATTAACAGAATGATGCATCAATGGTTATTAAACGAAATTGATATTCATCCACTCTTTAATGACCAAGAATTAAGTCCTATTTGGACAAGACACTTTGCAGAAGAAAATGAACAAACCTGCAAAACATCTGATCAAATTTTGGATGTTCTAAAATTAAATCGGATGATCATTGGGCATTCACCTCAATATGACATTAAAGGTAGTTGCCGTAATACGATTTTTAGAATAGACGGTGGGTTTTCAGAAGCATTTGCGATGAAACGAAAAATCCAAATTTTGGAAATAACAAAAGACAATATTTTTAAAATTATTAATGAAAATTAATCTTTTTAAACATCCTCTTTAACCTTCTTCACCTTCTTCTTCCTCGGTTTCCTTTCCTTAGGAGGAAGTGCCAGAATTTCCTTCGCCTTGGCAATATATTTCGATGCACTGGTCTTCAAAAGATCCTTGCCATCAGACAACATTTTAACATGATTCTGAGGATCAGACAATTTCGCCTTTGCGTCATTCAAAACAATCGATGCCAATTTAGTCATTTGAGTATGTGCCAATCCCAGTTTCGTAAATTCAGGCATTGTCTTCAATTGCTTCACAATAACTTGAAGATTCGTAATATATGGATTGTTCTTCGCACCTCCAATAAATGATGTATTTTGATGTTTATCAGAATTATCCCAATCGTTACATCCTCCTTCCAAATCATCATTTTCGCTATCGGTACTCACTGAACTACCACTATCACTGGCTTGGTCATCTGCATTAGGATCATTATCAGAATCATTATCAGAATCATCACCACCTTTTTTGTCATCATCGCCTTGATTCATCCAACAATTACCACCAGTCTTGTCATTCAATGAAACATCGAATGCATTGACTTTCGATTTTGACATGTTCGAAGTAGCCGGACGATGAGTATGTTTCTGACTCTGACGAGCACCACTATGCAATTTAGTGTAATCGTCATCGTAATTTGGTTTTTCAGTCAATGAAACATTGAAATCGGGGACTTTTGAAGATTTAGCACCACCCGATTGAGCTGTCTTGGTGAGTGATGATACTGCCTGGTCATAAAGACTAGACAAATTTGTTTTTGCTTCATTGAGAAGTTTAGTACTTAGATCAGAAACACTGTTATTGATATCGTTGGTATATGGATTACCAGTTGCAGTTGTGGTTGTCGTGGTTTGTTGTTTGATGGTTGTCGCACCATTGTCACCACCATGATAATGAAGCACCATTTTGGGTGTTTCCATATGTTCTGTCTGATATGAATTTTTGTTTGAGTTAAAACTATCGAAATATTCCATTATATTATATTAATAGGAATATTTTTATTAACAACGTACCAAATTAACCAAAAAATAAAGTAACTTCCAATATTAAATAAATGAGTAGAGGTAAAACAAAAAAAATTAACATTCCAATTACAGAAGCATCAGAAGTATCTGAATCTAGTAGATCACCATCTCCAGTCAATCAAAGTGATTTTTTCCATCATTTCTCGAGTAATGCGCCAAGTAGCAGTAAACATTCCTATAAATCAGAATCGAGTGTTCATACATCTGCCAGTTATTATAGTGAATCATCTCGAAGAGACACAAATAATGTAACTGAGCGATCGACACAAGAATCAGATGCTGAATTAATTAAACAAATAACGAAAAGTATGCGATCAATCAAAAATGAAAAATATCGTGTCGAGCCAACTGTTATTACGAAAATGGAGAATGTCAAACTTGATGATATTATTAAACCAAGAGAAAACAGAATCAATGAAATTAAAGCGTATCTGAAAGATAAAAATATTATTTCCTTCATTGATCTTGATGGTACATCATCCGAACTATTTGCTGATCAACATCGATGCAATGATCAGAATTGTTCTAATATCAATTGTATCATTCCACGCCAATATCTCAATCTTAAAGAGATGGTGAAAGCGATGGACTTGAATTTATTTTACATTAGTAGTGGTTCAACAGGTCATACATTCCAAGCACTTCGTATCAAAAGAGATGAAAGGGGAAAACGTGTCAAAAATGCTGATGGACATACTATTTTTTCAGGTCAATTAGCCTTTGCTTTTAAAGTTATTGCTTATCCGAAATGTGGTTATGGATGGTATGATGATATTAGTCGTCCCGAAAATGTCGAACTGAGAATTATTAAACAATTAGCAGGAATGGTGATTCGAGGAGAAACACCTCATGTCGTCATTCCCATTTTTGTTTTTAAAACGAGTATTATACCATTCTTAGATACTCAATCTGCATGTATCAATATCGATAATCGTGAAAATAAATTATACAAAGAATTTCTCGAACTTTACAATAAAGGAAAGTTAGAGGAACATGTGTCTGTGCTTGTTACTGAATGGGCAGAGGCTGGTGATTTGATGACATATATTTATAATAATTATCGAACAACAATGACAGAAAAAGTATGGAAAGTGATTATTTTCCAGATTGTTCACACTTTTGCAAGAATACAATTACGTTATCCTGATTTCCGTCATAATGATGCGAAAACGAATAATATGCTACTTCAGAAAATAGCACCGAATAATGGCAATAACACAACTGCCAAAAATAGTTTTATGTATACCTTTCGTGAAAGTAAAGATGCCACTGTCAGATATTATTTCGAAATTCCGAATATTGGTTTGCATGCGAAGATCACTGATTTTGATTTTTCATGTAACGGTGATGAAATTGTTAATTCTAAAGTTGAGTCTGTCTGGGCACACGAAGAAGTCAAGTTATCCAGCAAAAGAAATCATTATTATGACCTTCATTATTTCATTAATACACTCTCTGATAAGAAACTGTATCCTGAATTCAATAAATATGTCCCTAATTCAATCAAGGATTTCATTTCTCGAGTCGTTCCGGCTAAATATCATATTAACATTAATCCTAGATCTCAGTTTTTAACAGAAAATGGGCGATTAATTGTTGATGATGAATACACAACTCCCAAAAAACTAATTCTTGGTGATCCTTTGTTCGAGGAATATCGATTTGTTGGTAATGTTGATTAAGATAAAATAAACTTATATTATTTTAATATAAATGACCAACAATGGAGATCCATTTAATGATTTAGATAATTTGATTTTTATAATTTTCGACATGACAGTTTTGGATAACAAAAAAACATATATCGTCAAATATCAAAATCCTAATATCGATATCGATAGATTCAAATTAAAACAATATGATCTGAACAGTATTTTCACTAAAAAAAATCTTAAAAAAGAAAAATTAATTGATGTCGGTTTAAAAGACAAAATCCTCGTTTACAAACGTTTATCCACTCAACCAGTCATGATTCGAATCATACCCTATCCCGATATGTCTCAAATTGACAAAATGGATGATCCAGTTAACATTCATCAAATCATCACGACACTCTTACAAGATATGGTCTTGAGTGGTAAAACAAGTAATTTGCTCCTCACTATCATTAATGTTGACGTGTCAGGTAAACAACTCATTGAATTTTTACCAGATGAAACAAAACATATTGATCTCAAACATAGTTATTCGGTTGAAATATCAGAACGATTTTATCATTTGACTAATTTGGAAGCTTTCCTCAATAACTATGCTTTGAATTTAGATATTTGGAAATCAGTCTTCTATCAAATTGTTAATTTATTGTACAACATTACTAAAATACATAGTGAGTTTAGACATAATCAACTGAGACCTGAGATGATTGATTGTTATTTAAGAGTGAAAGATAACATCACTTATCCATCAATTCGATTGTCACGGTTCTTTCTGGCACAAATTAACAAGTATCCGAATAGCCAGACAAAGAAATTGAAGATACCTGAAGTGAATAGTGATTATGCTGATTTTTATTATTTCTTGCATCATGTGTTTAGTAAATACCAAATTGAAATTGACAAGTATCCAGAATTAAAACAATTTATCGATAGTGTTTATCCTGAGAAAATGAGGATTAGTGAAGATGGCTATCTAACACCAGAAATTCTTAAAATGCTCACAGAAACCGAAGAGGATAATATGTTATTGCGAAATGTGAGACAACATAGTTTTTTTAATAATATTATTCAATTCGATAACAACTATGTCATTGCTGATCCTGAAGGAAGTATGAAAAGAATCGAAATGGATAACAATTATGCACATCAAAGAGAGTCAATTGTTAATCTTTTCAATCAATCAACTGATGAGGAAAGTGATATTGATGATATTGATGTTGGTGAAATTACTCCCATGAAAAGAATGGGAAATGACACCTTGACTGATGTTGGAACTGATATTGAAGGACCGACTGACATTGCACCGATTCCAGGTTGGAATGAAGGTGTGAATCCTAAAGATATCGATTATGATGTGACAACTGATCCTCATCTTCTGTATAAAGGCAAAAAGAAGAAGGCTGTTTCCTTCAAAAGTGCGAAGAAAGCTGATTCTGATAGACATCAGAATACCTCATTTCATGATGATGAAGAGAATGATACGAAACCACAATTTTATCAGGATGATCCGGATTATGTGGCTGAAAATGCTGATGATTCTGGTGATTTAGAAGATTATGAATATTATGATGATACTGGAGAAGAACCTAATATTGATGATGAGGTAACGACACCATTCTCGACTGTACCATTTGCTAGACTGAAGGATATTGATAATACAAATAATTCTGAAACTAAAGAAACATTTCCTGGAGAACATGAAACATTTCCTAGAACTGAAATGTTTCCTGAAGAACATGAAAAATTTCCTAAAACTGAAATGTTTCCTGATGCAAATGAAACAATCCATGGAACTATTCATGAAACGAAAGCAACGAGTCCAAGTAATACTAAAAAATCTATCTCTGATATAGGAGAATTAGAAATGTCGACAAACAAAAATAGTAAAATCATTAAAGGAGTGAGATATTCTAAAGAAGATGTTCATGCTGATAAAGACCTTTTTCCGAAATCATCGAAACAGGATTATTCACAATATGATTTAGGCCAATCTGGGCAAAATTGGCAAGAACAGCCTCGATCATCAGGTATGCAATCTTTATTCGGTCCTCCGGTCAATAACCAAGCACAATCAAATCCTCTTGGAATGCTTAATCAAAATCAACAAGAAGAAATTATGAGAGCAATGGCACAACAAAATCCTATGCCACAAGGTATGCCTCCAGGAATGAATGGAATGTCCCAAGGAGTACCATTTGGAATGCAACAAGGTATGCCACAAGGTATGCCACAAGGAATGCCACAAGGAATGCCACAAGGAATGCCAGGAATGCCTCAGGGAATGCCAGGAATGCCACAAGGAATGTCACCTGGTATGGCGACCGGAATGCCGGGTATGCCACCTAATATGATGTCACAAGGAATGCCTCCGACACAGAATGATATGTTTCAAGCGTATCAAAATGCGAAGGCACAAATGGGACCACAAATGTCAGGAGAGATGACAGGTGGTTCGAAACAGAACAAGAAGACTTTTTTTTTTCGCCGATGAATAATTCTCGAATGATGGGAGGTACCGGTGAAGAAGATGAGAAAAGTGTTGTTATTCCTAAAGTAGTTGATAATGAATTTATTCCTAATAACCCATTTACTCCAAAGCGTCCTTATGTTCCTAATCCTGCAAGACCATATACACCTCGTCCTGGAGGTTATCAAGGACAAGCAAGACCACCACCGCCGTCGACCCAATTTACTGTCGACAATAATAGTGGTAAAACGGCAGAAGTTTTTATGGGAACACAGCAAAATAGACCACCATTATTTGAAATGAAATATTATCAAGAACAGCCTCCTCCAACAAGACCACCCGCGATTAACTATGTTATCCAAGGTAATCGTAATCTCGAGTATCTTGGTTTGCCAACTGGTGCGATTAACATGACGGAGAATATTGTGTTACCTGTTCAAAAAGTGTATAAGATCTACACACCTGGACCGACTGGTGGTCATACAACGATGACACATATTTATGAAGATATGATACCCAACAAAGATCCGAAATTGATTTATTCGACATTAGGTGAAAGATTAGTCTTTTATGAGTATTTGAAAAGATCAGTGATGAGATTTTACGAGGGTGAGAATATTGGTATTGGTGGAGGTAATAAAAGCACATACTATGATTTATGTCGTAATACAACAAGATACACGAAAGGTGAAAGATCAATTTTGGAATTTATTAAGATCCTAAATATTGATCCGAAGAAATACAGTTTAGTAGAGAAAATTCCCTATTTAATTTTACCGAAGAATTTGTTAATTTACAACACTTGTTATCCGATTGTTTTCGATCAGGTTTCCGGTACGGCTATTTGTGCTAAACAGTCAATTGGAATTCAAATCAGAATTTATGCTTTGAATCAAGCTGAATATGCTAGTTACACAGTGAGAGACGAATTGTATAAAAAGTATGATGTTTGGAGAGAGTTGTTATTTTATGAAAAGATTCGTGAGGATCTTCTGAAAACAAAGAGATGTCCGCATTTTTGTATGAAGTTTGCTCATTTTATTTCTGCCAATGAAGATATCGATTTCGTCAAATTACGATCAAGACCCGATAATGAGCGTGATAGGCTAACAAAAGAATACCAGACATTCTTGTTTCGTGAAGGTGTCTTATTGAAGGCAACTGATCCGAAGAATGATCCCGCTTATGTCGCCAAACCAAAATACAATTGGATTGATTATTTTGAATTACCTGATGAATTGGATCCAAGACTTCAGAAATACAGTGGTCAGTGTTTGGTTCTTTTGACTGAAGCACCTACTTATAATATTTACTTATGGTCATCTCGTCAAAGTATTCAGAAAGGAATTGCGGAGAAAATGACGAATCATGGTGTTCGTCGTGATTTTGAATGGAGCAATGTTTTGTTTCAAGTTGCCATGGCTTTATCAGTGATGCAGAAAGAACGAATCTACATTGCAGATATGACATTAGAGGATAATGTTTACATTAAAGATTTGCATTTGGAAGGTAGCAATATGGGATACTGGAGATATGTCCTGGATAGCAAATCATATTATTTGCCGAACATTGGATTTTTGGCGATGATTGATAGTAATTTTAAGGATAAGAATAAGGAAGGGTTATTATCTGAAACAACTCCGAGAACTTTCAAGATGGCAATTGGAGATTTATTCGAAAAAGTGAATTTTCAAGTTCTAGATGATAAGATTTATGCTAATTTCAAGAATATTTTCAATCCGAATAATTTCAGTACACAGTATTTGAGCAATAATGTCAATAGACCTCCTGAAGAAATTATGACATTGTTGCAAAATATTCACCAAGATACGGAGAAGGATATTTCAAAATTGATCTCATCACATTTTACGATGTTCTTGCATGATCGTATTGGGACAAATTTGACTGATAGGGAAGTGGCGAATATCAAACAAGTGAATGATGTTTTTAAGAATGGTGAATTAGTGGTTCAGGTTATTTCTTCTGAGGTTAATATGTGGGTGATGATTGATTCGATTGATTTGACCAATCAGACAGCAAGAATATTTAATCGGGTGACAAATTCGACAACTGGTGTTATTTCTCCGGAATATTCTGTGGTACCGATGAATTCATTGAGACAGTATCCATCATTGTTGACGATTGATCATATTTTTAAGGCTGATAACAAGATTGTTGAAGCTGATCTCCTGGAAACATATATTATTTAGTTTTCTGAAACTAAAAAATATAATTAAGAGTAATCATTGATAATGGATAACTATTTTAATGAAATAAATCGAAGAGATTTATCTAATTTCGATATTGAAAAAACACCGTTCTTGTTTTTCCAGGCACACAACGACGATTTTAATCAGCAAGCGAATAAAGTGCCGTTTACTAATACGATCTCATCACAGTTATCGAAGATGTATTTCTCGGAAAAGAACATTCATGTGATTCAGAAAATGTTGATTAAATATATTTTTGAGAATTCGAATGGCAAGTATCTCATTCAGAAACAAAATCAGGATTCATTACTTGGTCATATGCAGAAGAATTTTGTCATGAAGTCACTTAACAAACCTGATAATCTAGAATATCAAGTCAAACGCCTGAATTGGTTAACAGTTGATGAAATCGGGCCAATTGTCTTGTCAAATGTTTTGCAACATCAAGGTTATCTACGCGATAAATTTTCACCCATTACTCCAATCGATCGACCACTTTATGAATCAAGTGCAGGAACGAGGACAATCCCAAGTTTTTATTAAAAAAATTACCACAGGTTACTACGTCTACAATTTGTTTCTTTCGATTTTCCATGGACATGGAAATCGGTCATGTCTATGACCGACATTCTGTCTCTTGAAAAAATTGATTAATTATTAATATTATTTAACGATAATACTAATGATTGAGTTACCTTATGAATTATGTATTGATGTGTTACAATATTGTACATCAATCAATACAGTGACATGTCATAAAACGAATAAAATATTTTTTTATCTGAGAACAATGCTTCCGATACAAATTTGTAAAATTTATAATTCTAACAGTGGTAATACTTATCCATATTATGTTAAAAACATAACATTTGATAAATATTTTAATCAAGAACCAACGAGATTGCCTAAATCATTAACACATATTAAATTTGGATGGGATTTTAACCAAAAATTAAAAAATTTACCTTCATCGTTGGTACGTTTGAAACTCGGTGACCATTTTAATCAAGAATTGACAGATGTTTTACCAAAATCATTGATATATATCAGATTTGGTGATCAATTTGATCAGAAATTGAAAAATTTACCTGAATCATTAACACACATTATTTTCGGGGATTCATTTAATCAAGAATTGACAAATTTACCTGCATCGTTAACACATATTATTTTTGGTTGGGCATTTAACAGAAGATTAGAAAATTTACCGCGAAAATTATTGTACATCGAATTGGGACATGATTTTGGTCATCGATTGCATAATTTACCACAATTGACACACATCATATTGAAACAATCTCATTATGAACTCAGAAATTTACCTACCTCATTGACACACGTTTCATTTGGATTTGGAAGTAATTTTAATAAACAACTGGGAAAATTTCCTCAATTATTGACACACATTAAATTTGGAAACAAATTTAATCAACTATTAACAAATTTACCTGACACATTGACACATATTGTCTTTGGATTTGATTTTAATCAAATTGTGCAAAATTTACCACAATTATTGACACATATTGTATTTGGGAGTAAATTTAATCAAATTGTGGATCATTTGCCTGATTCAGTGAAATATATTGAATTTGGAGGAGATTTCAATCAAAAATTAAATCATTTACCGCGGTCATTGTCACATATTATTTTTGGAACAATGTTTAATCAAGAATTTCTCAATTTACCATTATCATTATCACACATCCAATTTGGAATGGATTTTAGTCAAGAATTAATTTTTTTACCAAACACAATAACACATATCAAACTTGCATGGAACTTTAATCAACATCCTGATAATTTACCAAATTCATTAATAAGTCTTACATTTGGTGAAAATTTTAATCAAAAAGTGCCAAATTTACCAATAACATTGAAATATCTGACATTCGGATCAAAGTTTAATCAAGAATTGCTTAATTTACCGATAGCATTAAAATATCTAACACTTGGAAGAGAGTTTAACCAGAAATTACTCGATTTACCAGAATCATTATTGTATATTAAATTTGGTGACCTGTTTAATCAAGAAGTGATAAATTGGCCACAATCATTGTCACATGTCATATTTGGATGGCAATTTCATTCAGAACTACGTCATTTACCTCAATCATTGATTTATATTACATTTTCAAATGCATATGATCTAAATTTGATAAATCTACCGAAATCATTGAAACATATCACAATCAAAAATGATGTCTTAAAAAAAATTAATTACAAATTGCCTAAGCATATCAAATTTGTACATCTTTATTAATAACAATGATAATTGCAATTAATAATCAACAGTGAAAGTGAAAACATTTTCCTTGGTATCGTTTCCAATCTTAGCATAAATGAAGATATTTCCGAATTTCTGGGCCAATTCGTAGAAACCAATTCTCTCTGAAGAATTGAAATCAAAGCCACCATGATCCTGGATAGAACTGACCGCAGCGTTCTGATACCATTCAGATCCGGAACCCTTGACGATAGACATCGGAGCCAAAGGATCATAAATGTAATAAGAGTTATCATAAACACCAGTATTGAAATCACGAACCTTCCTCACCATAGCAAATTCGTTTCCGGGATACTTGGTTTTCTCAATGGTCAGAACCTTCTTAGCAAGAACAGCACGAAGTTGGTAGGGAGTTTCACCAACATGAGTCTTGACGCTATCATTAATTTCAATATCAACATCAGCCACGTTAGCCTGCTGTGCCTCAATCCAAGGAGCATTGAAGAAAGAGTAGTTAACCTGGTTAAATGTGTTAGTGTATGTCATTCTAGTGCGAATGACGTGAATGACCAACACACCGATAGCAATCATAACAGTGTGCTTCTTCATAACCATACGATCCTTCTTCTGGACCCAAGAATATCCATTCAATGCAGACTGAAGTTGATATGTGCTATTGGGGTCTTGAGCATAATAAGTAAGGTAAGGGAAAGTCTCAAGAGTCGATTTGATGGTTGATTGCATGGGATGGTTCGAGGTCATCATTGTGAAATTGAGGTAAGGTTGCATACCTGGGTCATCAGTGATACTCATAATCAGAGGCCTGTATGAGTAGTTAGCGAAAAGCATTCTGATAAGGCTGATGCTTGATTCGTAGAATTGAGAGAGATAAATTTCATTTTCGGCAGCGTTCTTGGAGCTGAAATAATCACGTTGTTGGCTTCCACTGAGCAACTTAATCAATTTGCTATGGTCATCGCAATTGTAGTAAATTCCATTTCTGACACAATAGGCCACTGATTGGTAAGCTCTCTGGACATCATACCTAGCCTTAATGTCTTCCAATGCATAACGACTAGTGGAATAAGCGAATTCATTGGCATCAGCACGAATATTGTTCACCAAAACAATATCATCAATGTTATCGATTCTCTGGCCTTGATACCTCTTCTTGACGATTCTTCCGTAGTTGGAGAGCATGGTCAGACCTTCGAAGACTGGGTATTTCGGAACCATGAGTGCGAAAAAGATGGGATGAACACTGTTACTCATGGTAACTTGTGTCGATTCCTTCTTATCTCTCGAGGCAAGGGCGAGAGGGCTACAATCCTCATACATCTTGCTGATGGCAAAGAATGAATTTTGGTAGACTTCATTTTCTTGGTATTTCTTGAGAATATCCTGGAGAAATGGCTCTTCTTCTTTGGAAATATTGAAAGGCATTTCAACGGTGAGAGGTCCACCAATGATCTTTGTCAAATGAGAAGAATAGAGATTCTCGTTAATCTTGTTCTTGACGACGAATCTGTTACCAAGGAGAATTTCTCTGACACGACCACGCAGAATTTCAAGATCTTTGGGATCAAGATCGTTCTTGGCGGCGACGTGCAGAATGAGGTTCTCGATGTTGCTCTGAGATTCACCTCTATCCATTTTCGCTTTAATCTTTACTGCTAGCTGTTCGGCAACAGAACTAAGCGATTTGATATGTTTCTCATTTTTAGAAAGTTCCTCACGATACTTGGAACCATTAGCCATCATCCAATCATAAAGCTTACGGTATTCATCGAGAGTCAATGAAGACTTGCTCGATTTTGCCTTTGCAATCAAATCAGTAATATCACTCGAAGTACGAGATGACTTATCTCCAACACCATAATCACTTCTTTTGCTGTTTTTTTCGTTCTCTGCCATTATTATAACTTATATTATTTAGAGATTTTTTGTCTTGTTGAGGAATTATTTATACAATATCTAACCTATTCGACATCACACATGCGTTTACAATGACCGTCAATTAAAAATTATTTCTTTAAATTATTTTTATTTTTTGACGATTACTTTTGCTACTTACGTGATTATCAAGATGTCGACTAAGTAGCAAAAGTAGTGATCAATCAAAAATTATTTCTTTAAATTATTTTATTTTTTGGCGATTACTTTTGCTACTTAAATAACTAATAGGGTGACGACTAAGGTGATTATAAGGGCGATGACTAAGGTGACTAATAGGGCGACGACTAAGGTGACTATTAGGGCGACGACATTGGTGATTATTAGGGCGATGACTAAGGTGACTATTAGGGCGACGACATTGGTGACTAATAAAATAATAATTTACTCAACCAAAAATTATTTCTTTAAATTATTTTATTTTTTCATAAAATGATCACTAAAGTAGCTGTTCTAATAATCACCAAAGTCATCGCCTTATTGTCACCAGAGTCGTCGCCTTATTGTCACCAGAGTCGTCACCTTATTGTCACCAGAGTCGTCGCCTTATTGTCACCAGAGTCGTCGCCTTATTGTCACCAGAGTCGTCGCCTTATTGACACCAGAGTCGTCGCCTTATTACCACCTGATTAGTCGCCTTATTATCACTAAAATTACAAAAAAATTGATCCAAATACAAATAATTAAATTTAGTAAATCAATGTCCTGGGAACAAAAATACATACCAGATAAAATAGAACAGGTTATTGGTCATAAATTAGCAATTGAAAATATCAATAAATTTTTGGAAGCTTATGAAATTAATAAAGTTAAACATAATGTCGAGAAGACTTTTTATGACAGAGACAAAAAAGAAAAAATCAAGAAAAAAGGTAAAAAAGAAAAAACTAAAAATGATAAAATTAAATCCAATCTTATTATTACTGGTTCCAATGGTATTGGTAAATCACTCATTATTGATATTCTCATGAAAGATTTAGGTTATCATCGTCTATCGACTGACTTTTCTGAAATTGAAATGAAAAGAGAGAAAAAGAAATCGGGAAAAGTCAGCAAGAACATTCAAAATTTTTACACAAATATGATTTCACAGAAAAATATTTATAATATCAACAAAAAGAAAATTCTTGTCATCGATAACATCACTCCAATCACCTCCAAGAAAGAACAAGAAATTATCACTGGTCTCATCAAAATGAATATTCTCCATCACATGATCCCCATCATTCTCATTTGTAATGATAGTCATATTGAATTTATTAACACACTCAAAAAAAACATTCCTAGTGTTAAACTTGAGAGACCAGGTGAAGCAGAAATCAAATTACTGATCATTAAAATTATCAAGAACGAAAATATCAACATTAAAGATACACCAATAAACAAGAGAAACATCTTTAAAGTTCTTGCAGAATCAGCACAATTTGACTATCGAAGGACAATTTCTCTGATGAAAGAACTGAATGATATTTATGGTGGTTCTTTTAGTATTAATCAAATTAAAGAACATCTCAATACATCAGTCTTGAAAGATGAAAAATATGGTTTATTCGAATCAACTAATCGTATCTTGAATAATTACAAATCCATTGGTCAAGTACTACAGCTTTATGGTGAGGAAAGATCGACAATTCCTTTGACAATTAATCGTAATTACATCGAGCACATACGGACACAATATCCGGATCTCACACCATTACAACAAATTGAAATCTTTTTCGAAATTAGTAAATTAGCATCAGAATCAGATAAGATTGAGGGATATATACATAGTCAACAAACATGGATCATGCAAAAAGAACATGGTTTTACTTCTTGTGTTATGACTGCTTATCATTTGAACAAATATCCCAATAAAATTTATGGATCAGAAAATTTTGTTTATCCGAAAGATTACACCAACAATTCTAATATGAACATTAATAATAAAATTGTTAACAAGGTCAATTCTGATTTGATACGACAAATGAAATCATCAGACTTCATTTACATTTCACTCTTCTTGAAAGCTTTCCTCAAAAATAAAAAATACAGGAAAATTAGCACTTTTATGAACGATTATAACGTCAACATTCAGATCATTGAATCATTAGTCAATATTGATAAAGTACGGAAATCGAGTATTACATTCGATCAAGAAATGAAGAAAAGTATTCTGCAAGAAGATGTTTAAGAAAAGAAAGTATCTTGTGTCTCTTTCATAAATTCTGAAAATATTTTATCGAAATCTGGATCATATTCGATTGTCGGTAAATCCATATTAATGACAAGTATCTTTTTCTTCGGATCTTTGGGCTCCATGTTATCAATAAATTTACGAAAAGTGTAATAAGATTCGATGTGAATATGGAGACCATTGTCACAACCAGATGGAACAAAATCTGTTTTCTTGAATTCCAGTAATTCAGGATCTTCAATTAAGATATCGCGTAATTTTTTATGACACGATCCCTTAAAAAAATGTTCCTTACAAATTTTCAATTCCTTAAAGGGTGACCCATGACGACAATTGATTCCACCAATACAATGTTTCCTCGTCTTATCTCCCCATGGTGAAATATTTTGCTTCAGATATACTTGTTGAGTATAAGTCTTCAAACTATCAAAAAATTTCGATCCATATCTTCGATAATTATCAATCCTCACATTCTCCAATTCAATACACTTATGACAAACATCAACAAAAATAAACAAATTCTTGTACATTTTATCCTTAAATTCAACATCATTGTTTTCATATGTCCCATCAATCAATAAACTTAAACATTGTAATTTAATATCATCAATCGATTGGCTTTTTAATCCATGTGCATACAAACATTTGTCATAATGTGGACAAAAATAACAATCACTTTCGCTATTCAGTGAATTGATGTAATGATGACATAAGATTTTTTTTTTATTATCAAATCTCGCATTCTGAATACTATCATTCTTACTTTGGTCAAATTTATCCTTAATACAATCAGGAATAGTATCATAAACATAAACTGAAAATGGCTTACTCATTGATGAATCCCCTTCATACATTGATTGTGCTTCATTACTCATTTTTAATGTTATATTTCATATAAATATGTCGATGAACAACGAAGAATTAAATAATTATTATGTCAATTATGTCAAATCATTACTTGGTTTCCCAACACAAATTTTAGAAAAACCAAAACAATTTATTCATCAAAATATCCAAGAACAACCAAGACAACTAACTTCAGAACAACAAAAACAAGTAATTCCACAAAATCTGACAGAACAACCAAGACAACTAACTTCAGAACAACCAAAACAACTAACTTCAGAACAACCAAGACAAATAATTCCACAAAATCTAACAGAACAACCAAACCAACTAACTTCAGAACAACCAAGACAAATAATTCCACAAAATCTAACAGAACAATCGAGTCTGCTAACTTCAGAACAACAAAGACAAGTAATTCCACAAAATTTGACAGAACAACCAAGACAAATTTCTTCAGAACAACCAAGACAAGTAATTCCTCCAGAAAACAAAAAAAGTAAAATGATTGTTTTTACGACTCATAAACCGAATGTTGGTGATATTGTTAACATACCAAATGATATTCCATTCTACAAGAAAGATGATCTATTTAGTAACAATCCTCAGTTATTAGGATCAGGTGTTGAAATGATTGCTCCAACAAACTTTTTTGTTAAAATTGAAGAAGGAATGGTTCGTCATCATATTGGATCAAACACTGATTATGATTTGACATTTAATAGTAAGAATTTGCTAATTAAAAACAAAGATTAATTAGAATATGTCTCATGGTAAGAAACGCTTGTTCATCAATATACCATGGAATAAAGACTATAAAATCGATCGGGAAAAATACTGGAAAACAATGATATTACTCGAAAAAAAAGCAATCCGAAAAAATGACAAAATGTATTACGGATACATCATTTTTGATATCGACTGGCAAAACAAATATCCATCCAAAAAATTACTCAAAATTCTCAAAGTCCTGATCATCGATAATACAAGAATAGTCAATCCATTACCGAAAATATTATTTCATGAACCACTAACAATTCCAGAATGGATTTTCTTCTCACATAATCAATTACTCATTATCGATTCTGTCTATCAAAACGGTTCTGTCAAGCATTATTCTTGCGAGAATGGTGATCAATGTTATTCCGAAATTTCCGGTAGATTACTCATTAAAGACAACAATATCCAAGAAGTCATCATTCATGCCAATCATAACAATAATTATCATTCTGATCCTGACACCATTATGCCTAAAGATGACAAACTCTTTAATTTATCAGAATATATCTTTCATACTCATCCCAATCCATCACCTGAAAGACGTCGATCTGGAATTATCTATGAATTTCCAAGTGGGAATGATTTGCTCAATTTTGCCAATCATTACAAACCTGGTACTAGCAAAACAATTGGTTCATTACTCATCACACCAGAAGGTCTTTACTTCATCAAACCATTCATCTATTACCAACCAATTAAATTTTCAGGTCACAATTGTGATGAAGTAAACAAATTATTGATATCACTTGAACATGATGCCGGTAAAAAATATCCTCAGATCACTCCTTCGATATTTTATAACAATATCATACATGATTATTCATACATTGATAAATACAATAAGTTTATTCGACAATTTAACCTGCAAATTGATTTTATCCCTAGAATGAAAGTCATACCTAATACTGATAATCCATCATTATTGAGATTTGCTTATTCTCCATCAATGACATACAATCATACAGATCTTGGTATATGGTACTTACAACCTTTTTATCTACCAAAAGTATAATGAATAATCTCGTTCTCGTTATTTTAATTATTATTGTTTTATTGGTTGTTTATTACATCTATCGTAATGGTAATTCTCCAGAAGAGTTCGATGGTGCTTTTTACACCAATGATCCCGATAACCAACAAATTACTCCTATTTTCCGTAGAATTCCTGGTACTGTGAGAAAAGGTCAACAATCATTCCAGGATCAAATCAACATGTCAGGATTTGCTGGATTATCTGCATCACCTACTTTCCGTGATAAGGTTATGCAAGCAGAATATCCGACCTATGAAGATGACGGTGATGATTCGACATACGGACCAACAAAACCAAGTCCGTATGATAAATACAATCGCAAAGTCAGAAAATACAAATCAAAAAATGATACATTTGTCGTCGAAAATGAGCCTCAACCTCAAGTCTGGGAAGATAAGAATCCTAACGATGACGGTATTAAGCAATACAGATTAGATTTGTTACCTTGTAGCAAACAATGTTGTGGTGCTGATTGGACTGTTCCTTTTGACGGATTGACTTCAGGGCAAGTCATGAGAGCGATTAGAGAACAAGAAGGTAAAACACCCATTGTTGAAATGAAAATGGCTGACGGTACATACACGAAATTTGTCAGAAGTAGTTATACTTGTGGTGGTGCGACTGATGCAGGATGCCCTTGTATTCCTGTTAACGCCTATAAATTCTATGCTAATCGTGGTAATAACACTCAAGTACTTGACCATCCTGATCCGACATTCATTATTCGAGCTGGCATGAATAAGTACGCAGATGATGAGTTGTTGGCAGATCAAGTAACACCGTATCAACAATATGAAGGACAGTATTCGTCATTTAGTAATACAAGAAAGTTGAATGATTTTGCGAAACAGACACCTGATGCACAACTTGAATTTGTGAGTGGTGTTCCGTCTGATTTTTAATAATATGTATTTAGTTTACGTACTATTAAAATGATTTTTTATGTTTGGAAAATATAATGGATAATAATAATGAGGTTTTTAATATTTCATTTTTTATGGAAAACAGTAAATTGTATGAGACGATTCTCGTGCATACATTGAAACCAATTATCTATGATTCATTTCGAAACATCTATGATGCTTCGAAAATAGAGGCAAAGGATCCTAAAATAATTGCTAAAAATCTATCTCATTTAGAAGTTTTCCAAATGTATCTTATCACTATCAAAAGTTGGAATAATGAAGTGATTGAAAAACATTCTAAATTTATTCATGATACATGTGGTTTTGGTAATGATTTTGATTACATTATCAAAGCAACCATCAAATCAAAGGCCATTATTCTTTCCCTATCTTACAATCTGGATGAAAAGTTTCACTATGATTTTATTGTTAATTTTAATGTGACAAATTTCTTTCATCGTTGTTATCTTGAATGTAGTAAAGAATGTCATAATTTTGCTAATTTCTTTAACGATGAAGGTATTACTCCCGAACGTTATAAAATTAATGAATATGAAATTCAAAAAACCCTCGATCTTGGTATCATCAGAGCAATTGAGAAAAGTATTCCACTCACTCAAATTGCAACCAAATTCGTCAATATGAAATCAATTCCGAAAATGTACATTCAATCACAACCAGAAAACAAAAATTATCCACCTGTTCCTAATCCTTTCGCACAGCAACAACAGGCTCCACAGCCAATCAATGTTCCTGCTATTATTCAAATTCCTGTCGATTACGATAATTTACCAAGAGTAGAGAATAACAAAGATGTTCGTGCTATTAAAAGTAACAGTGAGAAACGTGGTATAGATAAAGAAATTGAGAAAATGCAGAAGTTAACTGAAAATTTGAGAACAAGTGAAAATGGAAAGAAGATTCCCATTGATGTCAAGACAGATAACCCGACATTTTTACCTGGTGTCAAGAAATTTATCGAAACAAATAGATTTATTGAAGCATATGGTACACCAAAAAATCCTTATTAGTATTAGTATAAATGATCGACTATCGTATTTTTGAAAATTCCTATCTAGTAGCAATCATTGCTTTTTTCGCCTTGTGTGTTCTCTTTTATATTTTTGGCCTTGGTTTCCAAGAAAGTATTGTTAATGGTCAAAAAGTCAAAACATTCACCTACCGATACCAGATCGTTTTGGCACTACTTGTCTGGCTTCTCTGGAAATTTCTTTTATATCCTGCATCAGAAGAACCACCCAGTCAATTTATTGAAACACCAATGTCAGGTGGTGGCATCGGTGATTTGAAAATGAATTTAAAGAATTATCGTTGAAAATATATAATAGATGAGTGATTGTCAAATAATTCAAACAAAAAGAACAATGGGTAAAAGTATGATGGTACAACAAATATTACATCAAATGAAAGAACAAGGTGTTAAGAGTCCTAATACTGTTGTTATTTCACCTACTTTAGTATTCATCGATGATATGAAAGATGGAAAATTACCTCGAAATGCATTTTATGATCAGTGTTTGAAACGAAATGCATTTTATGATCAGTGTTTGAAACTATAATTTATTAATGATAGTTTTAAATAATGCCGAGATCAGTTCTTGAATTTAAAGAATTTAATATTGGAGATATGGTGATTGACCCAACTATTGTGATGGTTGCCAAGAGAGGTTCAGGTAAAAGTTTCTTGACAAAAGATATTGTCTATCATCTTAATACGAGTAAAAAAATACCAGCAGGTTGTGTTATTTCTGAGACAGAATCAGCAAATCCATTCTACAAAGATTTCTTTCCTGATTTATTTATTCATTATGAAATCAAGCCAGGATTTTTGTCACAATGTCTTTATCGACAATCTCTTATGATTGCTAAAACAAGACTCAAAAAGAAACAAGGTAAGAAAGTCGATCCATCACTTCTTTTAATTTTAGATGACATGTTAGCTGAAAAGAAAACATGGGCTAAAGATATCGCCATTAGAAAAATCTTCATGAATGGTCGACATTATCGTTTGACTTTTATCCTGACGATGCAAGCACCATTAGGTATAGAACCTGCATTTCGTGATAATTTTGATTATATTTTCCTTTATCCAGTTGACAGTATTAACCAATTAAAGAAAGTTCATGATAATTATGCCGGTTGTATCCCAGATGTCAGATTATTTAACAAAATTCTCTTGAAATTAACAGAAGATTATCGCGTCATGATGATCAATAGGAGAACAAAGGGTAATAGTTTGTATGATAAAGTATTCTGGTACAAGGCAAAGAATCGTGATTTCATGTTTGGTTCAAGACAATTTCGAAAATCACATCAGAAATATTATAATCCAAATCATGCTAATGACGAAATGTTCAATAAGAAACCAAATATGGAAATTGACTTAGATTCATTCATCGGCAAGAAGAAAGATCTCGGAGATGTTCATGTTAGTATTAAGAAGAACACAACAAAATATCATTCTGACGGTATCGACTAATTGTTAAGATTGATTGATGTTATTAAGAAAAAAAAATTGAAATATTCCATTTACATTTATTTCTTTCAAACCTAACGGTTATCAAGAAAAAATTGAAATAAAATATATTAGAATAAAATACTGTCATAAAAAGATCAAAAAGTAAGAAATAATGAGTAACCAACGATTTGTTATTGGAAATTTGGGAAAATTTTATTACCAGCTTCTGATAAAATACAGAGAATTTGTTATTGATCCCATTAATTGGGATCAATCTAATTTTTTTGTTCTTCCAATAAGTTGCAGAAATTATAGATATACTAGTGGTGATGAGATTAGCAATACTTTCAGAATGCATGATAACACTAAAAATAAATATGTTGTTGTCTATGACGATAACACGAATTTTTATAAAGTAAAATCAATTCAAAATGGTCATGAAAGTAGTATAGTCGCTTTGGATTTGTTTGGAGTACTTTATGGATATTTCGAACTTGATCTGTTTACGATTGAATTTAAACCTGAATATGCTGAAGATATTGAAATAACGCTAAAATCTTGGAATAGAGCATTGAAACATGATTTCAATTCCAATGTGATTTCATTTAATGATACTGTTCCTGTTTATTATCCTACCAATAAGATAGTAAATGTCAACTTAAATGAAGATATTTATGAATCTTTTGCTAAGAAGTTTTATGAATTTTATAAAGGTGCATCATGTGAATATACATTGAATAGGCGTTATGGTTGGTATGTGTATCAATTATCTAAATTTAAATGGCAAGAATTCGCAGAAATAAATTGTAAAGAATATTTCGAACTTGAAAAGGCTCCCGGATTTATGGGAGACGTCATTGAAACTGTCACAAGTGACTTATTGTTTAGATAAATCTGCCAAATCATTTGATTTAATAGATTTAATTATGAACAAAGAATCCCTGAGCATTTTCATTCGCATTTTGTTTAATTCGGTTAATATCAATGTTACCGACCCATGGTGTTGGTGCATTAAACATTTCGTAATACAAATCATTGAGTAAAGGTGGATTTTCTTGATCTTCAACAAATGTTCTTGGGACATATTTGTAAATAACTTGTGGATCTGGTTTTTGGTTGTTGTTCTTAACAAGACCCCAAAACACAAATAACAAACCTAAAATAAAAATTATCTTCAGAAAAACATTCATTCTAAATCTATGCAACAATTTTTAATTGATCCAATCTAATTGTTATTTCGTAGGCATCAGTCTGTGTGGCACAATCAACCATGGTGGCTTTTCTACTTATAAACATATTCTGAAACTCGTATAAATTTTTTGTTCCCATACTTCTGTTACATGTTTTACATGCTGGAACCAAGTTATCAATACATGTTTCACCACCTAATTTTTCAGCCAGAATATGAGAACAATCGTAATCACTATCAAAACACATTTTCTTCTGACAACATGGACATGTACCATACATTTGACCAGGAAAATACTTCTCCCAAACTGCCAACCTCAATGGTTTTGGAATCGCCTTCTTTTTGTATTCTGGTTCTTGTTCTTGTGATGCATCTTTGTGTCGTCGGACAGCCGGTTTATTTGTCATTTGAGGTTGTTGTACAGGTTCTGGTGGCTGTGGAGGCTGTTGTACAAACTGCTGTCCAGGTAATTGTAAAAAATAATTGGTTTGTTGTTGTTCTGGTGCATGTTGCACAAATTGTGGTCTAGTTTCTTGTACAGGTTGTTGTCCAGTTTCTTGGACAAATTGTGGTTTAGTTTCTTGGACAGGTGGTTGTCTAGTTTCTTGGACAGATGGTTGTACAAATTGTGGTCCAGTTTCTTGGACGAGTGGTTGTACAATAGGGGCTGGTGCAAAATGCAATGGAAATTGTGGTTCTGCCTGTGGTAAATTTTGTGGAATGACGAATTGCATTGGTTGTGGTTGCATCAGTATTTGTGTAAATTGAATATTTCTGTAATAACTAAGAATACCCCGTCGTAATGTGTCTTTATGAGCACCACTTCGATAATGAATACCTTTTGAATTCATGAATGCTTTCAATTGATCGACAGTATGTTCTTCATGAAGTTTCGATGTTCTGAAACTTTTTCTTTGTCTTTCTTGACCATTCGTTTCCAATAACTGAATAAGCCAAAGTGTAAACAGTTGATCATCAATCGATTCTGGTAGCTGTGACATGTTAAACAAGTATTAGATTTATAATACATGTTTAAGGAGACTAGAAATCAAATTTTTTCTGAGACAGAATGTCGAAAAAAACAATTTGTAATTTCGACATAAGGAGAAATTCAAATTTTTTCTGAGACAGAATGTCGAAAAAACAATTTGTAGACGTAGTAACCTTTGGTAGACGTAGTAACCTTTGGTAATTTCGACATTCAAATTTTTTTATTCAACTTCTTCAAAATTACCATCTTTGGTCACTGCCATTTTGTTACCACTCGTCGGGTTAAATCCTTCGACCTCATCATCCTTGAGGAATTCATAGAGCTCCATAATGTCATCTGTATCCTTAGGATTAAAGACTGGTTTTGAGATATCTTCATTCATTTTCTCAAGAAGTGGTTTTCCTGTCTTCTTCTGCTTTTCCTTGGTTTCAGGTGCAGTATCCTGGTTCTTCTTTGTTTTCTCATTTTCTTTCTTCACTTCTGCCAACATTTTCTCTTTCCTTTCTTCGAATTGCACCTTCTCCACTTTCAAATGCTCAATATGCAACTTCATTATATAATTCAATTGTTTACCCACATCAACATCTTGCAATCCAACTCCAATAGGGAAAGGACACCATTTACCAACAGGAAACCGTGAGATATTATCATTTGGATACTTTTTCTTCAAGTTAGCAATCCTCTCATCAATTTCCACAAGAGACTCATGCACTCCACGAATCTTAAAACAGAAATCAACCAAACCCTTATAAACCTTGGGATCGAAAAAACTAATACAACCATACTCATAAGCACTATCATGTTCTTTCAAATGATCAGTTGTCTCTTTCTCAATATTAGCAATCATCTCCAGGAATTTCTCACCTGTCAATTTCAATTTCTCCTTTTTGACTACTTGACCACCATTCATCTTAATTTGATATTCTTCTGTCGTAATATATCCTCTCTGCAATGATTTCTTCAACAATGATTCCTTCAGTTTATCCTTACTGTTCGTCGCCGGGGAACGGTAACCAGGCTTAAATTTGTCATTTTGCAATTGTTCTGCCACAATTTCCATTTTCTCTTTCTCCTCACGACGAGCAGTCTCCATATCATTCAATTCCTTTCGACCATACTCAATCTTACTCGCATTTTCCCTATCATTCCACTTGTAAAATTTACCAATTTCACCAACTGTAATATCATGCTCTGCCAATTCTCCTTTAATCAATGGGATATCATCATGTGCTTGTGATTCCAGGTTATAAGCATTATAGACAATGAATCCTCTGACAGGAATATTTGATGCTTCAGGTACATCATCGGCATCTTTGTAATTGTTGGGATCAATGAAACTAATCGTAAAAAAATTAATACTGTTATAAGGCGCATCATTCAGAATTTTAACATTTTTAGTTGTAGCCATCTTATCTGTTGCTCAGAATGTTATATTTTTTTATAACCGTATTATAAAAATGACAGAACTTGAAAAATTAAAATCAATTATTGCAGAAAAAAATTTATTAATTACATCCATTATGCAACAAAATGTCAATGAAATAGATATTCTTCGCAAAAATCAACAAGAATCAATAACGACATATGAAAATTTATTTCGTGAGCAACTCAATAAAAATAACAAACATTTTTCAGTTCTCAGAAAAGAACTCAAAAATCAGTTAGTCAATTATATTCGAATGCAAAATGATCTTTCCAAAAATAAAATAACAATTTTGACCAAACAATTACAAGAAAGTAATGAAATTAATGTCAAATATGGTTCCTTGTTTCAAGAACACGAGCTACTCAAATCGAATTACGAAAGTATCAAGCATGTGAGTGATAAATATGAGATGCTTGAAAAATGGAAACGTGATAAAGAAATCAATGAAATCAAATTTTCTGAAATTATTGATAAGTTAGTTCTAGAAAAACAGGTTCTTGAAGTTGAAGTTAGAAAATTTCAGGATGTTTCTTCTGTTATTGTCGAGAATGACATTCTGAAAAGAAAAGTTTCATCATTGATTGAAGACAATCTGGGTAAACAATGTAAGATTGATGAATTAGCTATTACTGTGACCATTCTGCAACATAAAACAAGTGATTATCCCGTAAAAATAGAACAAGTAAGTACGGCTTATCATAAAATAGAAGAATTGGAAACTGAAATTGTTGATTTACGTTCAAAGAATATGAGAATGACTGGCGAAGTTAACGAAATGGTAAACTTGAAGAAACAGTTGTTATCACAAACAGCAAATGTCGAAAAAATGATGGAATTAGAAAAACAATGTGAGATTCTGAAGAAAGAAGATTACATCAAAGACCAGAAAATTGTATCATTGACTGAACATGTCAAATCATTGACGAATACTCAATGGTTGATTTTCAGAGAACAAGACAATCAAATGGAAACTGAGAAGAAAGTGTTTACTGATATACCACAGGACAGTCATAAAATGACGAAAACATTGGAGTTATTAGAATCATCGAAACGAACTATTACGAGTTTATCGGAAGAGAACAAGAAATATCAAAGTGTCATTCAAGAATTAAATACAGGGAATACTAATTTGAAGACGAAATTAGAGAGAGCTCTTCATGATTGTACTCGTCTCCAAAATTCTGAGATAACTTACAAAAATGCCATTGATCTACTTCAAAAAGAATTGTCACAACGACGATAAATTATGTTATTAAATATAAATATGGCTAATGCACCTTCAGCTCTACAGATGAACTACATGTATCCTCCAAATTCTGGTGGTCAATTTAATCAACAACAACCAAAAAGTGAATCAGATGTCTTTTTCCACCCAGAAACACCACAAACCATGACGAAACCACCTCAACAACAAGTCCCACCACAAACCAAAATGAACCAGATGCTTGCACCTGAACCATCATTTGATTACAACACTTACTCAACAACCATTAGTTTTGCTGATCTCATGAAAAGAATTGCGAAATATATTATTGAAGGACTCGCTGTTGCCTTTATTGCTTATTTAATTGGTAAAGATTCTTTAACAATGAAACAAATTCTCATTATAGCAGTGACCGCAGCGCTCGTCTTTGCCATTTTAGATACAGTCTCACCAACTATTGCTTATGGTGCTCGCTTCGGTGCTGGTTTTAGTGCCGGTGCAGGATTAATGGGTATGGGAACTCCAGGTATCGGTGTACTATCAACAGCAGGTGTACCAGTTAGTTTAGTTTAATTTTTATTTAATTTAAAACAATGTTTTCGATTAAATTAATGATTAGTGCAGGTTTACCATTTAATTTAAAATAATAATTTTCGATTAAATTAATGATTGGTACAGGTTTACCATTTAATTTAAAATAATAATTTTTAATTAAATTAATGATTGGTACAGGTTCACCTGTCTATTTAGTTCAATTTAATTTAATTTAAAATAATGTTTTCGATTAAATTAATGATTGGTATTGATCTATTTGCAGGTGCGGGTGGATTTGCCATAGGTATGGAATGTAATGGTATTGAAGTTGTGATGTCAAATGATTTTAGTCAGTATTCCAAGATTGCTATCAAGAATAATTTCGATCATCGATTTATTTGCTTACCGATTGAAAAAATTAAAAAAATACCGCGAGTCGATATCATTACGGCTGGTTTTCCATGTCAGCCATTCTCGATAGCTGGAAATAAAAAGGGAATGGATGATATTCGAATTTCTGGAATGAAACACATGCTGACATTAATCAAGAAGTATCCGCCGAAAATGTTATTATTTGAGAATGTGAAGAATTTTCTGACGATGAACAATGGTGAAATATTTCAATGGTTCCGTGAAAAAATAGAATCATATGGTTATCATATTTATTACCAAGTAATTGATACAGCGAAATATTCCGTGTTACCACAACATCGTGAAAGATTATTTATGATTTGTTTTCGAAAAGAGAATCACTTTACGTTTCCTGATCAATGTCTCACAAATTATTCGCGGGACATATTTTTAGAAAAAGACATTGATCAGAAGTATTATTACACGAAAAAATCATCGATCTATCCTATTTTGAAAGATATGGATGATGAGCATTTTTATCAGTATCGACGAACATTTTTGCGTGAAATTAAATCAGGTTTATGTCCAACATTGACAGCTAATATGGGTTCTGGCGGTCATAATGTACCGATTATTCAGGTTGGACATAAAATTAGAAAACTGACACCACGTGAATGTTTTCGATTACAAGGTTTTCCTGATGAATATTCGTTAGAAAATCTATCAGATACTCGTGCATACCATTTAGCTGGTAATGCTGTTTCTGTTCCTATTGTCTAATCACTTCTGGCACAAATGTTAGCATATATTTAGGCGGAAGGATAATATTTCCATTTCATGTGTGCACAGATTGCTTTCCAGATTTTGTCGTGTTGTTTGAGTTTATTGATGTTTTTGAGGAGTGGGAAGTAGTCGAGGTACATATCAAGTTCGAGAAGTTCGCAGAATTTGTGGAGAACGAATGAATAACTGAGGAAATTCTTGCGGGCTGGTGGTCGATAGAGTTCGAATGGTTTTTGAATATCACGGAACATTTGTTTAATTTTGTTCTCGTAATATTTGGTAAACTTGGGTGGCACCTTTCCATTGATGATTTGGAGAATATGAGGTGTATGTTCATAGTATCGACTGTATTTTAATTTTTTTAAAATGCGTCGCAACAAAAACAAATCCAATCGGTTCTTATTGAGGTTCCTCTTCTTCAATTCCTTTTTGATATCAACGAAAATATTATGAGGGATTTCAGTGGACTCATTGGCTTGTATTTGGCTCATTATTTCTGTCAAATGGTTAATTCGACGATAGGCATTATTAGTGTTTTTTTCTTGGGATGGTTCTTTGTAATTAATTTTTTCAATGGAAACGAGTGATGTTTCGATGTAACCACAATCACAGTAGTAAGAACCATCACGATAGGAAATGATCATTTCTTTTCCGCATTCGACAATAGGGCAAGTATAGGTGTAGGCTTTGACTTTGGAATGGTATTCGACATCATTGATTGATTTAAATTTTTCATAAAAATCATTGAGGTTCATTGATTGTTTTTTATCGGTTGTTGGGATGTTTTCTTCATCGACATTTTCGTCGTTGACAACAAAGTAATTCATGATGCCATGATCCTTGTTTTTAGAATTGGGTGAATCACTGGATTCTGATTTAATAATTTTCTTTAACTTGACGTGTGTGGTCTTTTTGTCATCGGTATGACCTGTTTTTTTGCGGTCATAATACTCTTTGAGAAGATCATAGTTTTTGACAGAATATTCGAAGCTAGTGTTATTGGATTCAATTTTGCTAATTTCTTTTTGTAATTTGTCGATATCAAGTTGGAATGATGCAATTTTGTTAATGAGATCAAAAGTGCTTTTCTTGTTATTATCGTCGACTAGTTGTTTCAATTCATGGATTTTACGGTTGAGGGAATACTTTTTGGGGATGAGATTCTTGACGTTTTGTTTTTGATCAGTGATGAATTTTTGGTGTTGGAGATCTGTTGTTGATTTATGAGTTTTTTTACGATTCTTAATACTCTTCTGATCAGAAGAATATCTGAGTGCTGTTTCTGTCATTAGTTAATTTAATTTTGCAAATTTATATCAATTTGTCTTTTCTCAATAATTTTATTTCACTAAATTTATCGTCTAGAATTCTCATGATTAGTTTAAACATATTTATAAATAAGTTTCAATCCACCATATTTCCATATAGAAAAAAAGCTTTTTTTTCTGTGTTATAAATAATATGGCCAACGGATTGATTCAACTTGTTGCATATGGTGCACAGGATATTTATTTGACGGGTAACCCTAATATTACCTTCTTTAAGTCTGTGTACCGTAGGTATACTAATTTCGCGACTGAATCGATTGAGCAGTTCTTCACGAATAACCTCAATTTCGGAAAGAGATCGCAATGTGAAATTACGAGGAATGGTGATCTTATTACCAAGATGTACTTGAAGATCGTGTACCCCGAAATCAGGTACATGGGTCAGCTCGGTGATAAGAACCACGTCGTGTTCGCCTGGGTTAGACGTCTTGGTCATGCTATTATTGACGAGATGGAGCTCGAAATCGGTGGAACTGAAATTGATAAGCATTATGGAACTTGGTTGAGCATCTGGTACGAATTGACAAATGCCGTCGGAAAGCGTCCCGGATATGATAGGATGATTGCTGATGTTCCTCTTATGACTGAGCCGAGCACTCTTGATGCTGAGTGTGATAACAACTTCTTGAAGCCCGCATATATTGGATATACCCCATTCTATTTCTATTTCTGTGAGCAGAATGGTTTGGCTCTTCCCTTGATTGCTCTTCAGTACCATCAGGTGAGGATTTACGTTAAGCTTCATGAGGCTGAGAAGTGTTACATTGCGAGCAAGGCTTTCAAGCAAGGAAACAGGGAGCAACCGTGTTTGCAAGAGGTGTCTCTGTGGGTTGACTATGTTTACCTGGATACTGTTGAGCGTAGGAGGATGGCCCAAGTTTCTCACGAGTACTTGATTAAGCAGTTGCAGTATTGTGGTGCTGAGTCGATTACTAATGCTAACACTGCTAAGTACAAGCTGAACTTCAACCATCCTTGCAAGGCTCTTTACTGGGTGACCAAGATTGGAAATTACAGGGGTGGAATTTTCCAGGCTTATGCTCCTTATGACTGGAACAAGGCTCGTGAGGAGGCGGCGAGGAAATTGCTGTTGGCTCAGTTTGATTTGGAGAACTATGGATATTTCCAGGAGGTGCCCACATCGATTGATGATTCGGGATATGTTGCTGATCACGACATTCCTTATGTTGGAATTAACCCGCTTGATGAGCCTTACGATGCGATGTTCACTTTCAATGATTCTTCGACCAGGAGGACTTTCGAGGAGGGAATGACCATTGGATATTTGGATCCGACTGCTCCGTTGTTGAAGAGGGGTAAGTGGTCTGATCTGAGGTGCAAGGTTGCTGGAATTGTTCGTCTGTACACTGATTACGAGAACGGATGTCTGATTTACCCTGAGGTTGAGCGTATCACTCGTAATGACTTGAACATTGCTGATTTGTCGATTCCTATTGATAGGTTCGATTGTGATAACAGATGCGATTACATTGTGCAGTTTGATGTCTGTGTTTGGCAACCACACAACTTCGGTTTGTTCATTGACGGAACTGTTAACCCGATTACTGAGGTTTTGATTCAGTTGAACGGTCAGGATCGTCTTTCGAAGAGAGAGGCCTTCTATTTTGATACTATTCAGCCCTTCCAGTGTTTCAATGACACTCCTGTTTCGCCGATTAATGTGTACTCATTTGCTTTGGAGCCAGTTAAGTTCCAGCCGAGCGGTACTTGCAACTTCTCGAGGATTGACACTGCTACTTTGGGATTGAACTTCGGTGAGTTCTCGTCGTCCAAGTGGTGCGATATCTTCAGTGGATCTGATAACCAGGTTGATATCTATGTTGACAATATTAATGTGCTTCGAGTAATGAGCGGAATGGCCGGAATTGCTTACCAGAACTAATAAAATAGTTCATATATTCGATAAAAATAAAAATTAAGAATTTTTTGAGTCATTAAAATGATGGCTAAAAAAATTGAAAAAAATATATTTTAACTTAAAAATAAGACAACTTTCTAAAATAATATGGGTGGCAAGAAAAATGGTAGTAAAAATACAAGAAACAAACATGATGATGATGAGGAAGAACTGTTTGATGAAAAAGTAGAAAAAAAAGAAAGACCCTACATAAAAAAGTTTAAAAAGTTTGTTGGAACCTTACCAAAAGTAAAAACATTGATTGATTCAATTGAAGATGACAATGCACATGAAATCATAAAATTATCTGATGAAAAATATGTCATTCTTGTGGTTCATTTTAACAAAAAATGTCTACTAACTGTCATAGATTACAAAGATTACAAAGCACTAGTGAAAATTAGTAGCGGTCCAATTATTATGTTTGGTAATTATGTTGGATATACGGATACAGTTCAGAAAAAAAGACGATATTTACATGATTTTGTAATGGAAAATTCTAAAATAGCGAGGAACGATAAAAGTGATAGTATTGATCATATTAATCAATGGAAATATGACAATAGATTGTGTAATTTAAGATACACGACGCAAAATTATCAAAATTCAAATACAAATAGTAAGGAACGAGGATCAAATTTGGATCGTTGTGATGATAGGAGTGGTATTAAACCGAAACACATACCACAATGTGTATCTTATTTTCCACCACGAGGTAATCATTTAGGTGATGGTTTTGAATTGAACATTAAATATCCTGATTTTGAAGTTAGGTGGGGAGGAACTAAAGATTCAGAAAAATCACTTGCTTTCAAACTAGAATTAATTAAGGGATTTATCCGGTTTTTATCAGAAAAGCATGAAAAAGTTGCCGATATGAATATTTTGGGAAATAATCCCAAAAGTGTTGTTGCAATGAAAAAATTTAATTCAATTATTGAAGCATCGACACAATTTACAAAACTAACACGTTTTTTTAAAATTAATTATCGTGAAATGATTGATCAATATAATATGTTGAATGACATCACAGAAGAAGAAGAACAAGAATTGAAATGTTTTGAATATCCAAATCACAAAATGAAATTCAAAAAAGATGATGAAGATACCGAAGAAATTGAAGATGAAACTACGAGTGATGATAAAGATTTCAGAAATAGATATTCAGATAAAGATTTTGATGATTTTGTCAAAGGAAAAAATGAGTTCAAATTCATGCTACCTCCACATTGTTGTAAATGTGCTAAACGTACTCCGAACAGTCAAAGAAGTTTCTCTTTGGATAGACATCCAGGTGTGATGCTTGTTGATCAAAAACGTGAACGATCAGTTCCAATGAATGGCGCTGGTGAGAAGAAATTATCTTTGGGACAAAAACTAAAAAGACGTTATCTTAGACTTCTGGCTATGAACGATAAATACAATAAATACATTAAAAATGTATCCAAGGAAGAAATTGAAGAAATTAAAAAAAATACATTGGATGCTAAACGACGAATTGATATTCTTAAAGAAAATGGTATGTCAAAGAACGAAATTGAAAAAAATGATAAGGAAAATAAAAAATGCAAAACGAAAAAAACATCGAATCGCAACAAGAAAGATGATGATGACTAATGGCCATTCCTGACATCACCCTTAAATTTTACATAAACTAAATTATCATTCAAAAATAATAATTTAATTTATAAAGTAAAATACAATAACTGAAAATATCAATAAAAATAAATAAAAACTCCAGTCATTCCTGACATCACCCCAAATATACGAAAAATGAAATGATTTAAAAATAAGCAATTATATGAAAATAACAAAATGCTCCATCTCTCATACGAACTCTTTTGCGAAATTACAAGACTATCAAGCGAGAAGACAAAATACATTCTACATGCGTCATCAAAAACACTGTTCAATCAACGTTGTTTCAACACCATCAATTTATTTGAATTTATTGGAAATGAATCAACAATTCATTCAAAAATTTTACCAAATCGCGATTTTTATTCATCAATACCATTTACCAATAGTAGCAGAAAATTCATCAATAATAACAAAATCAGCTCTCTACATATGAGCATAAATATCAATCAGTGTTTAGAATTACCAACAAAATGGCCACTCAACATCATTTCGATTGAATATATGTACAGAAAAAATTTAAAAATTGATGTTGCCATTTTGCCAAAAACAGTCAGACGGATCATCTTCTCAAAATGGAAAGATGAAGTAATAATCAAAGATCCGACTAATCAATTGAGATCGGTTAAAGTAATAGGATCAGATAAAGTCCAATTTATCGATATTCCGATGGGTCTTACAAATTTAATAATAACAAACAATGACGATCAGAAATCACTCATCGGACTTGATAACTTACCCCAAAATCTGAAACAATTAAAATTAAATGTCAAACACAAATATCGCAGTGTAAAATTACCAATTAATGTTGTAGTTGTATCAATAAAATTTGATTGTTTGATGATGACATTTCCTGAATCACTCAAAGTTTTGTATATTGGTGAGTATTTTGACTCAGGATTAGTATTATGTGATACAAATATTAGAAAATTGTCTATTCAATCAGAAAAATTTAATAGTCGTATCATATTCCCTGAAAATTTATTTTTGTTGAATTTCAGCTGTGATGAGTATAATAGTAGGTTGATATTACCTGAAAATATCAGCATTTTAACAATTGAAAAAGAGTTAAAACGTCCTATTAAAAATTTTCCACCATCATTAGTGAGATTAAACATGATGGAAAATTATGAATGGCAAGAAAACATAAAATTAATACCAAATCTTGAATATTATGAAGGCGCACCAATCGATATAGATACAATTAATTATCCGACAACAATTAGAATATTGTCTTTTGAAAGTAATTATGGTTTTTTTATTGACAATTGTCTTGATAGTATACCAAAAACGATAGAAATATTACGTTTCTATTATTTTGATGACGAAGAGGAACAATTCAATATCGAAGATAATCATTTTCCTAATTTGAGAAAAATATATTTTTGTCATTGTCATAATCAATTAGTCAAATTGTTTAACTTTACTGAGATACCATATATTTACATTGATGTGAATTATGATAAATACATTAGTGTAGATATCATTACACCATATTTTAGCATTGATTATGAATGTACCATCAGAAAAGCTATTATCAAAAACAATCAATTGACACATATGACAATATTTTATTGTGAAGAATCACAATTTGATGTTGAATATCCTGAAGGTTTAATTGATTTGTTTATTTCTGTGTATTGTTTTGATACACTAATTTTTCCACAATCTTTAAAAAAATTATCGATTGATTACAACCATGACGCAGATTTGGATATTACATTACCGTCAAATTTGAAAATATTGGAAATATGGTCAATAAAAGGTGGAACTATTTCAATTAATAACACTCCTAAAAGTCTTTCTCAATACGAATTGACAACGAAAAATAATCGTTATGGAAATATTCCATTAGTTAAATACACTAAAATTAAAAATAATAACAAATAAAACAGAATTACCAAAATTTTGCCTGCATCACTAGTTAAATTAACATTGCGATATTTGGACACGACAGAAGATCAAATTGTTGTATTTCCACCTAGTATCAGATTACTACAATTTATTGAATCGTGAAAAAATTGAATTTCTCTAACATCGAAATTTCAATTTGTTTCTTTCGACATTCTGTCTCTTGAAAAAATTAAAGTTTACCACTTACTAAAGGTTACTCCTTTTACAACTTCATGAAAAAATTGAAAAACAAATAACATCATTATTCACATCAATAATAATGTTATTACTGCCACTTGAACTAATACTAGACATTATAACTTACGTAACTGAAGTAGATAAATACTGGATGTATAGATGTACACGACAAATAACACAAATAAAACATTTCAATAAAATTAAATTAATTGAAAAAAGACATTATAAACACCAAACACCAAAATACAATTTTTATAGTACAATGCAAGGTATTAAAATAACAAAAAACATTCTAAGCTTAGAAGTTTTTTACGATAAAAATACACCAAAAATATACCCAATAACATTAATTAAATTATCAACTACAACGTTATATTTTAAATATCTTGATCCATTTCCACAAAGTGTTAAAATACTTTCAATTAATTGTTATATATCAGAATCAATAATATTTCTCGAATTAAATAACGTCAATTTTAATAATATTATTTATTTATCAATTTATGCATATACTGATATGACGAGAGTATCATCATTACCACGATTTTTACAATACTTAAATTCAACAAATTCAATAGATAATGATATTATTTTTCCGAAAACCTTAAGATATATCAAATCAATAGAAAATTTAAATGTAACCACAGCAGAAAAAATGGTTGTTGACGAATGGTCAAATTTTCGAGGAAACATAAATAACCTTAAAATATTTCATGGAAATGTTAAAAATCTTAAAATAAAAAACTCAATCCATGAACAATCACTACCTTCGACAATTAAAATACTATCAATTTCTATCTTCTCTTATTCGAATAATCTAATTTATCCACCAAAATTAAGAAAATTATCCATTAAAATAAACCATTGTAATTCGATAACTAATTTACCAAATGGTTTATTATTTTTTAAAATAACAATCACAAACATGTTTCCAGAAATTACTTATCCTCCACAATTAATATCATTAGTTATTAATACAAATTTATTTTATGAATTTGACAATGGTCCATTTAATGAAATATTCCATTTTCCATTAACCTTACGATATTTATCAACAAATAATTATGTTATCTTTAAAAAAAGTATTGATGCATATCCAATCGATGATCTTTACTTTATTTGTCTCGATAAAATAGAAAATGGTATGATTTATGCATACGAAAAAATTAATCAAAAATATAAATTCATTCATCTTATTTACAGAGATCTTAAAGAAAACATTACGATTCCATATGATGCAGAATCGATTTTCTTAGAATTTCATAATTGTGTGTCAACTGTATATTTTCACGCATCTGTTCAGAAAATTACTTGCAAACATACGATGATGTCAAATAAAATAGCATTAAAATTACCCAAAAATCTTAAGTATTTAAAAATTAATAAAAATACATCTGATAAATATTTTTTAAACGGAAATCCCAAAAATATGGATGAATTTGATTTTAGTGTTTATACTAATGGAAGAATTATTCCAGCAAAGAAAATGAGGTTGGTTGGTACATATTAAATTAATACAAAAAATATTTGTTTTCATTAAATAATGTTATTATTCACATTTGAATTAATACTTGATATCATCATTCACATGACTGAAGTGGATAAATATTGGTTATACAAATCAAACAAACAAATGACAAATCTAAAACATTTCAATAACATTAAATTGATAAGCAAACAAAAAATGATGATAAATATTCCAAAATACAATTTTTATGATCATTTAGGTAATAATGTATTAACAAATAAAACTCTTTTTATGAGTACTCACCATGATGAATATAAACCAAAAAAATTTCCATCAACTTTAGTAAAATTATCAACTATTGCATCGTATGTACCACTAATAGTAATATTTCCACAAAGTGTTATTAATTTCAAAATCACTTGTTACAAAGATACATTATTATCTTCTACTTTATTATTAGATCTTTCAAATAAACCTCCCTACAATCCAAGAAAGTAGATCATCAGTTCAGTTAATGTACCGAAGCGATCACTGGCATTACACCAAACTCGGTTAACGATGTTCTATTGGTCGTATGAATTGCCTGGGTAAAGGAGTTCCATCAAATATACACTTAGTGATATTGAGCATATTCATACAAGCATTCGAATCGCGGTTATGATAGGTCTTACATTGAACGTTCTTACAACGTTGTAAACCCCATGCCTTATCAAATCTCATTGAACTTTTTTAAAATTCTATGACAAAGAATGAGAAAACAGAATTGTATTACAAATCTGTTGAAATTACTGAAAATACTATTCTGGATATTTTATGAAAAATTGAAGAAGATGGTGGTGATATTGATTTACTGACGGTCATCAATTATTTTGATTTCATATCGATGAGCGAAAAAACTACTTGGTAGAATCGTATTCAAACAAAAATACCACAAGCAAATTTGGAAGGTTTAACCAGATTAACAAGTTCTGAAACATTTCTCGATTATGCTGAAAATGTAATAGCGAATATGGAATTTAATTTTAATTTAACTGAATCATCAATAATTAATATGAGTGAAGCATATGCTAATAGAATGATTAGGAAAACACCAGAATTTAAAGATATTTTAATCAAATATGCTCTATCTCATAAGAATAATATTGGTATGTTTAAATACTTGATACCTAATGCTACAAGTAATGATATTTTGAAAGTACTTGATATAAAAAATTGAATTATTTCAAGGTTCACGAAAAAAATAATTAATAATATATTCCAGAATATGTTATTAATACCATTAGAATCTCAAATTGATATTGATAAATTATTATCAAAAGACAATTTGAGTGAAGTATTTATCAATAGAATACTCAAGAAAAATTCAGAATTGAAAAATAATTTAATGAAATTATTTGCTTTCATAATTTCAAATAATATTGACATACTTAAATTCTTAATGCCTAATGCAATATCCGATGATATTTTGGAGATACTTGAAAATCGCCTAGATTCTTTCGACTTACAGCACACTGAAAGTGTAAAAAATTGATAATTTATGATACTTATCATAAATTATCAATAATGTCATTGAATGATTTTGAAGAGAAAATAAACGGAAGCCATGCGGACCAAATAAATCTAATGAGAGATATTCATCTAAATGAAAATTTTTTCAAGAATGTTGGTGATGATTATGTTTATAAACCATGGATTAATTTTATTATTAATAAAAATCAAGAATCATTTGATCAATTTGCTGATTCAGATTTATCATGGAAATATATGAGACATTTTGATTATAAACTAAAATCGAATGGTTTACGTCAAGAAAAATTATCGAATGTTAATAATTTAATCATGTATGAAAAATTACTTCATAATTATGATTGTCATGAAGAATTACCGATTAATTTTATTGAACACTATTTACGTGTCAGTGATGCTGAACATAAATTATTTTGGGATTTTATTAAAAAAAATGATATCGATAGATTCAAACTGTATTTACAATATCATGATTTTAATCCAAAACTTCTTATTGAAAAAGAATATGGATTTATCGATAAAATGAGTAATAGGAATTACGCAAATTCAAAATCTAATTCTTTTGAACGTTTGAAGAGAAATATTGAAATGCATTTTGATGACTATGTCAAACCAAAAATATTTGAAGGTACTAATTTTGATTTAATTAAAGAAGTATTTGCAAAATCTGAAAAGACAGATTTCAAGTCAATTATGGAAATTATTGGTGGAATGGGAATTAAAGATGAAAATGCCACCATTTTCAAAAGCATTGAAGTCACTGAAGATAATATTTTACAGATTACTTGGCGAATTAAAGAAGATGGAAACGGTATTAATTATTTACCTATTGCTGATTATTTTGAGTTTATGTCATTGAGTGAAAGAACAGAGTGGTGGTATCGAATCGAAAATATCCCAGAAGAAGAATTAAATACGATTATGATAATGTCATTATCAGAAGTATTTCTCGATTATGCTGAAAATGTTATTGACAAAATGGATCTTTCATTTCCAGCAAAAATATTGCTCATGAGTGAACAATTCATTAATAGATTTTTAAAGAAAAAACCTGAATCGAAAGATAATTTGATCAAATATGCTATGAAACATAATATCAGTTTGCTTCATTATTTAATACCTGATGCAACTAGTGATGATATTTTAAAATATCTGGAATAACAGATGGAACTAGTCGTCATTAAGAAAAAAGTGTTAGATGATTTCAAGAAACGCGTTGATAAGTTATTACCAAAACTTCTTAAAGTTCGAACCAAAAATGTCATCATTGATTTTGTTAAATCAGTGAAATCTATTGGATCATTTGAGGTTTATAAACAAGTCTTAGTGGGAGATATCGAATGGCTTCCTTTGAATTTACGACCTGGTATATATAATGTTTACATGGTTGATGAATCACCAATGATTGTTCATGAGAGTATCCCAAAAATAACAAAACAATCATTGGCAAATTATGCTTTTACTGAGTACAGTTACAATGTAACATCTGATTCAGGAATGTTTGGTTTTTTTGATAGTGAATATGTTCTTCTTGACAATAATATGAATGGCGGAAAGGGTGATACACTTCCACAAATTAAATGGTCTACAGTTCCAAAATCTGATTATTTTTTCCTTGAGCCACAATTTTTAAAAGATAAAATGTCTGCATTACCAAAAAATGAAAAAATTGGATTTGTATCACTGACGGGTTTAGATGTTGGTGTGTTTCCTTGTTTAATACATAAAAAGGAAATTGCATTGCTTTGTGGATATAATCTTTCCCAAAAATTATTGAAACAAAATTTGATTGGTAGGTAAATTAATTAAAAGTAATAATGTCTATTCAAGATCTTGAAGAGAAATTATTAACAATTAATTATCATTCTAATCGGGAAAGTGTTAAAAGTATACTTAATTATGTTTCCGATAATAGTGATTTTTTTAGTAATTGTAAGAGTAATGATACATTAAAATACGTCATTGATACTGCTTTAGCACCATCACACATTGATTCTCAATATCATAAAGAAATATTTGATACAGCTTACAAATTAAATATTCCTTGGCAAATTTTGTTAACGATACACTGGAAAATTGTCGGATGGTACAAAGAAATACCAAAAATTAATGAAAATGATTTGCAAGACGATAGATTAGTAGAATTGAAAAGTTTAGAACATTATAAAGCATTGACATTTTATTGTTTTAAAAATAATAGTACTTTACCTGATAATTTTATTAATTACTATGTTAATATTGATGATACAAATTATTCATTATTTTGGTTTTTAATTATTGAAAAAAGGATTGATTTATTAAAAACATACACAAGTAAATTTACATTTGATCCTTTTTACGAAAATAAAGAGGTAAAATGCATAGAAAATACTGATTTAGAAGAGCACATATTTAGTGTTATTGATGAAAATAACATAAATTTTAATTCTTTAAATCTAACATGTGCGGACACAGATGAAAATTTTCATGAAATTGTATTACAACTTACATTACAAATGATTCGTAATGGAGTTCATATAAAATGGTATTGTATTAGTGATTATTTTGATCGTATGTCAATGTCCGAATGTGTTACATGGTATGGATATTTTCTTGAATATTGTAAAGATAAATTATCGGTGATGTCACAAACAAAATCAGAAATATTTTTGGAATATGCCAAATCTTTATTTGATTCATGTAATATAACAGGGTTAAGTACAAACACCACGATAGAATTTGTAATTGCATTGATCAAACGACGACCTGATCTGAAAAATAAATTAATTTACTTATCATTAATGAATAAACGTATTGATTTAATTCGTCACTTAGCACCAGATATTACTTCTGATATGATTATACAAATACTTAAAGAAAATTAATCATTCTGTACACTCATGGGATAACTTTGTTCTTTCGACAAGCGCCTAGATTCTTTCGACTTACAGTCTTAAGAATTAGTCGACTTCCCAAAGGACCGAAGGTATTACTACGTCTACACTTTCAATATAAAAAATTGATAAATTGATAATTAGTTATTCTTATAATAAATTATCAGTTATGTCGTTGAACAATTTCGAAGAACAATTAAACAAGAATCATGCCAGTCAAATAAATTTAATCAAGTACATCAAACAAAATACAGATTTTTTTAATAATGTCGGTGATGACTTTATTTACAAGCCTTGGATTAATTTAATTCTTCGCGATGATCAAGATTCATTTGATAAATTTACAGATTCTGATTTGTCATGGAAATATATTGGAGAATTTGAGTTTAAAATAAAATTAAATGGTCTTCGTCAAGAAAAAATTAAAGATATTACATCGTGTGCAATGTATAAAAAATTATTGAAAAAATATTCTGATGAGCTTCCTATTGATTTTATTGAACATTACACAAACATTGATGATCCACATCATACCTTATTTTGGGATCTCATTTATTTAAAAAAATATGATACATTGAAAATCTATTTACAAAAATATACTTGGGATCCAACTATCACTATTAATAAAGATTATGAACAAGCTGAGCGTAATAATTTTCGTAATCACAATAATTCGAAGCATGAAATTTTTTTACAAATGAAGAAAGCAATTGAAATTTATACCGATGATTATGTTGAAGAACCTGAAAAAGATTGGATGCATAAGATTATACCGAGTAAAATGAGAAATTTTTATAATCAAATTTCTGACAAAAAAGGAGATGATAAAATATTGTTTTATCAATCAATCGAAGTCAATGAAGATAATATTTTAGATATTATCTGGAAAGTAAAACAAAATGACGGAACAATTAATTTATTGAGTGTTATTAATTATTTTGATTTTATGACCATGAGTGAAAGAACTGAATGGTGGAATCGAATTCAAGAATTAGTTCCGACAGATCTTGAAACTATTGTTGAAATAACTAGTTCTGAAACATTTCTTGATTACGCAGAAGATTTCATGTCAAATATTGATCTTAACAAATTATCATCAAAAGACAATTTGAGTGAAGTATTCATCAATAGAATACTCAAGAAAAATCCAGAATCGAAAAATGATTTCATTAAATTTGCTCTCACAATTTCAAATAATATTGGCATACTTAAATTCTTGATGCCTAATGCAACGTCCGATGATATTTTAGAAATACTCAATGAGTGCCTAATTTAATTTAAATATTAACTTAGATTCTTTGACATTATATCAACATAAAAAATTGATTCTTTTTCATTATCATAGTCTTTAATAAGTAACATAAATAATGTCACTAGATAACTTTGAAGAGAGAATTAATGGAGGTTTTCGTGAATTGATGCAATTGATGAAATATGTCAAAAATAACGAATCTTTCTTTAGAGATATTAGTGATAACTATATTTATAAACCCTGGATCAATTTTGTTATTTACAATGATCAAAATACATTTGATAAATTTGTTGATTCTGATTTATCATGGAATTATATTGGAAAATTTGACTTTAAGATAAAACAAAATGGCCTTCGTGATGAAAAAATAAAGGATGTTGTATCAATCATAACTTATAATAAATTACTCAATAATTATTGTGAAGAATTACCTCTTAATTTTATTGAGCATTATGCCAATATTGATGATGAATGTTATGCTTTATTTTGGGGGTTTATTGAGTTGAAGAATTATGATGTTTTAAAAAAATTCTCTTCATATTATACTTGGGATCCGACTGTTAAAATTAATACAAACTATGATTTAGCTGAACAAGCCAGTACTCGTAATCATAATAATTCTAAACATGGAATGTTTTTGCAAATGAAAAAATCGATTGAAGGTTATACCGATGATTACATTGAAGATTCTGAAGAAATGGATAAAGAAGCGATCATGAATCTTATGTGGAAGATGAAAGAAGACGGTGATAAGTCAAGTGCGATGTTAAATCTTCTTAGTTTAGTTAATTCATCAACAACAAATGAGAAAACAGAACAATTTTATAAATCTATTGAGATAAATGAAGATACGATTCTGGATATTCTCTGGAAAATTGAAACTGATGGTGTTAAAATTGATATACTACTTGTTATGAATTATTTTGATTTCATGTCGATGAGTGAAAGAATTGAATGGTGGAATCGTATTCAATCAGTAATTCCGGGATCAAATCTAAAAGGTTTAATGACATTGACAAGCTCTGAAGTATTTCTCGATCACGCTGAAAATATACTAGCAGATATGGAATTTGATTCAAGTGCTAAATCATCAATAATAAATGTCAGTGAAGCTTTTGTTAATAGAATGATTAAGAAAAAACCAGAATTGAAGGATGATTTAATCAAGTATGCTCTATCAAATTCAAATAATTTTGGTATGCTTAAATATTTGTTACCTCATGCAACTAGTAATGATATTTTGCAAGCACTTGAAATAAAAATTGATTAAAAATAATTAATAATATATTTCTGAATATGTTATTAATACTATTCAGCGAGTATCTAAAAATCCCCGAAACATTGAACTGTTTAATGCATAATAAAAAGATTGTTTTACTTTATCGATTGTAATCGAATTTTCCACAAAACTATTTAAAAAATTTGAATTTCTTCTCACGTCAAAATTACCAATTATTTTTTTCGACATGCTGTCTCCAAAAAAATTTGAATTTCTTCTCACGTCAAAATTACCAATTATTTTTTTCGACATGCTGTCTCCAAAAAAATTTGAATTTCTTCTCACGTCAAAATTACCAATTATTTTTTTCGACATGCTGTCTCCAAAAAAATTTGAATTTCTCCTCACGTCAAAATTACCAATTATTTTTTCGACATACTGTCTCCAAAAAAATTTGAATTTCTCCTCACGTCAAAATTACCAATTATTTTTTTCGACATGCTGTCTCTAAAAAAATTTGATAATTTGTTATCCCTATAATAAATTATCAGTAATGTCATTGAACAATTTCGAAGAACAATTAAACAAGAATCATACCAGTCAAATAAATTTAATAAAACACATTAGACAAAATAAAGATTTTTTTAATAATGTCAATGATGATTTTATTTACAAACCGTGGATTAATTTTATCATCAATGATGATCAAGAATCATTCGATAAATTCGCTGATTCTGATTTGTCATGGAATTACATTAAATTTATTGACCATAAAATACAATCAAACGGCTTACGTCAAGAAAAATTACATGATGTTGATAATTTACTGACATATCAATTATTATTACACAATTTCGATTCTAATGATGAATTACCAATTGAATTTATAGAACACTATGCTAATATCAATGATGTCAAACATAAATTATTATGGTTTTTTATTTCAGCAAATGATATTGATAAACTAAAATTATATTTACAGTATTATACATTTGATCCGAAGTTAATGATCGAAGTCGAATACTATGATAATAATTGGTTAAATCTGATTAATATTAGTCAAAGTGCTTATTACAAACTAAAAGAGACGATAGAAATACATTTTGATGATTACGCGACAAAATACAGCATCATTGCTGACGTCCCCAACGATGACGTTGTTCCAAAGATATTCCAAGAATCAAATATCAAATCAGAAATAAGTTACAAGGAACCCACAATTTATAAATCGGTTGAAATAACTGAAGATAATATTTTACAAATTATCTGGCAAATTAAAGAAGATCGTGACAGTATCAATTATTTATCAATAGCTAATTATTTCGAATTCATGTCATTAAGTGAAAGAACAGAATGGTGGTATCGTATTGTCAATATACCTGAAAACGATTTCAATTATGTCATAAGATCAACAACATCCGAAATATTTCTAGATTATGTGGAAGAAATCATAAACAAGATAGATGTTTTGTCACAAAATATTTTTCCACGTAGTCTTAATTTATCAGTCAATTGGCTTGACATGAGTCAACAATTTATTAATCGATTATTAAAGAAAAAGCCAGAATTAAAGGATGACATGATTAAATATGCCATCAAAAGCAACATTGGATTACTACACTATTTAATGCCTGATGCAACAACTGATGATATCTTACATTATCTTGAATAAAAAATTGAATTGTCTCAATTACAATTTATTCCTTATCGACATACTGTCTCACAGAAAAATTGTAGACGGAGTAAAAGTGTTTCAATTACAATTTATTCCTTATCGACATACTGTCTCACGGAAAAATTGATACTAATACTATTCTAACGATATATTATTAAATATGTCATTAGAAGGTTTTGAAGAAAAATTAAAAGGTACACGTCAAGATATAGAGGAATTAATACTTGTTATCCGTAATAATGAAGAATTTTTCAATGATGTTCCTGACGATTACCCATATAAACCATGGATTAATGTTGTTCTCTACTATGATCAAAAATCATATTCTGATTCTGATTTACCATGGTGTTATGTGCCGATGCTTTATTTTAAGGAAATAAGAGCTGATGCATTGCGATCAAATAAACTGGTAGGTCTGATTGATATCGATCTGTATTTTAAATTACTCTATGCTTGTGTGGATGAGTTACCAGAACATTTTATTGATCATTATTCAAACATCATTGATCCTGATTTTTTATTATTTTGGAATCTGATTTTTAAAAAGAAGTATGATCTGCTTAAAATTTATTGTGACCGTTATACATGGGATCCATCAATCGAAATTAACAAAACATATGATTATACTGGAGGATCCAGCCTAATTGCCAGCGTCCGTGGCGATTATAATTATCGAGAGAATGACAAAGAGAGACTTGTTCGAAAGATGAAAATATCGATTGAATGTTATTCTGATGAATATTCAGAATTACTCGAAAAAACATTTTTTCAACATCATAAAAATGAAATCATGACTTACAAATCTGTCGAAATTAATGAGAACAACATTTTAGAAATTATCTGGAAAGTCAGACAAGATGGTGGTGACATGAATTTATTAAATATTGTCAATTATTTTGACTTTATGACATTAAGTGAACGAACCGAATGGTGGAATCGCATCAGTGAATTAATCAGGACAAAATTCAAATACGTCATCAAAATGTCCTTATCTGAAACATTCCTTGATTATGTCAATGATCTCATTGATGATTTTGTTCCCATTCCACAAGCCGATGTTGTCATTAGTGAAATATACGTTAAACGTTTACTCAATAAACACCCACATCTCAAGAAAGATGTCATCATACATGCTATCTCTGCTGACAAACATATTGGAACACTGAAATACTTATTACCAAATGCAACAAGTGATGATATACTCGAAATACTTAATCTGAAATAAAAATTGAAGCGTCTAACATTAATACCATATATTAGAATATGATCTTAATACCAATCGAAATTCAAAATGATATTATCAATAAATTGAGTGAAGCATCAAAATATTATTTGTATAAGCAAACACGATTATTCTATGTTATTCGTCGTTTAAATATTATTCGAATGACAAACCATAATATATTGGAAGTAGAATCAACCCGTATGTTAGGTTATTGTGCTGTCTTAGATCGACGAGATAAACTAAAATTTGACCATCCATTGATAATTAAATATGAAATGATGACAAAATGTCCAAAACAATTACCACCAAAAATTAAATTTTTAAAAATTTCTTGTAACAAAAATGTCAAACTTGATGTTATCTTAGCAGATTTTATTCATGTTACAACACTGAGTATTATGATTAACGAGACATTACCAATTAAATTAATTTCATTCCCAAGAAATGTCGAAATTATTTTCATTAACGGTTGGGGTATGAAGACATCTATTCCTCATATTCCGAAAACAACACAACGATTGTTTTTTCGTCATTTAACAGTCACAAACAAACTCATCTTATCTCCACAAATAATTTCATTTGTGAATGTGACAGGACCAATAACATTTACTTCTCATGTCAAAAAATTATTCATCTATTCTACTAGTCTTATTACTCATTCACCATCTCAATCAATAATTAGTTTACATATGAATGGATTGTTTTTTGATTCTAAAATAAAATTACCACATTCTCTTGTCAATCTTACTTTATGTTATCTTAGTTTTGAACACAAACTTGACAAATGTCTTATACCAGACACTGTAATTACTTTGAAAACAAATATGCATCTGATGAAATATTTAGTTATACCAAAAATATTGGAATGTCTCATCTTATCACATGATAACTATGCCTTTGTGTCAAAACCATGTCATATAATCTTTCCACCAAACTTCAAGAAATTAAAAATTGAAAATTATCATGAGTATGTCGTAAATTTTACTTGTAATATTGATATATCAGATATACCTAATGTCATCTTAGCAAATCAATCACATGAATATGAAACGATATGTATTCGCACAACTAAAACATTAAATTACAAATTAGTCTATGTCAAATATTATGACATTAGAAATCAAACCGGTGAATTTCATATTCCTTATCATGTCATTAAATTAGATATGACATTCAAATTTTGTCGAGTAAAAGTCATTTTTCCTGAGAGTATTAAAAACCTCAAATGCACCATTGTTGATTGTGAGAAAATAGAATTACAATTACCATTAATGTTAAAATACTTGACACTTGATAATCAGAATTCCACTCTCACTTTTACACATAAACCAAAAAATATTGCTGTTTATCAATACATGTCATATGATATCAAGAATGTGATACCAGCAAAAATGACTGTTTGTTTATAGAAAAAATCACAAGAATTAATAATGTCAGTTCAAGAACTTGAAGAGAAATTATTAACAGCTCAAATACGGGTAGTAATCGACTATGTTCGTAATAATAATGCATTCTTTCGTCATACTGATGTTAATCTAACACTAAAATATGTCATTGATTGTTCATTGGCATATCATGCAGATGATGTTGATGTGATCTTTGATCAATCATATAAATTAGATATTCCATGGCGAGTCTTGTTTGGAATACATGGGACAATTAGTGGTATACACAATAATAGACCTAAACTGGATCAACATGATTTACGTGATGAAAGATTGGAAGGTCTGAAAAATCACCACGAGTATTTATCGTTGATCAATTATTACAATCGTGAATTACCTGATAATTTTGTTGAATATTACGTTAATATTGAAGATCATGGATATTATGTTTTTTGGGATTTTATTAGAGAACAGAAAATAGATTTATTGAAAACATACACAAGTAAATTTTTTTTTGATCCACTTTATGATTCCCGGCCAGACGTCATACAATCGATCACACCATTAAAACATAGTATTAAATCAAAAATCAATAACTACATTATCAACGGAAGACATAATCAAAATTATCATGATTACTACGAAACGGTGACAGTAACAGATGATAATGCATTGGATATTGCTGAACACTTGATGAATAATGGAATTGGTATTAAATGGCTTGATATTGCTAATCATTTTGAATTCATGACCATGTCAGAACGTGTTTTATGGTATGGTTATTTTCTTGATCATAAAGATGATTTTCAAACATTGATAATAAGACAATCTAGATCAGAAATTTTCTTTGAACATGCTGAAAAATTATTAGATGAGTATGAAGTGTCACGAGATTCGATTTCACCTGAATTTGCAATGGCACTCATTAAAAGACGTCCTGATGTTAAAGACAAATTGATTTATTTTTCTTTGATGAACAAACGTATTCATCTGATTAAACACTTAGAGCCTGATATAACACCAAGCATGATTATTGATATTCTTGTGAAAAACTGATTAAAAAATCACATTAACAATAAGTTAACTAATGTCGTTGTTAGAACTAGAGGATAAAATCGAAAAATTTTTGAATTGTGATGCAACTCAATACGATAATTTACAGAATTTTTATAGTGATGTGATAACATATATCCGTGATAACGAAACAATCTTTTTGAATCTTGATGATGATCCTGATAGACATCAGAATACCTCATTTCATGATGACACTGTATCTGTCAGAACTAAAATTATCATTGTTCATGCATTGAATACTGAATGTAACCAAACATTTTTGGATTGTTTTCTTGAATCTAATGTGACATGGACTTTTTTCCTCAGATTTATTATGATATATAGCCTACATTTTGAAAATAAAGAACTTCTGATCGAAAGTTATCGTCAAGAAAAATTAGACGGTGTCAATGAAATTGATGCATATCAAAAATTATTATTCGTCTTTTTTAAAACAAATGATTCATTCGATCGGTTATCGGATGCTTTTATTGATCATTTTCAAAATATAAATGATGAAACAGATGAATTTTTTTGGATATTGTTGACTCACAAAGATATTAATTTACTGAAAAAGTATGACAATAAATACCAACTTAAAATTACTGATCGTAATACATATATGACTTACATATACAAAAATTGGCTACCACTTGATATTATTAAAGTAGCAATCATATCATTTACCGTCGGATTCAATATTAATACTTATGACCCGTATGTAAAACCTATCGATGATAATTCTGAAACTCCAGGAGGAACGACACCTATAGAGAAGTTACTTATCGAGACTGCAGAACGACTCAAAAATAAAGTAACAGAAAGCAAAATGTATTACCAATCCAGTGAAATTACGGATGAAAATATTTTGGAAACTTTTTGGCAAGTGATCAATGACAAACATGAATTTAGTCCATTAATAGCAATTGCTAATCATTTTGATCATATGACGATGTCTGAATGTGTTTGTTGGTATGCGCGAATAACATCCAAATGTAATAATGAAGAATTATTTACTATCACGTGTCAAACCACGTCAACTATGTTTCTCGAATATGCGATAGATGTTGTTAATACGTATGATATTGAATCATTGTTAACAAATGAAAACTGTCTCAATTTTAATTTTAATGAAGTGTTGGTCAAAGTACTCATAAAATTAAAACCGGATATGCTCGATTCACTGATTTGTTATGCTTTACGTTCTGGTAACAGAATCTTAAATATGTTGATACCAAATATTACTTGTCAAGATGTCATTAAATATATCGAAGAACATCCTAAACTTTTGGAAAAACAAGTCCAAAGTATGTTAAATCGTGAATTATTCTAATTCTTTTTCTTCCAAATCTTATGATTTTGTAGAAAAAACTGAATTAAAAAATCACATTAACAATAAGTTAACTAATGTCGTTGTTAGAACTAGAGGATAAAATCGAAAAATTTTTATCACAACGTTATGATGACTCACATTATTTTTATAATGATGTGATAATATATATCAATGATAACGAAACAATTTTTTTGGATCTTTATGATACTGTATCTATCAGAACTAAAATTATTATTAATAATGTATTAAATACGGGATATAAACAAACATTATTGGATTGTTTTCTTGCCTCTGATGAAACGTGGACTTTTTTCCTAAGATTTACTTTTGGACAGTATATATATTTTGATAATAAAGAACTTCTCATCGAAAGTTATCGACAAGAAAAGTTAGATGGTGTGAATGATATTGGCACATATCAAAATTTATTAGGTATATTTTTTGCAACAAATGATTCATTTGACCAATTACCAGATGCATTTATTGATCAATACCAAAATATAAACGATGTTGATTATGCTTTTTTTTGGATATTGTTGTTTTACAAAGATATCAAATTACTGAAAAGATATGCCAATAAATATCAATTTAAAATTACTGAGAATAATAGATATACTGACGATATTTATAAAAATTGGTTACCAATTGATGTTATCAAAGAATCTGTTATACCACACACAGATGGATGTAATATGAATAACGATAAACCATATGGTGACATTATTCCTACGCAAATTGTCGGACCAGGAGGTGATTTTTCTGAAAGTGAAATGTATTACCAATCTGTCAAAATTACAAATGAAAATATTTTGGAAATTGTTTGGCAATTGATGAACGATGATAAATATTACCAAATAATGACAATTGTTAATTATTTTGACCATATGACAATGTCTGAATGTGTTTGTTGGTATGCACGAATAACATCTAAACACACTGATGAAGATTTATTTCGGTTTGTCTGTCAAACCTCATCATATGTGTTTCTTGAATATGCAATTGATTTTGTTAATACTTATGATGTCAAATCATGGTTAACCGATAAAATCCCTTTCCGTCTTAATTTTAATGAGCCGTTCATCAAAACAATCATTAAATTGAAACCTGAGATGCTGGATTTATTGATTTGTTATGCTTTACGTTGTAGAGATACAATTTTAAATATATTGATACCAAATATTACTTGTCAAGATGTTATTAAATATCTCGAAGAACATCCTGAACTTTTGGAAAATCAAGCACTTAATATTTAGTAAATTTTAATTATTCTACCATAGACAAAGTAACCTTTGGTAGGTTACTACGTCTACCAAAGGTTACTACGTCTACATTCTGCACACTTTTAATGTAAAAAAATTGAACTTTTACAGTTACATTTTGTTTCTTCGGCTTACCACAGGTTGCTCCGCTTACCACAGGTTGCTCCGCTTACCACAGGTTGCTCCGCTTACCACAGGTTGCTCCGCTTACCACAGGTTGCTCCGCTTACCACAGGTTGCTCCGCTTACAGCCTTAGAAAAAATTGATTTTTCTTCCAAATCTTGTGATTTTGTAGAAAAAACTGATTAATAACATATCTACAATAAGTGATTAATGTCGTTATTAGAACTAGAGGAGAAAATCGAATGTTATTTGAATTCTAATGTGATAAATAATAACTTACAAGATTATGCTGGAAAAACCGGCCCGATTACTACCGATAGCGACGATTATTATGAAAATTTGATGACATACATCACTGATAACAAAACGATCTTTTTGGATCTTTATGACACTGTATCCGTCAGAACTAAAATTATTATTAATGGTACATTAAATATTGAATGTGAACAAACATTATTAGATTGTTTTCTTGAGTCTGGTATTACGTGGACTTTTTTCTTATCATTTATTAGGAGACATGGTCTGCATTTTCACAACAAAGAACTTCTGATCGAAAGTTATCGTCAAGAAAAATTAGACAGTGTGAATAATGTTTACACATATCGGAATTTATTGACCATATTTTTTGAAACTAATCATTCATTTGATTGGTTACCAGATGCATTTATTGATCAATACCAAAATATAAATGATGATAACCATGAATTTTTTTGGGATTTGTTGGATCAGAAAGATATTAAATTACTAAAAAGGTATGCGAATAAGTACCAATTTAAAATTACTGATAACGATGGACATATTACTGGTGTATACAAAACATGGTTACCAATTGATATTATCAAAGAATATCTTATGCCGTACACTGATGGATTTGATGCGAATAACAATGTACTGAATATGATGATCGGAGATAATTTGACTTCTGAAATAACAGAACATTTCAAAAGTAAAATGTATTACCAATCTGTTGAAATTACAAATGAAAATATTTTGGAAATTGTTTGGCAAATGATGAATGATAACAAACACATTCAACTGGCAACAATTGCTCAATATTTTGATCATATGACGATGTCTGAATGTGTTTGTTGGTATGCACGAATAAAATCCAAATACAATGATAAACGATTATTTGCGCTTGTCAGTCAAACTTCATCATCCATGTTTCTTGAATATGCGAAAGACTTTGTTAATACTTATGATATTGAATCATCATTAACAAATAAAAACACTTTCCGTTTTAATTTAAATGAACCTTTCATTAAAACAATCATTGAATTGAAACCGGAGATGCTTGATTTATTAATTTGTTATGCTTTGCGCACTGGTGACAGAATCTTAAATATGTTAATACCGAATATTACTTGTCAAGATGTTATTAAATATCTTGAAGAACATCCTGAACTTTTGGAAAAACAAGCACTTCTGTAAAATTTAATTATTTTACCACAGGTTACTACATTTTATTTTTCTTCTAAATCTTATGATTTTATAGAAAAATTGATTTAAAAATCACAACTAGAGTAAATAATCAATGTCGTTATCAGAACTAGAGGAAAAAATCGAAACATTCATCGATTGTGATGTCAATAATATTGAACGATTTTATTATTATCAAGAAGCGACAAACTATGTTATTGATAACGAAGAAATATTTTTCGATCTTTATGATACTTTACCAGACAGAATTAAAATTGTAGTTGATAGTTTTCAAAACAGTAAATTTGGAAGTCGATCATTTGATTATTTTCTTGAATCGGATCTTCCATGGTCTTATTTTTTACTATTTAGTGGATACGATTCGAAATTTAACAACGAAGACCTCTTGATCAAAAACTATTGTCAAGAAAAATTCGAGGGATTAACTGACATTACCCAATACGAAAATTTATTAAGAATATTTTTTAAAAATTTTAATTCATATGACAGATTACCTGATGAATTTGTTGACCATTACCAAAATGTCATTGACAAAACACATCAATTATTTTGGACACTGGTAGCACAGAAAGATATCGAATTACTCAAGAGATACGATCATAAATATACACTTGAAATTCATTATGAACCTCATTACCTCACTGAAGCACATAAAAATTTATCACCAATCGATATTTTGAAGTCAATGGTTTTACCATACACCGATTTTTACGATTACAACACTGATGGTGAATTTTGTTATCAGTCAATTGAGATAACCAATGAAAATATTCTTGATATTATGTGGGAATTTATGCAAAAAGGTCAGTATGGTCCAATACACATAATCAATTATTTTGATTCGATGACGATGTCAGAATGTGTTTGCTGGTTTGCACGATTGCGATCCATATTTTCAGATGATCAAATATTGATGAGTGCACATCGGACGTCATCGTATGTTTTTCTTGAATATGTAAAGGAAATGATTAATATTGATGATATCGAAACGTCAATCAAAAATGACAATCTGATTAATTTCAGTGAAGCATTTATCAAAACAATCATCAAGATAAAACCTGAAATATTAGATTCATTAATTAGCAATGCTCTACGTAATAACATTAAATATTTGATGATATTAATTCCAGACATAACATGTCAAAATGTCATTAAATATTTTGAAGAACATCCTGAACTTTTAGAAAAATAATGAAGTGTCTTTAGAAAAAAAAATGAAAATTAATTATTATTAACAGTAATAATCATTAATCATGTTATCATTACCTGAAGATTTGTTATTAGACATTGTTACTAAAATGAGTGAAGCATCAAAGTATTTTCTGTATTCGACGTCACGAGTTTTCAATATTTATAGTCATATTGAACCGGTTAGAGTGATGATATCAGAACATAAAATACAGAAATACAATTTTCATTTTGGTGGACACTTGGATCATTTATCATCGTTAGATCAACCATTATTTTTTGGGGGTCAAGTGGATGATTCCTTTCATAATGATGATTTTGATAGACATCAGAATACCTCATGTAATGAGGTTACAGGTATTTATCGATTTAATTATCCAAAAACAATCATTAAAATATTTGCAAAGTCTCGAATATTTAGTCAATTAGAAAACTTACCATCTAGTATTAAATATATTTCCATCGATTGTTTAGATGAAAATGCACAGATTGATTTTATAAATTTACCTCACGCAACACATATCACGATTAATGGTTCTTATAATTCCATTATTCACATTAAAAACTTACCAAATAGCATTAGAAAAATGTCAATTTCAACAAATAATTTTGTCATGGAATATCCAAAAAGTTTTGAGACATTCATTTGTTATGGTAATGGACATATCAATACAAATAATTTAATTTGTCGTAAACTAGTTCTTTTTAACTATCAACCAGTTCCTCACGGTGTTGAACATTTGAAAATTTATGGAGACATAAATTATACTAAATACTGCAACCTAATTACCAGTGTCTTTGGTGATAATGAGATTCATTTTCCACCATCATTAAAGTATTTATCAATTGACCAATCACATTCCAAAAATCACAAATATCCATTAGGACTCAAAACATTGAAAATAAAAGCATACCAGGATATTTATGATTTACCTGAAAATCTAGATCTACTTATTTTAACTTTTTCCACATCATCAAAAATTATTTTACCAACAATCCTCAAGAAATTATCTTTGAAACTATACCATCGTTCAAACGAAGAAATTGAATCACAACTCACTTTTCCATTAACATTGACTCATTTAAAAATTCATTATTATGATTTTCTGATGGATAATTACACGACAAATATTGATCAATTACAAAATTTAACTCATAAATACTATTTATATGATTCTGATAGACATCAGAATACCTCATTTCATGATGATCCTGATAGACATCAAAATACCTCATTTCATGATGATAGTTATGCTCAATATGTTATCAAAGATAAAATAGTTATGTCAAATAAAATTAAAGACAATCCAAAATCATTGACACTATATATCACCGATTCAAATGAAAAAATAATTATTCCTGAAAATGTCAAAAAATTAACTTTGACATGTATTCGATGTTCTTCAATTGTTGTTCTGCCACGAAAACTAGTCTCTTTAAGTTTAGATTCACGAGAATCTGAATTACAATTTCCCCATCTACCAAAATATTTAAAATACTATTCGTCGAATACCAATATGTATAATATCAAAGCACGTCAAATAAATTATGTATTTAACTTATAAACAAATGACTGGGATCGGAATGAATCATTGGGTAACTATTTTATTTGAGAGTGAATCTAATCGAGATCAATTAATTAAAATGTTAACTTTAGTGAGTGATTTAATTCCCCAAGAAGAATTTCAAAAATCTATTCTTTCTTTTGATCATACCAATCAATTTGAAAATACACGTCAACGATTCGAATTTATTGAAGGAGTAACAAAAAATATTTTTGATTACGTTAAACTACAATCCTCAGATAACATGCAAAAATGCAATATTAATTTTATGAAGAATCATTCCAGAATATTAGTCAGTGCCATCGTTCTCATTGCACTCTCTAATTTCACTTCTCAAGCAGATCATAATAGTCTCCTTCAAACACTCAAGGAAGCTCTCCCATTAATCGAATTACAAATCATCTTCCATGAACCATCAGCGAAACAAAGATTCATGAGTCGATTCTGTTGTTGTTTCAACGGCAACGCTGTCACTAAAATCGATGATCCTCATCATTCTGCACTCGCATCAGAAGCACCAAAATTGAAGAAAACTCAATCTGATACCATAACACCTATTGATGGCACAAATATAGTAGAGAAAATACCTATCAGTGATGACACAAATACAGTAGAGAAGAAATCGAAATCACAAATAAAAGAAGAAAAAAAGAAAGCAACTGAAGAAAAAAAGAAAGCTAAGAAAGAAGAACAACAACAAAAAAAGAATAAGACAAGTATTCCTCTCGAAGTTGCTCCTGTTACGACAACTGTACCTGTAACAGAAGAAACATTAGTCGAGAAAATAGAGGATGTTCTTGTGGTTGTTGAGAAAGATGCCATTGCAGTGGAGGAGGTTACTGGAGCTGTTCTCACGGCTGTTTTGACCTTAATGGGTGCTGTTGCTGAGACTGTTGTCGCAACACAAGAAAGTGTACAAGCCATTCAAGCAGAATCACAATTAATCGGAAAATCCTAGAAAATAACTATAATTAGTTCTTTTCTAGAATCGCTTCTGTTATTAGGTATTAAATGGCTGGAGGTATTATCCAGATAGCAACATATGGATCTGAAGATATTTTTTTAACAGGTAATCCACAAATTAGTTTTTTTAAAACCATTTATCGAAGATACACTAATTTTTCAATTGATACCGTCTTCCAACCATTTACCGGAAGTATTGAATTCGGTGGTGCTCTCAATTGCAAAATAGATAAAATGGGTGATCTCATCCACAGACTGACACTTGTCATCGATCTACCCAAAGTAAATCTCCTCAAATCAGACACTGATCGAATCAATCAATTACAACTAAAACAAAAATATCTCGCTAGTATCGAATTTAATAATTTACTAAACACTTATTTTTCTGCTTGTTCTGTCAAAGCAAAAGAACTAACAGGATTACTTTCTGTCTCGAATATTTCGCTACCATATATTCTTTCACTGATCAATAATCCATCATGGTATGCACCGATTACTTTGTCATCTACAGCAGTTGCTGATTGGATTATTGATGATCCTCGATTTAGTTATTTCGAAATGAATCGATGGAATACCTTAGAACAACTGAAAATCAGTAATCTGATTAAACAATTGAACTACCAAATTAATTTTCAAATCCAAAAATATCGTTACTTACCTGCAGTCGAGAGTGACTTAATTATTAAAAAATATCTTTTTCAATATTTACAACACGAATACTATCCATTCCTCCAAACATTCCAAAAACCATTTCTGGATATTTACTATCAGACTCACAAACAAATCAATTCTCCTGAAGAAAGATATCCATTTGCTTGGGTCGAAAGGATTGGTCAGGCAATTGTCGATCAAGTAGCCATTGTTCTCGGAACTGATGTTATTGATCGACAAACAGGAGATTTTATGATTATATGGAGTGATGTGACAGTACTACCACCACAAAAAGTGAATTTCAATAAAATAATTGGTCATATTCCTGAATTGGTTACTTTCAATGAAGAAGTAAAGCAAGAATATCAGTTATTAGTGCCATTGTATTTTTGGTTTAATCGTCATATTGGTTTGTCATTACCTGTTATTGCTTTACGATACGATGACATTATCATTGATTTACGACTCAGAACCTTCAGTGAAATGGCATATGCTAACGTACCATGGGCAAAGAATTTAACGGAAGTACAGAATGAATACAAAATTCAATTAGTGAATGTGAGATTACTGGTGGAATATGTGTTTTTAGATCGACCAGAGAGGAAGAGATTTGCGCAATCGACACATGAATATTTGATTGAAACGACACAATATAATGTTTTGTATCCAACAGGTTCAAGTCCATTTGTTAGACTTGATTTGAATAATCCATGTAAATTTCTGGCATGGTATTGTCAACCTGTGTCATATCGTCGTAATCCTGATGGAACATCGAAATGTCAATGGAATAATTACAGTCCTTTTCCTGATCATCAAGGACAAACATTGGATGTATCATATATTAGATTGAATTCATTGAATCGAACGGCAAATACTCAGGATAGTAAGTATTTTAATTGGGTGCAACCATGGCAATGTTTCCCGGCAACACCACCTGATGGATTGTATTTTTATTCATTTGCTTTGCATCCAACAGAACATCAGCCTTCATCAACATGTAATTTTAGCAGGATTAATCAAATTGGAATCCAATTAAATTTTACGGAAGATCTTTTGGCATATGAAGAACAAATCTATTTTGCTTGTTATACACTCTCGTATAATATTCTGAGAATTATGGGAGGTCGTGGAGCTATTGCCTACCAACAAAACCTTTAAAAATAAATAGAATAATTCATTAATGCACGTATCGTACGAGTTAATTGTCTTAATAACAAAAATACTAGATGAGAAATCGAAATTATTTCTTTATCAGTCATCGAAATTATTTTACGTTCTGAGATGGCATAATCATATTTGTTCAATGACAACACATGAACAATTGTTGAAATACAATATTTATGATAAGTTTTATGTTGATTTTTATTCGAGTAAATGGTATCATAAGGTTCTAACAAAAAGGGTATCTATTGCATCAGATTATGTCATGTTAAGTTCTTTCCGATTTCATGAGAATACTGAAACAATTACTTTTGGTAATTATCTTCAGAATACTATCCATGTCAATATACCACATATACCAAAAATTAAGAAATTAGTTATTTTATTGATGAGTGGTCGATCGTATTTCTTCAATTACAATGAAGATCTGGCAAATGTTGAGATATTGATTTTTAGAGTAAATCGACGATCAGTTGAAAATATGTGTACTTTTGAGATCAGGTCATTTCCATGTAATGTCAAAAAAATATATTTTGTTCAGAAGAATACAGATTTAGATGATATTGTCTTTCATTCAAATGATAAAGTCATCATGAGTGATTTTCCATCATCGTTAGAATATTTACATGTTTCAATTGTCTCTGTCATTAAATATATCGTGAGTCATAAAATGCCAGTTCACATTACATCGTTATCAATTGTAGTACCAGTTATTTTTAATTACGCACTGACATGTCATAATATTCAAAATTTGCCTGATAAATTAATTAACTTGAGAATTGGTCCATATTTCGAAAATGATGCAGTGGAGTTGTTGCCAAATACGATTGAATCACTTATTGTCAGTTCTAATCAGAATATTTTGAAATTTCCGACAAATCTAAAAAGGCTTATTGTTACTCTTGATAATCTGTGTAAAATTAATCATTTGCCAGCATTAGATCATTGTGAATTTTTCGCTAACATGGATATAAATGATCGTCATTGTGAGAGTATTGTGACATTACATTTGTTTGATGATGACTTGCAAAATACTAATCCAGATCATTTTCCGAAATTAGAAAATGTGATTATTCATACAACACATTGTCCAGATGATTGTGTTTTTGACATTATGAAATTGAAAATTTTTATTTTGATATGTCATAAACCATCTCTTCCTGACACTGATTCAATTATCTATCCGGAATGGATACATCAATATGTTTTTGAGCAAGAAGGTAATCGATTGAGATATATAAGACTTGTAAATGGTATTTTAAAAACGTTATCATTTAAATTTTACATCGATTTACCAAGAGTAATCAAGTTTTATGATGTTGGTACAATTACTATTCAAACATCTGCTAGTAACACATATGAATTTCCTGATAACACAAAAAATATTTTCTTCAACAAAGAATACCCAGATTGTCATGCTGTTGTGAAAAATAAATTAAAATTACCTCAAAAATTGAAGATGTTTGTTTTTTATTCTAAGAATCATTTACTTGAGTTTAATACCAATTTACCTTTTCTCGAGTATGTCAATGGTAATAGATTAGTGAAGGCTCGACATATTTATTTACACGAAAACTTTTAGAAATATATTGTTACTTTTATTAATGTATTTATCATTCGAGTTAATTGTCTTAATAACAAAAATACTAGATGAGAAATCGAAATTATTTCTTTATCAGTCATCGAAATTATTTTACATTCTGAGATGGCATAATCATATTTGTATGATAACATCTCGAAAATTATTTCGAAAACTGAATGTTTATGATCATTTTTATTTAGATCACCATCATTTCATGAGGTATGACAAAATAATCGCTCGTAAAGTGATTCTACCGTATGAAACGATATTACCAAAGCAATTTCGATTTGATCCAAAAACACAAATTATTAAATTTGATTATTTTCTGTCGAATACATGTCAATACAATCTAGAGAATTTGCCAAAAATTAGGAAGTTAATTATTCTGATGATGCATAATCAATCTTGGTTTTTTCATTCACCAGAACATTTAACAAGTGTGACAATTCTTATTTTTAAAGTGAATCGGAGGTCGACAGATCAATTATCGACATTTGATATTGGTTCTTTTCCATGTAATGTCAAAAAGATGTATTTCATTCAGAAGAAAACAACACCAATTGATCTTGCATTTCATGCGAATGATACGATTAATATGTGTGATTTTCCGGAATCGTTAGAATATTTGCATGTGAGAATCATAGCAGTTTTGAAACACGTTTTGAAGAATAAAATGCCTGATCATATCACTTCACTCGATATACCGATGATCTTGCATACGGAAATGATCACCATCAATGATGTTAAAAATTTACCATCGAAATTATTGAAATTAAAGATCGGACTTTATTTTGAAGAGACGGCATTAGATTATTTACCGAAAACATTGACGACATTGAGTATTAGTTCTAATATTAGTATTGATGTGATGTTACCATTAGAGTATTTGTGTGAAAACATATACAATTCTAATACTGATTTGTTATTTTGTAAAACACTGAAATCACATGTTTCGTATTTTAACAATCAAACAAGTAAAACATATTTAAATTCAATTACAACTCTAATATTTTTTAATCGAGAACATATTACCCATAATAATTTTCCACGGTTAGAAAATGTTATTATTGATTGTAGTGATTATCCAACTGAAAATAGATTTGATGTGACTAAATTGAAAAATTACATTTTGAAGTGTCATATCGAAAATGAATCAGAATATCCTGAATGGTTACATCAATATGTTTTAGAACGACAAGGTAACAAACTTAATTTTTTGCGAATTTACAAGAATGCCGTGACTGAGTTATCATTTCATTTTTACGAAAACCTTCCGAGAATTATTAAATTTTATGATACTAAAATAATTAGAATTCAAACACCTGCTAGTAATACATATGATTTTCCTGAAAACACAAAATGTATTTACTTCAACAAAAATTACCCAGAAAGCATTGATGGCGTCAAAAATAAATTAAAACTACCGAAATTATTAAAGATGTTTATTTTTTATTCACAAAATCATTTGTTAGAATTCAATACTAATTTACCTTTTCTCGAATATGTGTGTGGGAATGATTTTGTGAAAGCACGACATGTTGGTTTGTATGAAGATCGAATTGTGATTGAGTGACTTTTTTGTTATGAGAAAAATACTAAAATTTGTTTGAAGAAATAATTTTTAGTATCACTGACGATAGAAAGAAGATGTCAGCTTAATTTGTTGATGTGTTAACTCTTTCTCGACATTCATGAAGCCTAACCAAGAATTCAGAGATGCCATCAGTTGTTGTCAAATTATCAACCAAGGATTGATAATAATTCAAACTTTCAACATTGAAATTTCCTGTCTTGAGCATTTCTGTCAAATCATCCATCTTTGCTTCCAAATTGAAAATCGAACCATAAGTGATCTTAGACAATTGAGCTGGTAGATTTCCTAGTTCTAGTCTGAAATTGTCATAAGTGATCTTAGACAATTGAACTGGTAGATTTCCTAGTTCTAGTCTGGAATTGTCAAACGTAATCTGAACAGATTGATTTGTGTTTCTTGATTCAGTCATGGATGATTCTTTGATTAGTGTAGTTAATTTTAATCATATTATCATACATATGAAATTTCAATTTTTTTGTAAGTAATGTGATGATTTTGGTTACGACTACGATGACTATCAAGACGACGACTACGATGACTATCAAGGCGACGACTATGGTGAGTATATGGCGACGACTTTGGTGACTATAAAGGCGACGACTATGGTGAGTATATGGCGACGACTTTGGTGACTATAAAGGCGACGACTATGGTGAGTATATGGCGACGACTATGGTGAGTATATGGCGACGACTATGGTGAGTATATGGCGACTATTTAGGTGACTATCAATGTCATTAATTATTTGACTATTATATATCGATTCTCACTTTATAGTTACTATTATGATTAATAGTACAAAAACGCAAAATAAAATCATCAAAAAACATAGTCACCAAAGTCGTCGCCATAATAGTCACCAAAGTCGTCGCCATAATAGTCACCAAAGTCGTCGCCATAATAGTCACCAGAGTCGTCGCCATATTAATCACTTAAGTCGCCGTATTAGTCACCTAAGACGTCGCCTTACTAGTCACATTACTTACGAAAAAATTGATATCATAACTTTTAAAATAATTTATCATATTCAGTAATGCATATACCGCACGAATTAACTGTGACAATAACAAAATTATTGCATGAACGATCTAAATACCATCTCTATCATTCATCGAAATTATTTTTCATTTTACGTTATTACAATCATGTGTGTTGTATTGATTCATTTGATGTACATTCAAAATTCAATTGTTTCACATTTTTGAATATTAACCCAACACATAATTTTAACCAATACAATATTCAGACCAAACATCTTAAAATCTATGATGGAATTTTACAATATGACATTCCAAAAACAATCCAGACAATCACACAAGGTTCTTTTAATCCAGAAATTCCCAATATGAACAAATTTTCTTCTATTAGAAAACTAATCATTTTGGTATATATCTCAAAAATCGTATTCAGTTGTCAAGACAATGAATTAAATAATGTTGAAGTTCTCAAATTTATTGTTAGTCCACGTGCTCAGAACGAGATTCTCAATCTGAAAATAACCAAACTACCAAAAAATCTCAAAAAATTATTCTTCCAACAAAAATATATCGATAGTATTGACAGTCAATATACCAGATATGGTGATGTCATTAGAATTTATGAATTACCGAAATCCTTGTATCACATTACATCACTTCATTTTCCATCAGTTAATTCATGTTTATTAAAACAAAATATGTCAAGACGTATCACATCATTGATTCTATGGAATTATTCTCGAAGATCAATTACAAATAAAGAAATATCACATCTACCATCAAAATTATTATTTTTAAAGATCGGTGCACTCTTTGAAAATGAAATTACAGAATTACCTGACACAATTCAAAATCTCATTCTTCGATCTAATACCCATATCAGATGTTTGCCACGTCATATTAAAAAATTATTCATTGATTACATGGGTGATCATCTCAATGTTCACATTCCTAAAACGATTCAATTACTTGCTGTCTACATCGAAACGGAAATAAATAAAAAATATTTACCACAAATTCATAAACTCATTGTTCGTTATCATAATAACATCACAGAATTCAAAAATATTCATTTATTAACATCACTAAAACAAGTCAAATTATTAACACCAACATTTCCAAACACAAGTATTTTTGATATTTCAAAATTAGACAAATACGAACTTCTGATTAGAGAAACAGATGATCATCCAACACCATGGATGTATCCATACATCCTCGATCTCCAAAAAGAAGAAATCAAATATCTTTGCTTCAAAAATAATAAACTAACTACATTGCATACTCCAGTTCGTTATCAGTATGAACAATCAATTACATTTTTACCAACATTACAAACAATTTTTATACAATCTGCCGAAAATAATACCTATCAATTTCCAGATTCATTAAAAAATTTACTTTTCAATAGTATCTTACCACAACCACGAGAAGACATGAGTATCAATATACTCAATATACCAAAAACATTACAAATGTTCTCATTTCACTCAACAATCCACCATCTTTTGGTATTCGATCCCCATTTTCTCAATCTACAATTTGTGAAAGGTAATAAATTAATACGTGCCAGAAAAATAGTTTTTGATAAAATTTATTAAATGTATGATACCATACATATAATAAATGGCTGGTGGTCTACTAGAACTGATTACCAACAATAATAGTGTTCAAGGTATGTACTTGACATCTAAACCACAAATAACATTCTGGAAAAAAATATATCGTCGACATTCCGTCTTTGCTACCGAATCCGTCATCATTCAACCAGAAGATAAAGCCAATTTCGGCGAAACAGTCAAATTCATTTATGGTAACCGTGCCGATCTTGCTGGTATATCATACATCGTCTTCGATCTACCCTCCCTCCACGCTTTCTTCCCCAAACGATCAGAATTACTCAAACAATTTGGATCAACAGATTTATTCGATCTACTCGAAAATCTTGATGAAGAAATAACCATTGCACAAAAACGACAATCAGTTCTCAATGAATTAGATCATTATGCTGGTCAAGATAAAATTAATAAACTCCTCGAATTATTTCCAGAATATGCTCTCATCTATTTCTTATATAATATCAAACAACCATATCATTTTCTACCGGCTGATCCTTCCCTACAAAAAGACATCTATGATCAATGGATAGTCAAACAACATTTACCAGACGACAATGACAAAATAATCCTTCAGAATCAAATCGATTTCTGGAAACAACTCAATCGCAAAATTGTCACTGTTTACAAACCATTTATCAACAATGTACCATTTGCTTGTCAATACGAAAGAGAATCATTAGATCGTATTGCATTACCTTGTTATCAAGAAATGACTAACAAGATCGATATTCTCTTCCAAAAATACCCTATAACAGAAAAATGGCATTGGATAGATCATCGTCAATATTTCTGGAGTAATTTTGGTATTGAACTAAAATCACGAGATCCACCAATTATTGATTTATCAAAATCAAATGAAAATACATGGGTCATTGATTATAGTTTTCATATTCATCAAACACCCATTTATCAATTATTACAAGAAGATGAACTCAACCAATTTCTCTGGGCATATGACCAATTGAATTTTAGTGAGATCTCAAGTACCGCAAACCATTGTGATTACCCAAATAATCTCATTCTCATTTTTTGTCTCGATTACATTATTTATCAAACATTATGCCAATATCAATTCATCAAAACACAAACTTTGAATAATAACAATCATTTGTGGCGACAATATACAGAATTAACTCAATTGCCACAAGTTCCAAATTATTCTCATGATATTACTTACGAACGATCATCACCATTATATTTTAATGAACCGAATACTCTGAAAAAAATATATTCACCTGAAATCAAAGCAGTCAATTTAGATCTTGATTATGAATCATTAATTGTCTCTGCAACGAGGGAAATAAATCTTGATCAATCAGAACAATTTTATGAAATACACAAGACAGCACAAGAATTAGAAATGATACTTGAACATGATATTGACATGATTGGTAAATTGAATGATATCACTCTCGAAAAATATCAGGATTATCAAAAATTAAAGTCAGAAATTGAATTTGCTCTCGAGCAGGGAACCCTCTATGATTTAGATATTGATTCTGATTACAGAGTGAAAATCATGATGGAAGGATTCAATCCATTAGTCCTCAAGGAAATGATGGGAATTGATTTTCCAGAATATATCATCGAAGCATATTCACTTTACCATCATCATTCTAAAACTATCATATTACCAGGATTGGACACAGTAATGACATATGAAGATTTGATGAAATTACGATTAAAAACATTGACGGATCATATTTTTAAAGAAAAAAATACCCTTGATGAATTAATTGAAAAAAGAGAATCGATTTATGATTGTTTTTTTCAAAATGGTGATGCTCGATGTGCGTGGATTCGGAAATTAGGCCATTTTCTCGCTGAAGAAATACAATTATCATCAAATGGTCAAACACTTGACATTCACCCTTCTGATTGGATCAATAGTTTCAGTCATCTAACCATCGAACCTGGTAAAATTATTGGTTATGATACAATGATTGGTAATATACCAAAAATGTTTTTCTTTAATACAAAAGAAAAAGAATCAATGAAGATCTATTTGCCATTAATGTTCTGGCCTAATCGTAACATTTATGCCTCATTACCGATGATTAATCTCATCAATACCCAAATTGAACTAACTGTCAAGATTAGAAAATTAGAAGAACTGACATACAAAGAACGATTCTCACAATGGACCAAAAAACCTGTTCTCAATGGTGTGACGTTATGGGTTGATTACATCTTTCTTGGAGAAACAGAAAGAAGAATCTTTCTGGCGAATCGATTCCAGTATTTAATTGAAGAATTACAAACAAATACTGGCTTTCAAGTGACTGATAAGAATCTCACACCAATTTACAGAATACCAACAACCAGTATCACAAAGAAAATTATCACACCTGAAGGAATTCGAGGTATCGGATTATTCTACAATGAAAAGATGATTGTCGAAACGGACACTTATGATCTTGAAATTCCATATCATTATCCGTATTACATTGATACAATACGAGAAGGTAAATTTGGCAATACAATCACTGATCACATTGAACGAGGTATAATACATAAAAAGAGAACTGAATATCAATTGTATTTCAAAAATTCTGTCAAATTACTGATTGTTTTAATCAAAATGGATAAACATCGTAAACCAAATCTACGAAAACACAATGATTCTTATTTTTATGGTGAACATCAATTAGATAATTATGGTGTTTTACCATATTACAATTTATGTCATTGGTATGAATATCGTCAAAAATATTTTAATGAATTAATAATGAAATTAATGGTTCCTGATGTCATTGGGTTGATTCATAAAATACAGTCATCACATTTGACATTAGAATTAGCATTTATACATGATTATTTGAGTCAGGATAAATTACAGATTATTGTTGATTTGAATTTTTTGAAATTTCGAGATTTACTTCTTAGTGTCTTTCCATTAAAAATATTGCCTGATGAAGCACAAGTATTTGGTCTCAGTGTTACATCACCCATTAGTCTTTATGAACTCAAGAAAAGAACCAATATTTTAACCAGCCAAATCAGTATTTACCAGAATAATGTTCTTAATAATTTATTAAAATTATATCAATCAGGACCATACAATCCGAAATTATGGATCCAAAATTCTGATTTACCTGCGTCACGTAAATCAGAATTGTTACAAGCATCTGTTTCAACAAAAATGAAAAACAGGATTATTACTCAAATCATTGTTTCAGTTTATTTCGAAAATGATATTAGTAATTATATCATTGAAGACATGGTTATTGATTTATTAGTGAAACAGAGGATGAATGATTTAGATAATTTGGTTATTGATACAAGATGTGATTTGATTGTTGAGAATCCGAAAGTTAATCCTCTCATTAATGGTTATTTACAATCATATGATCATCCGTTTGTCGCACCAAATTATGATGGTCAACAATGGACTGATGTTGCAGGGTTTCAGTATGCTTATAACACACCTGAGACCGGTGTTAATTTTCATAGTTGGGCGATTGAACCATGTGAGTCAAATCCATCTGGTGCATTAAATATGTCAATGTTACCTGAATTGAAAATGGTTTATTATTTAGATCCACGAATTAATGATTGTAATACGGCAACGATTGATCATTTAGCTTATGGATATAATATTTGGAATGTGATTAGTGGCTTAGACGGAAAATTGTATTCTAATTAATAATGGATGAAAGACGTATGATAAAATTGAATGAAGGTGTCAATCAACCAATCGAAGTGACATTCTTTCGGTCTCGGTATAGACGTCATACTAATTTTGACATTAACATAATCCAGAATTATTTTGGTATGGAAAATAATCGTGTCATAAGATAAAATGGACAAATTGTTAGCAAATCACCCAGAATATCTTGAGAAACAACCACAAATTACTTTCTGGAAAACACAATTTAAGAGACATCGTGATTTTGATTTTCCTCCCTATGGAGTCAATATTGTTGTTAAACGCAATGATGTATTTGAACAATTTCTAGCCAGAAAAAGTAAGAGAGTATAAGTTAATTCATGATTGATATAATCATCAATTAAATTAGGAAATGGTCGCTGGTGTCCTTCAGTTAGTTGCTGTTAATGTGCAGGATTTGTATTTAACCAGTAAACCGCAGATTACGTTTTTTCGGATGATTTATCGAAGATATACTAATTTTAATAGTGAATCAGTGAGACAGAATTTTGCGAGTGCGATCCCTGCTAATTTCGATGAGAATTTATCCTGTAATATTGCCAAATTAGGTGATCTCATCGGTTCTGCCTACTTAGTTGTCGAGCTACCACCAGTACCTGAATTCTTAGGTCTTGATAATAAAAAGAAATTTGCCTGGGTTGAATACATTGGTTATGCACTTATTCAACAAATCACCATGGAAATTGGTGGTCGACTCATGGATCGTCAAACCGGTGAGTGGTTATTCATTCTCGAGAAATTAACTGGAATGGAACCATACGGTATTAACAAAATGGTGGGTCAAATTGAAGAAGTCTATCAATTTACGAATGGTAAAAAGAGTGTCAAGGTGTATGTACCATTACGATTCTGGCCGAACAAAAATTCAGGTGTTGCTCTTCCGATGGTTAGTCTTTCATCATCTGATGTCACCTTTAATGTTAAATTTCGGAGAGCGGATGAATGTTATCGTATTGGGCCGACTAATTCTATTTCATTGGTGCATGATGTAAATCAAATGAAACCTGGTGATTATATTGAACAGGTCAGTGGAGGTCAGAAGGTTTATGGGTATGTTATGGATTATGATTATTTGCAGAAGAGATTGTCTTATTTTAAGATTGCGAATAAGACGTCGAGTAAGAAGGCATTTGATGCTTCATCATTAATTTATAATAGTATTAATGGTGATTTTGTGCAACCGATCTCGAATGAGAAGATTGAGAATGTTGAATTAAATTTTCAACCGAATTTTATTTCGAGTTATTTGTTAGTTGATTTTATTTATTTAGCTAAGGAAGAGAGGACAAGATTTGTGAGGACACCGGGTGAGTATTTGGTTGAACAATTGCAATTTAATCAATTAGTGAATGTGACAAGTGCAACTATTAAATTCAATCTGAATTTGATTAATCCGTGTAAGGAAATTATCTGGATTGGGCAATTAGATCGGTTGATCGGCGGTGGGACTATTAATGATCGATTTAATTTTACGACTTCTCATGTGAGATATCCAGATGGACAATTTTATGGGAAGAACATCGTCAAGAAATCGGCATTGGAATTAGATGGTAATAACAGATTTAATATACCGAATAGCGATTATTATAATTATTTAGAACCATTTTACCATCATTATAGAGGGCCTCCAGTCGGTTTTAATGATTATTCGATGGGTATTAATCCGGAAGATTTTCAACCGAATGGTTCTTGTAATATGTCAAAACTTGATGATTTGAATCTTAATTTACAATTAGATAATTCGATTACTAATCAGAATACATGTCAATTACGATGTTATGTGACTAATTATAATATTTTTAGGGTTGCTTATGGATTAGGTGCGACTGTGTTTGCTTATGTTGGATAATTATTTTTAAGAACAGAAAGTGATTAAAAATAATTAGTTGATGAAACTACGACTGGTAAATTGTCTTGATTCAGTGGAGAATTCTGGCTGTTTAGTTGTTGAACCGAATCCACCGCCATCACGAGATGTTCTGGCTTCGTCAAAAGTCGAAACAAATTCGAGAGTAATTGGTTTCCTGTTAGCATGAACTGCTTGGAAAAGACGTGCACCTGCTGGTACTGTAATCTTACCATCAATCAACTTAAAATTATCTTTCTTCTGCTCTGGAATACCATTAACAAAAACGACATTATCGTCTTGAACACATCTGAATGATACTGCAACTTCACCACGATAACCGACATCAATAAGTGCAGGAGGATTCGACATGACAAATGGATAGTTATCAAAACTGCTTCTGGTTTGAATATCGAACGGGGAAGGAACTCCATTTGTCAACATTCTGCATTTGATTCCAAGACCGACACGATGTCTAGTATTAACAGTGTGTTCAGAATCATCTGGCATAATGAGATCATAACCACTATCATTGGGATGATTAGTCCTTTCAGAATAGCATTTTTTCAAAAAAGCTTTTCTTTCATCTGAAATACGCTCATCAAAAAGAATTTGGAGAACATTGGTATATTCCGGCTGACGAGAATATCCGTATGTTTCTTGATTTCCGTAGTAACCTTGGTTAGACATTGTTGATTATTGATTAATTAATTCTTATCTTATTAAATGATTTTTTATCAATTTTTTTTATCATAAATAAGAAGACAACTACTATATTAACGACTACTTTAACATGTTCTATATAATTGTTCAAATATATTTTTTATTTTTTCACAAAAGAAAAGTTAAAAAATATTATTTAATTGACATGAGGGGTGTTGACGCCTTCAACTGCATTGGAGATCTGACCGATGAGTTTAGTGAAAATGTTGTTCAATTTCATATCGGAATTGGTGACTTGTTGGTTCGTGGCACCTAGACTTCCTTGGTTCTTAAGTTGTGTCTCAAGATCTTTTGTCGAAATATTGGTATCACCGAAATAATCAATTTGGCCTTTTGTGACATCATAAAGTTTCATACGGGTTGCCAAACCAAGTATACTCTCTTGGACTTTTTTCTCTCTGTCATTAAGATCAGTAATCAGTGATTCAATATTACTTGTCAAACTGGTATCAATAGTGATTTTGTTATTCGCGGCGAGTTGTGTGATTCTTGCCAAAACAGCACGGTAAAAACCAGCCAATTCACCCTCAAATGGTTGAGTATCAATTCCACCAGTTTGATTGGCGACAACCGCAAAACTAGCAGAAGAGAAGATATTGGGAAGTTTGCGAATAATATCTGGAAGAAGTGAATTAGTTCCATTCACTGACTCTTTGTTGGCCTTCCTTTGCTCGAGAAGACACTTGTACTTATCAAGATCACCAAGTGTTCCAGGTTTGTCACATGGTTGGTAATATTCAGGAATACCGAACTTTGTCAAATATTGTGAAGGTTGGTAACAAGAGGCAGTAGTTTTGTGTGGACCAGACAAAGGTTTGTAGTTTTTGTTCAGAACAGTGGGATTTGCTCTTGTGACTGCGATCAGAATGTCAAAGAAGTTCAACAAATTGCCTTCACCAAGTTTCTTGTAAAAATCATTGAATGACAATGCAGATCCACCAGGACCGGCTGTTAGCAAAGCATCTTCAAATCTCGCTTTGTCTGTTTTGATTCTTTGGTACCAGCTTCCGGAAGTTTCGAATTGTTCAAGTTTAATACTGTTAGGTGCGGGTGTTGAGTATGTCATTGTTTTAAATCCAAACTTAGACAAAACACCGTATGCTACCAAAGGGTTCATGTTAGCAAGATTCTGTGAGAAACTTGCCGCCTCTTTCAAACCTTGAATATTTTTGACATATCCAGCATCAGTAACAATTTTAACACAATTATTTTGGAAATCTTGGCCTTCAGCAAGAGCACATGTTGTTAGGAAATCCAAACATTGATTCGGATCAATCAACAAACAATCATCATTAAATGACGATTGCATGTCAGTATCAGTTCCATTAACTTTTTTCGAACGCTTGTAATCACGAATTTTTGTGTTATTGTTTGAAAGTGCGTCGTATGAAATCCATTTTCCTTTGTCATCGGTATATTCAGTACGAAGTTTAGCAACGATGTCATTTGGATCAATTGTTTGTGCTGGTGAAGGAGAAACACCAGTGACACTGCTGTCGAGATTATTTTTCTTCAATCTGGCGTAGATAGAGGCTATGGCTCCCGGAGCAAAAACAATACCAGTTGTCGCATGTCCAGTACCTGCAACATTAACGGTAGTTGTTCCAAATGTAACTGTTGATGGTCCTGTAACACCAGTAACACCAGACACACTTCGGAACAATTGCTGGATTGTATCAGTTGCTTGGGCAGTATCCCCCAAATTGCTTGCAGGAATAAAAATCAATCCAGTAGTCGTTTTAATGACAATACCGTCAATCTTAGATGGGTCAAGTTCTGGAAGTGCTGACAACAACAAATAATCAGATGGCAACAACGCACCTCCGGTTTGTACACTTGAAAGATTCTTCTTGAAATTGAGACGATAATTCGCTGGGCTCATCATAATACTAGCATCACCCAAATCTACTTGAGCATTAGTATTGTTATCAATAACATTAACAAATTTATTATAATATCCTCTCTCAGCATTGAATTCGTTATAAGCATAACTAGCAAGTGGATCACTAAGTGTTTTCTTTGCGGATGCGCCAGGCGCTGATACTGGTGCTGGTGCTGTCACAGATTGATAAACAAAAAGTTTTCCCAATTTAGTGGCAAAATCATCAATTTTGTACGAATAATATTTGAATTGTTCTAATCTGGCAAAGATCAGTTTCATTTTCGTGGTAATATCTTTAGTCACAACCATCAAAGAATTTGCGTTTACCAATTGATTACCTCTTAAATTTATTTTATTCGACCAAGCTTGAGCGACAATAGTAGTCAATAGAGCATTAGCTGTCATTCGATCATATTTACTACCAGCCGGTGTGTATGCTGTATTAAGATTACGAAGTGCAGTGTAAAGTGTTTCCTGATCAGGAGCAACATTCACATCATCGATGCGTTCATGAGTATTTGTGTCTGCACCATCGTTTTCTTTTTTATAAAGATAAGAAGACCCCCACTCAGAGTCAGCACCACCGAATGCCTGAACCTCACCAGTTGCGCCCACTGAGGCATCTCCAGCATCAAAATAACCGTCCTTGATTTTATTCTGGTCAATAAATACTTTCGAATCTGCGTATTCGCCAATATAAGGGTTATACAACAAATTCAAATGAGTCGGTGTTGCACCATCATTTACACTGGTGTGACCATCAAGAAAATTAATAAAAGGGTTAGCTCCTGCATCCACAAGTGCCGGAGAACCAGGCAATTTAGCAAGTAATGCATTGGTAGATGCAGTGTTACTAAAATCAAAATCTGAGGCTTCAAATGATCCAGATGTGGCTTGTCTTGGGTGTGCCTTATTAACACTGGCGATAATTGAAGGAACAACATTTATAAAAGCTCTCTTCAGAATATCAAATCCAAGAGATTTTCCAACGCCTAATTCATCATTGATGACACCTAAAAGTGCAAGAACATTGGCGTGCACTTTTGTTTGTGAAAAGACAAAATCAATCAAATCTTCGGATTTGGGCATCGTCGTCAGATTAATAGAAGAGATGATGATATATAATGTTGATAAAATATCAAAAACAGCACTATTATCTGCTGACGAGGGTTTATTATCAGCAAACAAAATGTCAGTTCCAAATCCTGATAGAGACGGAATCAAAAAATTAATCCCTTTATCTTCAAATTCTTTCGAATACAAAAAGAATGAAGGGATTGTTGCTGTATCGACTCTATTAACACTCTTAATAATGTTAGCAATTTCGTCACTAGAATTGCTATTAATTTGAGCGAGTGATTTATATTTAGCGGTGTTTGGTGCTTCGAGGGTCTTGATCATTTCAGCCATACCCAAAACAATTTCCCAATTTGTTGGGCTCAATGAATTGCCAGTAGCGCCATTTCCAGGAAGTGATTCTTTAGTTTCACCATACGTGAGATACCCAGTATCTGCAATACCATGAAAATTTACAATGGTATTCTTAATACTTTTCTGGTTTAATGCTGGTGGTATAGCAGTCATAACGGTCTAATTATAATATAGAAAAAATTAATTAGACATAATTTAACTTATTTATACTGAATGTCAATGAAGTTATACTTCAAAATATCTTTCTAAATATATAATGGAAAACACTACACTCATCATCATTATCATTCTCGCGTTAATCGTCTTTTTCCTCTGGTACAATACCGCTCCTTCCGTTGAAGGCATGGCGAACGGCGACGGATCACATTCTTTTACACCAGGTCGTACCAATAATGGTCCTGGCGAACAATTCCACTATGCACCAGTCACCGATAAACTAGATGGAAATGGAGGCTATGTTCGTGTACCAACAGACAAAATGGCAAGACCATATACACTTTACCTATTCTATTCACCAAATTGCGGTGCTTGTAATGCCTTTAAATCAACCTGGAGTGAACTCACTGAAGATTTCAAAGGCAACAATCTAGTGCAACTTGTACCTGTTAATGCCGATGATCCAGCAAATCGCAAACTATCATTCTATTACAATATTAAACATGTCCCAACACTCATTATGAAAGATAACAAAGGATTTACCACTTATGATGGTCCTCGTGATCGTCAAAGTTTGATTAATTACATCAAAAATACCACTATGTACAATCAAAGAGAATTCCGATATGGATTGAATTCCGCTCCTGCATAATAAAAGACTAATTTTAGTCATTTATTATTTTTTCCACTGATTGTAACTGATGCTCACCTCTTCTTCATTAGTTTTGATTAAAAATGTTTCAATCAGTAATTCATTACGAATAATTGGAAGTTGTTTCTTCATTATTTTCTTTAGTGTATCACTCCAGTGCTCAATTCTTTCTAATTCGACAATCATTCTGTACGCGATCGATGTATTTTTCAATGAGAAAAACGATGCAATGAACCACCCTAAGGCAATACAACCAGTTGTATCACTATCACCAGGATGCAAAACAGAATTAATAATTACTTTTTCTAATGATCCATCTGATTCAAGCAAAGCATCATAAGCAATAATAACACTATCATCCGCACAAGCACCTGGAAAATAACTCTTCTCTGTCCTCGAAAAATTATCCGATAGAAATTGTATTCTTGAAATCGGATTCTGCATCATTTTCTGATCCTTCTTCTTATCCCGACCATTAAAACGTAACGTAATATATTTCTCCCATTTACCGAGAAAAATAACTCTATCCCTCTGATACGATGCGTATTCGTTCGGTCTGCTTTCTTTCAAATAATTATCAATCATATCCTCTCTAATAAATTCAACCAAATAATGAGGCCATAGATTAACAGCTATCTGTTCAATGGCAAAAGCTGTAAATAATGCACTTGTAACGCCTCCTAACATCGCCACAGCCGAATTATGAGTAATACGACTGGCTTCAATACTCGAAGAAATCAATCTCAATCTATTTCTCTCACCACAAAAAATAATACCTAAGCCACCAGTTCTCATTGATGTACCAGAACCAATAGCCATACTATTATAATTAATACCATTCCAAGCAACTCCATCACGAAGCATAAATAAACTTTCTCGTGTTGTTGTTCCTGGATGCCGTGTTTCGAGATCTGGAAATATTTCCAAATATTTTAATTTTAGTGCTTGTCCAAATTCATCGATCGTTGATGATTCAGATGAATGATCATTGGCAACTTCTAATGTCGCTAAATACATCAAGCTATCATCAGAATATCTCCAATTAAGTAGACTGATATCATTAATACCACCTAAAGAGAGAAATTCGAAAACAAATTCTGATGCGAGTGATGAAGTGACATCTTTCGGATTGATTCCCATGTTAAATTCCCATTCACCATTTTTGTAACCTAAAGTATCACCTAACATATGAAAAATTGGAATAAGATACATAATTAATTCTAATTGGTTATCAAATAAATTAATGATATCATCAGTATAGAATTTATCATCTGCTGTAAAATGGAATGTTATGTATCTTTGATAAAAGATAGTAAATGATTCTTTGACTAATTCATTGACTAATTTTTTATTTTTCGTATGACGTTTTAATTCACTCGTCATATCAATTAAGGCATCATTTTTAATCATTTCATTATAGAGTAGCTCCATATATTATTTAGAATTAAATGCGGTAAAAAAACATTAATGATATCAAACAAAGAATAATGTCACAACAAAAAGAATATTATAAGAAGAAAAATATTCCAGATTTCTATGAGTTGTTCGATCTTACTCTCGATGATGGTCTCAAACCAGAATTTACAAAACTTCTCGAGAAGAAATATCAGGATAAACTGAGATTATGTCATCCTGATAATTTTGAGGAAAAACTCAAGCCAATGAAAGAAAAGGAATTGATGATGCTTAATCTTGCTTACAGTGTTCTTTCTGATGATAAACAAAGAAATGAATATAACAATGAGAAGAAATGGCTTGATCAAGATTCTGGTGATTTTCAACAACTCAGACAAGATGCTGATCGTCAAAAAGAGTTTCTCGAATATAAGCCACCTAACCAAGAACAAATGGATCGGTTTAAGCTCCAAATGCTCGAAATGGACAATAAACATGGCTATAACAGTAGTGGTACCGGTATTATTAACCAGAAGGAAGCGAATGAAAAATTGAGTAGTATGATAGCAGAGAGAGATAACATTTTTAATGAAATTAATCAACCAAAGTTGTTTGATGGACCTCTTAATCATATGGATCGAGCTCGGTTTAATCAGGCGTTTGATGAAGTGCATAATCGTGGTGTTGATAAGAATGCGATTGTTCCAGCCCATCAATGGAGTGCATATGGTTCTGATATGACAGAATATAGTGATCAAACGGATTATGGTCTGTTGTATAATGATAGTCAAACAGAAGGTGGTGAGTATTTTGCGAGTCCATTTTCTGGTGGAAATGACTATTCTGATTTGACGGCAGAAAAAGTGAAGGCAATGAAGGGTTCAGAAGATTATTCTAACCATGCAGTGAAGGATGAGAAATTTTATCGTTCAGTGAAAGATAAATTGTCAGAACGAAAGAAGGAAACAAGAGAGTTTAATGGAAGGAAGTTCAATGATTTCAAACCAGGTGAGTTTGATCAATTCAGTGTACTTGCTCAAATGGATCCGAAATTTGCGGTGACAGATAGATTGGAATTGAATAGTCAAGAAACACTTGAAGATCGATTTAATAGATCACAAATCGACACGAAACCAAATCAGCCGAGACAAAACAATCAGTCTAATTCATCAGGTTATGCAAGAACTGGCAAAACTGGGACAACACAGACTCGAACTAGATAAATGATTCTAATTTCTGACGATAAAATTTTCTAGCGGATTCATAACCAATCTGAAATAATTTTTCCTTAGCTTCTTGATCTAGAGAAAAATTAAATGAGCTAATTGATTCTTCAAAATCGATTTCAATGATATCTGCATTTTTAGGTATTGGTTTAGTGATGGCACAGTATTGGCATAAATTAAGTAAAGCCATGATGTATTCTTCTGGATAATTGTATTTCGTATCAAGCACTGCATTAATTTTAATACCTAATGTATTAGTTATTGGTACAAGATCAATAGGGAAATTATTCATAAAAGCACCATCAACTAATGTTTCACCTTTTTCATTAATGACAGGTGTATACATAATAGGGACACCACCTGATATTCTTCCACATTTAGAAATGATTTTCTGAGGGGTATGTTTGTAAGAATAGATTTCGAGTGTTTTGAGAGTCATATTGGTACCAGTGATGATCAGTTCCTTTTTAGTGATATCATAATGTTGTTGGAATGTTATTTGTGGTATTCCAAAGGTCGCAAATAACATATCTTCCATGGTTGCTTCCATTATCTTGCCATCATCTAACCCGAGATTCTTAAGACTGGAAAAAATATCAGGTTTGAATAATTTCTTGAGATCCATTTTACTGATAAAATCCCAAATGTCCAGAGCACTAAAACCGGAAGAATGAAAGATAATAATCACCGCACCAATTGATGTACCGGCATAACAAGTAATGTCTTTCAGTAATTTTTTCTCTTCAAGGAAACACATCACTCCTAAATGAGCAATACCTTTGGTGCTACCACCATTCAAAACTAAATTGTACCATTTAGATTCATCGTTAACTAAATAGTTATTTGTTGATGACATGACTTATTTATGTTTCTTAGATTTAATTAAATGTCAGATAAGCACAAACAAAATAATCATATAAAACCATCAATACATAAAAAAACGGTTTCTAAAACGATGTTACCTGTACAAGTAGCAGAAAAACCACCATCAACATCTATTACTAAACCTATTGCTCCGCCTATTATGCCTATTGCTAAACCGATTGCTCCGCCTGCAAATGTCTCTGAAATAAAAAATAATAGCAAACCACCATTTTTTTATGCACCAACTGAAAAGAAAAATTCTTCAACTGAGATTTCAGAAGAAGAATTATATGTGATGTTTGATAAACACCAAAAATATGAATTGACGCTTTTTGAGAATGTTTTTAAGTCGTGTATTCGTACAATTCAGTTAGAATCAAAAATGAATAAATTGTATTGTCATTTTGAAATACCTGTTTACACTTTTACTGATCCTCCAGGTGAAATTAACATTAACCTTTGTGCAGAATACATCCAAAAAAAATTACCAGTTTATATCAAGTCTTCATTTGTATCACCTAATTTTCTGATTATTTCATGGTTTAAGGAGCAAAGATAACTATTTCACTTTTTCATGATTAGAAACAACATAAGGATAATGATGATAATACCGATAATTAATAAATAATGCTGATTCTTACTAGTATCAGCATTACTCATATTTTCGACTAATTTGCTATTTAGTATCCGATCAATAACATTATTGACATCGGATTTTGTGTAGTAGGCATCATTTCGAGGGCGATACATACGACGTCGAGAATTTCTCTGATTGTAGTCGTTGTCATCGTCATTTTCAGGATAATCGCCACGGACGCTGGCAATTAGGCTGGATCCTCCAGCATAATCTTGCATTTGTCTTTCCATTTTTTTCATTTCCATGAATGATCGATAAGGGTATTTTTGTTGATTGATGACTTTATTGGCAGGTGAAAAGAGATTGAATGGTGTTTTTGTGGGTGATCTGTTGAAATATTGATCGGTGTGATAGACGGGAGGTACAGGAGGCGATCGAACATTATTGCCATATGCTTGTTTTCTAACAGATCTGTCTCTTATTCCGGCGGAAATTTCTTTCATTGGATCATTTTCCCAGGCTTCTTCAATGCTGGCATATGACATTTATTACTTATGTTTATATCAGAAATGATAATTTCAATGTTGTGAAAAAATGTGTTTTCCTATATAGATTCTATTCTCATATTGATTAATGGGTGATAAACTTATAACTGATAAACATACGGATTATGTTATGGATCCATTAATGAATGCTAAAAAAATAAAAGAGGCACTTATGCATGAAATTGATGATCTGAGTAAAAAAAGATTCGAAAATCCACCATTAGAGAATTCATTACCTTCAGATGGCCAGCAATCCATGAGATTAACAGAAAGTGAACGTAATCATCGTCATGATCACGATCGTCATCGAAAATTAGAAAAACGTCCTGATAAACCAAATGATAAATATACTCGTCATGGTCGCTTATCTGAGAATAAAAAACAATCGGAAAGAAAAACAACTGAAAAGAAACGGCAAGAAGGTGGTAGAAAGTCTGAAAACAGAAATAAGACTGAGCGTGAAGATGAAGAAGAAAGGGATATATATAGTGGTTCCGAAAGATCGGGTGATTCAGAAAGATCGAATACATCTGAGAGGTCAAATGCTTCGACATCATCAAGAGAGAGATTGTATAAGAATAGACGTGAGGGTTCATCTAAGCCATTACTGGATGATAAATTGATTAATGATGCTAAGAAATTTATGGAGAGTCCGGAAAAGAGGAAAAGACGTGCAACAAGTGCTTATAATAATTTGCAGGAGAAAGTGAAAAAGGGTTTGACATTGAGTAAATGTTTTACGATGGATTCTGATCCTGATGAAATGGAGGCAGAGTTGTTGAATATTCAGACTCACGAGAGTAAAGTAAAGAACCTGAAATTTTATGAGAGAATTTTCTTTGCACTTTGTTTTGGTCTTGAATTTGCGAATAATAAATTTGATCCGATTGGTATTGATATTGACGGATGGGGTAAGTCGATTTATGCCAATCAAGATGAATTTTCTGAACTGATTGAGGAATTGTATGATAAATACAAAGGAAAGGGGGCTGAACAACCCATTGAGGTTCGATTCTTGGTGGCTATTATTTTCAGTATTATTACTTTCCACTTTAGTAAGCAACTTCTTGGTAATAATGGTATTTCAAGTATGTTAGCCCAAACACAAGCCAGAAGTGCTAATGTCAAGGGACCAATGGCACCGCCACAAGCACCACAATTGACAATCGGAGCCCCACCAGTCATCGGAGGATCGCATGAGGAAATTATGGCTATTTTTAACCAACATGATAAGAACAAACAAACAATTGTGCAACCACAAATTCCTCAAATGCCAACGCAGATACCTGTACCAGCTTACACACCAATGTCAACACAGATGCCTGTACAGGCACCAAGAGTTCCACAATACCATAATCCACACAATTATGTTCAGCAACAACCATCGAGAATGCCGGTACAAGAACCAATGCAAAGTAATCGTCCTAATGTTTTTGGTCAGACATCGAATAGACATATTGAGGAACATAATCTTGTCAGTCAGAATACTGTTAATAAAGCATTCGAGAGACCATTTGATAGACCATTTGAAAGACCACTTGATAGACCATATGAAAGATCGACACAAAATAACAGGAATGATCAGGAAGCATTGTGGAATAACATTCATACTAACAGACCAACACAATCGATATTTAACCAATCAATTGGTGCGATGAAGACAGAAACGCCTGAGGAAAGATTGAATGGTACGATATCAGGTGCTCCGAAGAAAATTTCAGAAATCTTGGTGAAGAAGTCTGAAAGAAAATCTGAGAAGAAGTCAGAGAAGAAGCCTGAGAGACCAATCATTAATATTAACATGAGTGAAATTGATGATTTCTAAATATATCGATATTGGGGAACCAATTCACGTTTTTCTCGAGATGGATCAGATTCATTATTATTAATGACAATATTGATAGGTGGTAAGACAGGTGATGTGTTATTTGTTGGTACTGCTCGTTGTGTTATTTGTGGAAGATCGAAAATACTATTTTTGTTATTTTCAGGTATTTGTGAGACTAATGGTCTTGCTAATGCTGGCATATTACTTTGATGATTAAAATTCATTGGATTAATATTGGAGGCAACAATTTGTCTTGGCAATTGTGATTGTGGTAAGTTTTTCGGGTTTGTTCGTAATGGTACTTTCCCTCGTGGTTTGAATTCAGGTAATAAAGGTTGTTTGGTTATTTTTCTTCTGATCTGTGCTCCACGCCATAAATGAAAATTGATTTCATCTTTATTAAAATCTCTTTTCAATACACTATTCATCCAGTTATCCACCCAATTGAGAACACCCTTTTTCATATCTGGTGTTACTTGAGGTGTATGTATGACAGGTGATTCGCCAGCATATTGTTCGATAAATTCTGTCGTATCTTTCTTTTTTTCATCAATCCAAGGTAACAAAAATGAATACTTGCCATGTTCTTGCATCCATCTTATATAATACGGATCCATTATTCCTAATAGTTGTTTGTATTATTTGTTAAGGTATTTTGGCGATTACTTGATATATTTATGGATTGACATTCATGATATTAGTCAAGCGATCATTCAGATAGTCGTTAAATTAACTTTCTGTATTAAAAAAAAATTGATTAAAAATAAAATGATAAAAAAGAGTAAAATGCCTAAAGCAAACATGACCGCTGACGTTAAAACTGGAAAAGTGATGAAGAAACGGGGCCGTCGTACTGAGAAAATTTTAGATTATGATTCAGAAGAATCAATCTCAAATGATGAAAAAGAGAATGATGAAGATGAAGGTCCACCAATTATTGTGAAGATTCCGATGGATACCAGTAAATTCAAGAACAAGAAGATGAAGGCAAAGAAGAAGCCAGAAAAGAAAAGTGATGTTTTTTTCGAGAATGATATTCCAAATGACAGTCATTGTCAGAGTTGTTCGAAATCGAAGAAAGAGAATGTTTTCTTGAAGAAGAGAATTGAGGATTTAGAAAAACAATCCAAAATTTCCAAAGAAAATATGATCGTTGTCAACAAACCTGCCATTTTTCTCAAGAATACCGGTAAGAAATTTGTCTTTGAACCAAGTAAGATTGTCTGTCGTAATTGCATGGATAATTATGAAAATGTTCCTATGCCTCTGATTGATTATTACAATGATACCAAGAAGAAATATGGCTATCTTAAGTTGTTTTGTAGTATTGGATGTGCATTGTATTTTAATGATGTTATTATTAATGATTCGTTGTCACCAAGGAGAAAGAGTCTGACCATTCATGTGTTTAAATTGATTCATGGTGATGTCAACATGGATATTGAAATTAATTCTGCACCGCCACTTGATCGTTTGAAGAAACTTGGTGGTGATCTGACCATTAAGCAATATCGTAAAAAGTCACTTGCACTCAATCAGAAATCCATTATGTATCTTCCACCGATGTTACCGATAAATACACTCATTGAAGAAAGAGTGGATAATGAGAAAGAATTTGATGATGATGAATTTGTTCTCAAGAGAAAGAAACCTATTAATCGGAAATCGACTATTCAGAATATGATCACGAAAGGTAAGGCCAGAAAAGACAATGATGAGTCAGAAGAAGATTAAAGATAAATAAAAGATATATAATAATGGAAGAATCATTGGAAGAACCAATGTCATATATTGACAGAATAGATACATTGCTTGTTAGCATACGTAAAATGAAAGAAATGGAAGATGTTTTGAAGAGTTTGATAACTAAAATCATTTATTCAGATGATGAAATTTCGGTATACTTGACATTAAAATCATTTATTCAGTTAGCAAGTAACGAACACAATTACTATTTTGATGAAACATTCGAAAAATCTTTTTTAATTGGAGATTATGAAAGACGATTCAATGATTTTACAAAAATCTATCAAAAAGAGATTGATATGTGTCGTAAGATTGTTTCTTTGAATGATATTACAATTGTCACTTCATTTTTGCTATGTGTCATCAAATCGTTGAGTAAAACGAATGTCATTGCTGATGATGCATCGAGCACACATAAAAATTGGTGTGAAACATATGGATATATCAAATCAGACGAATTACGAAAAAAATATGATGATTATAATCATGTCACTGATGAAATGATTGAAGAATACAAATACATAATGACGTTAGATATCAGAGAATTGTTTGACGATAGTTACGAAAGTGATGAAAGAAGTGCGCAAATGTATGCGGATTATTTTAATCAAAATGCATCTGAAACGACATCAGAATTGACCGAGTTATTTAAAAATGTGATTGGAAAATTAGCAGAAAATGTAAAAGAAAAACCGAACACAACAGAAACATCATTTGATATTGATGAAGTTGATGATTTATAATAATATTTTTTAATACTATTATAAAAATTAGTCATCATCATGAAATGAGGTATTCTGATGTCAATCAGGATCATCCTTTTTGTTCCTGTTTAGTCGTCATCCTTTTTGTTCCTGTTAGGATGTTTAATTTTCAGTCGTGACATTTTATACAAACACTGTAACAAGGCATCAGTTTTATCATCTTTCTTTTTGTCTTGATCCAATCTTTCGAGATCATCATCCATACCCTTGATATGAAGTAATTTACGACAATATTTGACTGAATTAGATTTATTTTGTTTGTATGATTTTTCACCTTTCGGAACAGCAACCAAATTACCTTTCTTGACCCAAATCTTGTTATTTGGATTAAAAAAAGCAATTTCTGAAACTGAATCAAAATAACCATCACATTCTTTACGAATTAAGAAATAATCCATAATTGTCGAACTAATGGCCTTCATCTTTGGAGCTAATTTGGCAATTTGATTCTCGATTAAGATAATGTCGATTTGATCATCATTGAATTTTTGGAGATATGAATTCAATTTCTTGGCTAACATGATCTGAATTTTAGTTGTCGATATTTTTTTACAGGCAACTTTAATGTTAACCGGAATCCATTCATTCCTTAATTTTTTCATGTGACTCATTTTATGTTCGGTACATAAATGAATGTTATTGTACATAAATTTGGCAACTTTCGAACAACCAGCACCTGTTTTTGGTTTCTTACATTGACATTTCTTTCCTGATGTATCAGTAATATACTTCTTTTCGAAATTTGGTAATTTGATTTGTGAAGAATGTTTTTTACAATAACTATTCTCTTTAATTGTGTAGAAAGGAGCAAAATTACATGGTGAACCATCTTTCATACAACCATTACATTGTTTGGGCCTTTTCAATAAATCCCAATTCTTCCATCTCAAAATCTTAAAATCATCCAAAGAATTATAATCAATCAAACAAAATGCCAAATTAACAATACCAGGATCCCATGATAATACTCTCATTATTTATAATTAGTTCTGATAAAATATGTTATTCTCAAGCGTAAAGATTTTTGTTTTGATCAGTCCGACGACAAGTCCGATTATCAGTCCGACGACAAGTCCGATTATCAGTCCGACGACAAGTCCGATTATCAGTCCGATTATCAGTCCGACAACAAGTCCGATTATCAGTCCGATTATCAGTCCGACAACAAGTCCGATTATCAGCACAATGTTTATTAAAAATATATATTCAATTATTTGACTAATGAATAATTAAAATAGACATCAGATTTGTTATCGGACTTGTTATCGGACTTGTTATCGGACTTGTTATCGGACTTGTTATCGGACTTGTTATCGGACTTGTTATCGGACTTGTTATCGGACTTGTTATCGGACTTGTTATCGGACTTGTTATCGGACTACAATAATAGTAAATCTTAAAAAATTGATTTTTAAATATCTAAAAAAAAAACAAAGATTATAAATGGATTCACTACTGAAAGCGTTTAAAGTTAATAAGGAAGAGAAAGAGAATGAGCCGACTACTGCAGAATTGGTGGGACTAGCGAGTGGACTAGTAATCGGATTTATAATCGGACTAGTCATCGGACTAATCATCGGACTGATAATCGTACTTATAATCGGACTGATAATCGGACTAAAATAATAATAAATCTAAAAAAAATGATACGGAAAAAAATTGAAGTATTCCACTTACCAAAGGTTGCTCCACTTACAATTTATTTTCATCGATGTCCCATCTCGGAAAAAAATTGATCTAAAAATATCTAAAAAAATAAAGATTATAAATGGATTTACTTTATGCGATGGGTCAAATGAAAGCATTTAAAGTAAATAAGGAAGAGAAAGAAAATGAACCATGTGTTATGGAAAAAAAGGAAGATTATTCTGGGGTCTTTAAGAAGAAAATTGAAGAGACTGAATGTCGATTTGAGTCAACTAGTGATCCTAAAGAGTTGTATGGTAAATATATCAAGTTCATGAAAAAGAAGAATATTCAAGTATCCACTATTACACTCAATTGCAAATTATACACTAAAATCAAATTGAAGAGTCTTGCCAAGTATCTTGTTTTAGATCATGATGAAGTCGAGGCTATTTTCTATGGTGATCCAGAAAATCCTGAAACAAATAGAAGTATCATTCCTGAACATCTTAAGAAGAAACCAAAGAAGAAGAAGCAAGAAAAACAAAAAGTTGCTTTTTACAATCAAGCAACCGTCTTGATGAGACCTTCCAATCCTGACGATAATGATCCAAATAGAACAACCGAATCTTTCATGAACATCAAGATTTTTCGTAATGGATCACTACAAGTAACAGGATGTAAGGAAATTGCTGGTTTTATGCAAGTTGCTCAAAGATTGATTAATCGACTCAAAAAAGGAAACAACAAAAAATCATATTTGTATTACAACAAAGACATCAAAATTATCGGTTTCAAAGTCAACATGATTAACTCCAGTTTTAAACTTGATATTAAAGTCAATCGTGAGAAATTATATCATTTGCTCAAGAAGAATCATAATACAGAGACAGCAGATACAGAAATTGGTCCAGTGATTGTTGATTTCGATCCAAGTGGTGGTCATTCTAGTGTCAATATTACTCACAGATACTATCCAAACAATGGACCAACATTCCACGAAATCTTCATTTATGTTTTTCAAACAGGATCAATTGTTGTCACTGGCGCCAAAAATCTACAACAAATCATCTCATCTTATTTCTATCTCCAGAAAATTCTCGAAAAATATCATGAACATATTACGATTGTCAATTTAAAATTCAGAACCATTCAAAAAAACATCAAGAAATTCTTTGAATTGAAGAAGGCAGGTAAAATTTAAGTGAATAATAAAATTATTATTTTCTTAAATAGGACCTTTGTAATAAGTATGCACATAAGGATTCGTATCCAATTGATTCAAAATTGATGGATCAAACCAATCTGAATGTTTACCAGATAAATCAACCTTATGTGTTGTCAGATTGACCGGTGCACGACTATACGTCGAATTATAATGATAACCTCTTCTCGGAGCAGAACCAGGATTATTATCATCACGTAAATATGCTTCACCTCTTTCATAAGCACCAGCAATCAAATCAGGACCAGAATTCGTCGGTGCTCTTCCCTTCAATGATTCCTCCCTTTTCGCACTTGTCTGTATCCGATAATATGAATCATAACTCACCATTTTTTCATCACCCCCCAAAGCACCCACGTAATTTTCCAGCATTGTCGTCTCCTTCGTTGTTGTTCTGGCACCATCTTCTGCCATCACTCTACCTTCACGACTATTCGCAGAATCAATGTAATTTGGTCTTTCAATCATATTATGTAATTCACCCGTTGTTGATCTCAATTGTTGCCTATTATAAGCAGATGCTTGACCTTGTTTAGCATTCTGTTGATCAATAAATTCAGGACGTTTTGTCGTATTATGTAATTCTCTTGTTGTCGCTCGTAACAATTCATCTCTCTTAAATGCTCTCTGTGCTTCTTGATTTGGTGATGCAAACATTGGTCTCTTCTCACTATTATGCAATTCTCTCACCGTTCCACGTAACATTTCATCACGGTTAAATGCTCTTTGTGTTTCTTGTCCGATAGGTGTTGCAAACATTGGTCGTTTATCACCATTATGCAATTCTCGATTCGTCACCCTTAGGAGCTCCTGACGATTAAATGCTCTTTGTGTTTCTTGATCGACTGGTGTCGCAAACATAGGACGATTAATATCATTATGTAATTCACGATTAGTCGTCTGTGTTAATTCTTGTCGATTGTATCCTCGAGATTCATTTACACCTGAATCCATAAAATTATTTCTTGGTGTTGTATTAAACAATTCACCATTGGTTGTTCTTGTCAATTCGTCACGATTGTATCCCCTCGTTTCATTCACACCAGAATCCATAAAATTATTTCGGGGAGTTGTATTAAACAGTTCACCATTTGTTGTTCTTGTTAATTCATCACGATTATATCCACGTGTTTCATTGACACCAGAATCCATAAAATTATTTCTTGGAGTTGTATTAAATAACTCACCATTCGTTGTTCTGGTCAATTCATCACGATTGTATCCACGTGTTTCATTCACACCAGAATCCATAAAATTATTTCTTGCAGTTGTATTAAATAACTCGCCATTTGTTGTTCTGGTCAATTCGTCGCGATTGAAGCCACGTGTTTCATTAATACCCTGATCCATAAAATGTGGACGTTTCTCAGTATTGTGAAGTTCTCCCATTGTTTGTCTGAGTAATTTATCACGATTAAATGCCCTTTGACGTTCTTGATCCACTGGTGTGACAAATTTCGTTCTTTCCAATGGTGTCGTGGTATCTTTCATTGTTATTCTGGCATCATTGGATTGAACACGACCTTGTTCTTCATTCAAATCAGTAAACATAGGGCGTCCGACAGAATTATGTAGTTCTCCAATCGTATTTCGAGCTGGATCATTAGAATAAACACGAGGATCACTATTTTCAGGTTGCATGTATGAATTTCGAGGTAATTCGAGTGTTGTTTCTGTCAGGGTTGTCCTGAGTTGTTGCATGGGTTGAGTGGTACCACGCAGAGTATTGGGTGTGAGAACGGAAAATTGTTCTGTTGAATGAAGTGTTGTTTCGGCGGTCGTTGTTCTGGCAGGATCACTGGAATGTGCACGGTCACCAGAATTTTCATAAAGGGGACCATGATGATCATTGTATTGAGTGTATGATCTCATATTTTCAGGAACATGAAACGAATTGATGTTGTTAGTATTGTCACCGTATGGCATTTCGCCTTTGGAATGTTTCTGGAGAGGATCTGGCATTTTGAAATTTTGTCTGGTGGAATATTTAATTTTGGGTCTCATGTGTTCAGGCATATTTTGTTGGACTTGAGAATCAACAGCACCGGCTATTCCAGTATATTCTGTCAATTGATACTGACGATTAGTATCACGAATATCATACTCAGGACGAATCATAGGAGCTGACAAATCATTATTACCTGTTGGTAACATATCATCAATGGTTGTTTCTTTAAAACCATCAGGACGATATTTAATGACGGGTGCTTGGATAGGTCGATTTGTTCCTCTTGAACCTTCGATGACACGACCGGCATAACTTGTTTTGACTTGATTGAGTGGATGAAGTTCGTCAACTGTTTTAAATGTTGGTCGCCACATAGAATGATTACCATGAGTACCAACTTCATCGGCACCTAAATTAACACCTTTACTGACACGAATAGGGTCAAAATAGGTTTCATTCTGATGATAACGACCACTGAAATATCTGTCACGCATTTGACCAGTAACATTAGGAGTACCATAAGCATATGTCATATCACCAACGGGTTTGAAAAAGCGAGTTGTTTCTTGTTTCTTTTGCCATGAATCTCTGAGACGACCACTGAACAATTCATTCTTTTGATGAATGACTTCACTCATATCGTCAGAATTAGGACCATAAGAACCTTTATCTTTGTAAAATGGCATCATATTGTTATGATACATCTGATCATCAGGTATAACACCGAGTGTCATCGATTCATTTTGTTGGTAAGACGACCAATTGCCATCAGAGGCAATATCTCTTTCCATTAAGGCAAGACGACTCATATTCGATGTTTCATTGACATCATTTTCTGCAGATGGAACATCAGTAGCATCGAATGATTGTCCTTCATAAAAAGCATCCATATTGGTCGGTTTATCGACACCGTTACGTAATTTACCGGTCGATGAATCATAGGATTTGGAACCATTTCTGTTTCTGTGAAATCCTGATGTGAAATTTTTACCTTCTGATAAATTAGCAAAATTAGGTATTGCGTTATCGCGGCGAACGCCAGCAATAATGCTGGATCCTCCAGCGTTATCGAAGCCACGACGATTAGGAAATGACGAAAGAGCATTGGGTTCATCGTAAACAGGACTGGGACGATCAAAATAAGAATCTTGATATTCGCCATTTTCCTGACCAAAGACTGATTTGATATCACGACCATGATCTTTCATAAATGTATCTGCGTCAAATCTATTATTGTAGTCATTCTTCATTCGCATATTATTATTTTGTCTATTTCTCTGATTGTATTTTTCAGGAATAAAACTACCATTATCCTCCTCGCTATCGAAATAATTTTTCATCACTTTGTTTTTAAATTGTCTTCTTGTGTCTTCGAGAATTTTATTTTCATCGATTTCACCATCTTCTGGATTATCAGGATCAGAATTAGTATTTTCATTCACAAAATATGAACCAACTAATCCTAATCCGAATATTAATGCAAGTTCCATATTTATATCTTCAATAGAAGATTAATATCGAACAAATACTTAACGAGTATTAGCACCATAATAGGCTCGATCATATTCATTGTCACGACTCATTGTGCGACCGAGACGATCACTAGGATAATTATCAGAATTACTATCAATACCGACTTGCCAAGTAGCACGAAAGTTATCTCTGGCTTGTTGTCTGGTATTTTGTGAGAAATTTTCGAAAATTTGGCATTGAGGGTCGAAGAGTGGGTAGTCTAATCTCATATCAGGTGTTGCCATTCCTCGAATATCACGTGCAGGGGTATCATATCTTGAGTATTGAGTGTCACGATACCATTCACATTCCGGAAGATCGGTTAATTGAAACATATCAAGTGTGTCGGGTAATGATCCATAATTAGCAAGTGTACTGGGTTTCGACCGACCATCAAGAATACTGGCAACATCTACTTGACGAGAAAAGACATCTGATGTATTTTTCGAACTATTGATAGGACCATTCATGGGTTGACATTTATTGAGATTGATATAGGGATTTGCATCCATTCGCCATAGACCTGGAGCAACGGATCGTCCGGTTTCTTCTTGAATATATTGACGATCATTACGCAAATTAGCAAAATAGCCAGGACCACTCATTAGTTATAGTTTCTTGATATTTTTAGCAATCAAAATATAATAAATAGGTTTTCTTTTCAGTTCGAAACAAAAATTTATTGAGAAAGATATTAAAACTAATGGGGACTTTATCATTATAGATGATCTTGTGATACTGACCACTCAAGATAGTTTGCCCATTAATAAAATATTCTTTTGGTTTTTTGACAATTTCGGCATAATAGGTGCCTGATTTGCGAAATTCATAAATATTCGTCTTGATTTCTTCAACAACAACCTCAATATTGAAGAGACTTAATCTCCTAATGACAAGATCAAGAATACTATTTGTGTTGGAATCATCATGAAATGAGGTTTTTTGATGTCTATCAGAATCATCATGAAATGAGGTATTTTGATGTCTATCAGAATCATCATGAAATGAGGTATTTTGATGTCTATCAGAATCATCATGAAATGAAGTATTTTGATGTCTATCAAAATCATTATGTGCTAAGTAGTGTTTATTATTTTCAGCATATGATCCAATATATTCAATCGATGTAATGAAAAGATCTGCCAGTAACATCAGATTAGCATTGATATCATTTTGATGGAGGAGGAAATTCATAAGTAAATTATCTTGTTGTGTTGATTTATTGACATCGAACATATATTTCACAAATGGTAAAATATTAACATCATTATCTAAAACTATAGGAACAGGAATAAGAAGTGATTGTCTGAACATTTGCTTATTTAAAACATTATCTTGTTAAATTAATAATGAATCGTGATTTATACCAACAGACTTATAACAATGATCGAACATATGTAAATGATAGAAATACTGGTTTTAATGATAGACGATTTAATGATAATCAGGTAATTCAGAGAAATTTTCAGCACCAATTTGCTGATGGTAGTAATTGGAATGAACAACAAAATGGTCAACATAATTCAAGGGCTGGTTTTGATCAATTTGGAAATCCTTATGGTACTGGTAATTCGAATCCAGATTATTATAATCCTTATGAGTATGGATCGAGACAAGCACCATTGGAAGCACGCAATTTGGAGCAATATTCGAATGAATGGGAGAGTAATTATGATGCTTTGGATGATTTAGGTGTGAGTGCACGTCAATATATGGAGAGATTTCCAGGAGAGACGAAGAATGTTAATATTGAGACGCCTTTAATTTATGGACAGATGACGAAACAGAGAGGTAATCGACGAATTATGGAGAATCCAGTTGATAGATTTGATTTCTTGTATTTTAATCCACAAGATCCACGACATCTCACTTGGAATGATATGCCAAGAGGTGGTTTTTCGACACGACTTGATGAGAATGATTATAAATAGTAAGATAAACAAATATGATTGTATTTCTTTATCTATCACAACAACATGTTGGCTTTTCTGGAAAAACAGGAGGGAACCAAGGTTTGTCACAAGGTTTTTCGTATGGTTTATCACAAGAACGATTACAAGGTTCATCGATAATTTTCCAGATTTCTTTTTGATTATCCCATTGTTCTTTTGAAATGACGGTAATTTCTGAAAATGATTCTTTCAGACCATCGAATGGAACATTGAAAATTTCTCGTTGTTGTGGATCAAGAGAATCAATTAGAAAATCGAGAATTTTAATATTGGCATCACTGGTCGCAACTGCTGAAATAAGTGCAACATCAATATCATCGACATAACTCAATTTATCTGAAAGTCTGACAATTTTGTTATCAGTACCACAAGGACCGGTTCTGTCACACATCTCTAATATTAATTATCTATATTTGATTTGTGGTACTGGTGGAAAAACAAATGATCATTGTAAGTGATTACTTTGGCGACCAATGATCATTGTAAGTGATTACAAAGGCGATAACCAGAGTGATTATTTGGCGACCAATGATCATTGTAAGTGACTACAAAGGCGACAACCAGAGTGATTACTTGGCGACGACCAGAGTGATTACTTGGCGACAACCAGAGTGATTACTTGACGACAACCAGAGTGATTACTTGGCGACAACCAGAGTGATTACTTGGCGACAACCAGAGTGATTACTTGGCGACGATACCAGTGATTATTAAAGTAACAACTATGGTATCCCAAAAATATTACTTTAATAATCACTTAAGTCATCGCCATAATTGTCACTTAAATCGTCGCCATAATCGTCACTTGAGTCGTCGCCATAATTGTCACTTAAGTCGTCGTCATAATCGTCACCTAAGTCATCGCCATAATCGTCACTAACAATGATCATTGGTCGCCATAATCGTCACTAACAATGATAATTGGTCACTTAAAAGCTTAGGAAAAAATTGATTTTTATAAATATTAAGTTATACAAAGATTAGATTAATATCTAATAAAGAAAGAACAATGTCAGGGCAGAGAACGAATTATTACGACGCATTGATGAGTGGAGATGAGAGGAAAGGGTCTTCTTCAAAAAGTCGTGAAAATCCAACAATCAATGAACAACCAAAAAATGATTTTAGAAGTAATCCGAGAGGTGATTTCAGGAATGATTCAAGAAATGATCATCCAAGAAATGACTTCAGAAATGATTCGAGAAATGATCATCCAAGAAATGATTTTAGAAATGATCAACCCAGAAGTGATTTTAGGAATGATTCGAGAAATGATCAACCGAGAAGTGATTTTAGGAATGATTCGAGAAATGATCAACCCAGAAGTGACTTTAGAAATGATTCGAGAGGAATGCATCCGAGAAGTGATCCGAGAGAAGATTTCAGGAGTGATTTTAGGAATGATTCAAGAGATGATTTCAGGAATGATTCACGAGGTGATCGTGGCGGTTATCGCAAGGAAGTTAATGTTGAATTGATTAGAGAATTTTCTGATTTGAAGAAAGTCAGATCAGATGGCAGAAGTCCGAAAATGATTACCACTGCCAGTCTCGATGAAGTTGAATCTAACAAATCTGATTTACAGTTTAAATTTTTGGATAACATCAATGTTAGAAATAAAATTATCTCAGAATGTCGTGAACATGGTTATTACAAAACAACACTCATTGTTGATGAGAATGATGAATTCAATGGATTAATGAAAATGACTGATTTCAAACAACTCATTCCAAAATGGGATCCTGCGGATTACTTGAACATCTATTGGGAACAGAAACTGGTCAGACGTGAGAGAACAGGTGAGATCGAAGAATACAAAGTCAGAAAGACATTGCTCTTGAATGTTTTGAAGATTCCGGTTGATGATTCTGAAATTGAAGGATTGACGACACTCAATATTCCTCAAACAAACAATGAAAATGATGCCTTGAAACTTAAACGCCAGGAAGACAAGATTGAGCTTTCACAAATTTTGGCTGAAAAATATATTCAATGGGTTAATGATATTGTCTCTGCACTGGATATTCGTGACATTACTAAACCATCAGCACCTCAAATGTATATCTTGCCGATGCTCTTTGGTGATGGAATTTTGTATTTCAACTCTGGTCAAGGTAAGACTGAATACTACATTCTGACAACTTTAATGTCTATTCATCCTGATGTTGATGGACCACAAAGTATTATTATTGAACCAAGAGCACCATTGGCACATCAAACATTTATTCGATTTTATGAAATTATTCAACACATCAACAAGATTAGACAAGATAGATTCGATCCATTGAAAGTGAATGAGTATCAACCTCATACGTCTCTGATTACCATTGGATGTATGATGGGAAAAATCAGGGAAGATGACGATATTAATGATATTGATAATATGACAATTATTGGTGATTGGATGTTGCCAAAATCACCTGACAAGAACAATATTTTGCAAGGAAGTGCTGAAGATTTTGTCTTGAATGCTAAACTTCAGTATGAAGATGCCGTTCGACAGGAAATCAGTGCAAATATTGAGAAGTCATCCAGAGGAAAGAATCGTGTTGTCGATGACGCTAGAAGATCTAACGTCATTACTGGTGTTAACCGCGATGAACAGTCATTCGAAAAAATGGTTAATGATAGAATGAGTCGTTTCTGTGATACTGATGTTGTTAATTTCATTACATCTAAGTTGACGATTATTGTTGGTACTGTTGGTAAAATTGGTGATTATTCAGTGCAAAAGACAGTCAAACATCAATATCAATCTGCCATTAGAAACAAGATTCCGAATGAAAGAATTGTTCTTCTTGTCATTGATGAGTTTGACGGCATTTTGGATGAATTGGATGAATCCTTGAATCGTCAAACTCGTCGTGACGGTGAGAACAATTGCATTCATGTTGAATTATTCATGAAGATTCTGAAGAACATCCCATCAGATGCTTACAAAAGTTTTGTTAGTGCGACAATGACAAAGGAATCATCAGGTATTGTTATGAACATCATTGAAAGAGAAGGTAATGGAAAAACGATTATTAAACATGAGGATGGAACAACAGATTCGAAGATTATTCCGTTTACACTTGTTTCTGTTAATCCATCAAAGAGAATTATTAGTGGATTGAAGAAATTCTATTATCTTATCAAGCCGAATGATCCGAGATTCGATAATTTTCAGCATCGTGGATACAAACCACAACAAGGATATCATGATAACAATAACAGAGAAAATCAGATGTTCGAAGTGAAATTAGAGAAATTGAAGAAAATTATTAGTAACAATATCTCGAAGGTGATTATTTTTATGCCAAACAATGATTTTGCTCACAGGTTGTACGATTCTCTTATTATGTCAAAAACAATGAGTACCGACAAAGTGATGTTGCTTGTGAGTAAGATGGGTCATGAACATGTTAGTAAGAAAAATCAAATTCAATCAGCATATGATTTCAAGAAGAGTGGTCACAACATTCTGATTACAACACCATCGATGAGCAAAGGATATGATGTTGTATCACTTGGTGGTGTTATTATCTGGAGTGCTTTTCCCGATACTCATTCAAGATCTTATGGACATGTGAATGATATTTCCAAAAAATTCATGAGTCAGATTAATACTTTGATTCATCAAATGGGAAGAGCCTGCAGAGCGAATAAGGAGGGTTCTGCCTTGATTTTCTTTGGTGATGATGAAATTTCCAGGAATGCCATTGAAACAATTAACAAGATGGCAGGTGAAGTGGAGAAACAATTGATTCCCGTCAGTAACCCTGATGTCGAATCAAGATTGATCAGTTCATTCAGAAACGGTTTCGAATAAGGCTACGATTATTTATATTATTTTTTATCAATACTATAAATAATGTCTGGACAGTTTACGGGATTAACCTATGATAAGTGCGCGTACACACAAGAATTGAAACAAAGTACTCAGCCCTTAGAATGGGAATTAGATCTCAACCGTTACGTTAATGTCAATAATTTTGCTGGTTATCACAGTGGCGGATTTTATCCCTACAATGCGCTTGACCAGGTTGATATTGACAGTTCTCTCAAAGGTCTTGATACTATTTCATCTAATTGTTCTGGTGATCAACAGCCATTTTGTTATGACAAAGGATGCATCAATACATTTGATCCACGATATGCCTCAGTTTGGTCACCACCCGATGCGTATCAATGGAAACACTCGAATGACCCCAATAACCCAGGAGTTGTTTCGACTAACATGAATCCTCCTTCATCAAATGGTATTCCATATTACAATGACGGAACTCCTCCTTGTGCTTATTCTCCAGGAGCACTACCTCAAGTTCATGCCAATAATGTCGATCCAAATACAGCATATGGACAACAATCAGTGAGACAAGGACAACCTAATGCTCCCACTGCACCTCAGTATCAAAGAGGACAGCCTCAAGTAAATGCACAAGCCCCTCAGTATCAAAGAGGACAGCCTCAAGTAAATGCACAGGCTCCTCCATTTCAAAGGGGACAGCCATGGTTGCCGAAACCACAACACAACGGAGAATTTAATGGACTTCAGGGTCTGCCAATGAGACCTGAAATGATGAATAAGGCATGGAATGGTAATGGCAATAACATCTGGTCTGATACTCCCAACAACTGGAATGGAAATCACGGAACAGTCGATTATAATCAACCACGTGCTAACTTTACTCAGAATGGTAGATATTAAAATCATCCGAAAAAATCGGAGGTATTTTAATGTCTATTAAAATCATATTTGTCGTTAATGTAATTTAATCCAAATATGATAAATAATATAGATGTCTGATTCTAATTATTTGTTTTTTAGTAATAAATCGCATGAATGTTTGACATTAATGACATTGATGCGTAATGAAAATTTATTGCAGTATTTTAATCCTATTTGTACCGATAAAGGTTGGCCCAATGGTATTAATGTGATTCCAACGATTATTATTAGAAATTCGCAAACCAAGATTGAGAATGCAGATTGTTTTAAATGGTTATGTGCTATTAAACAATGGAAGCAGAATATGTTACTGAGTCAATTTGGTAATGAGTATAATTCATATTCACAATCAATTGGTAATAATTTGAATATGAATTCTTCAGTGATTGGATATAGTGCCTCAGAAATGGGAGGTTTTTCTGATTCATTTGCTTTGTTACAAACGGATGACGCATTACCACAATCATTTGTTGATTATGAGAAAAAATTAATTAATAATGACAAATTACTAATCTTCACACCACCAAGTGAAGAAAAGAAAATTGATGATGAAGCTCAGGGAAAAATGGTCCGAAAAATATTAAAAGAACGTGATGAATTCGATCGAAATCATAAGAGCCAATTGAATAAATTTTTGGAAAGTGGACGTTAATTTTGTTTGTTACTCGAATAGCTATTATTGTGAATAAGGCGATCAATTATCATTGTTAATGACTATAAAGGCGATTAGTAAAGTGACTATAAAGGCGATTACTAAAGTGATTATTAAGTGATCATTTTAGTAATATTTTCGGGGATTACCATATTTATTACTTTGTTAATCACTTCAATAGTCACTGATAATGATAATTATGTGCCTTTATAGTCACTCTAATTGTAGAAAAATGTGTTTAAATATATGATCTCTAGTATAAATATTGATATAATGAGTAATCAAAAGCATGATTATAAAGTTCAGAATAAGGAGCCTAATCAGCAAGAAATATTTCAATGGATAACTGAAGCTATTGGTAGGACTCCTGAGAAATATAAGATATTGGCGAGTGATATTGCGAGTAAGAATGGTGAAGATGTCTTGGCGATCAATTTCAATAATTATGGAGCTGATTTTCTTTCAACCATGGAGAAATTGAGTTATAAATATAACAGTGGTATTCAAACGGCAACATACATTCGAATCTTTAATGAAGCGAAAAAGGCGAATATTTTGTTGCCGATTGATAATGGAAGTAAGACAATTTTGATTTTTGTTGATAAGATTTTCAATGTGGATGTTGATTTTTTCCTTTCGATGGAGAATAAGCAGATTGATGTGCCTGATAATGCGAGCAACACTAATTTCTCATTTTTGAGATCAGAGCAATTCAGGACAATGTGGTTGAAGTTGACATCTGAGGAACAAAGTATGCTGAAACAAAAATTGATTGTTATGACAACTTACGCTTTGGCTTATTTCAAGAAGAAGGGTGGATTTTAATTTTTGTGATACCATTTAAAGTTTGCGATCAAACTATAAATAGTATTTATAAATAACAATCAAAATGGAAGAGCTCATGAAGGATTTTGCTAAGAATTGTGCCCGAATTTTAAAGTTGGTGAATCATTCAAGACCCAAAAGTTTCGATGATCCCCAAATGAAAAAGATTGGTGAGAGTTATAAGGAATTTCATAAGTTATCAACCATTGCAAAGTGGGAAAAGGCAGATATTGTTTACATTAGGAAAGGTGTCAAGAAATTTAATTTTGCTTTTAAATGGCTCAATGGCAAACCAATTGATTTGAATGGTAATGATTCTGATGATATTCAGAAGAACATTTTGAATTACGAGGTTGTTCCTGCAATGGTCAATGGTGATATTAACCAGATGATGAATTATTTTATTAAGTATCCATTTGTGTTGTTCGATAATACTCAAATTGAATATATCTTGGCACAAGGTCCTTATCAAAATGTTATTTGGAAGCAAATTCAGATTACGTATTGTCTTTCACAAATGATTAATGGATTTGTGGCACCGGATGCACAGACGAGTTCATCAAAGGATGCATTGAAGCAGTCTATTTACAATGAATATTCGGCGAAACTGCATGTTCTTCGTGAGGAAATGGAGAATAATGCTGAGTTTGCTAATTTCTTGTCGAAAATGGAGAATGATCGTCGGTTTGACAAGAAGGTTGGAGCAAATAAAATGGATGCGAGTAAGATTCAGGATGCGAAGAATGAGGTTTTGTCGAAATTTGCTGACAAGGGATTGAAGAGAGATGATCCAGTGTTTAAGATTGTTGATATGATTACATCGAAATTGGATGATTTTGAGTCAGGAGATCCAGGTTCGATGGTGGAACAGATTATGGATATTTCGCAGGATATCTCGAAGAAACTGGAGGGTGATGTTTCGAAAAACCAAGATGATCATCAGGAAACAGTCAATGCCATTAAATCCGTATTTTCGGATGCCATTAATGACCCAAAGGCTGGAGATGAAGTACCACAAGAATTTAAGAATATTGCTCAGATGTTCTTTAACAACCCGAACAACGCCCAAGCAACGGTTGTTAATACTGAAGCAACAGACGAAATTTACAACAAACTTGAAAACATTATCATGGAAAATGAACTTGATCGTGGTGAATTTTATCGAAATGTAACTTCCACAAATGGTAATCTCGATGTTCATTTGTTAGAGCAGTATTTGACCAAACTGAATCTTGCGAAACAAAAGTGATCCTGATAGACATCAGAATACCTCATTTCATGATGAAAAAATGCGTACAATTGAATATAATTATATCATTGTTTGATACAATTATATGGATAATCTTATCGTTATTAGTGATGGTAAATCTTTTGATAACTTGTTAAATAACCCTGGTAAGTTAATAATTATTTTCTACCTTGATAAAACACAAGGTGTTTGTAAACAAATGCACAACACTGTGCAAAAGGCGAGTCAGATGCATCGATTGACCTTGTTTCTAGTAATTGATTTGACTAATTTTCAAGGACCAGTGAAATTCTATAATGCCGAAGCACCACCGTTTTTTGTTTTTCATTTTAATGGTAATCCGCAATTTACTGGTACTGTATCGACGGAACAACAATTGAACAGTTTGATTAATGATGGTCAGAGAATGGTGATGCAGGCGATCAATCAATCACAACAAAATCAACGAATGAATCAGCAAATGAATAACAACAATAATAATAACAATAATCAGATGAATCGTAATCAGAATAACATGTATAACAACAACAATGGTTATCAACAACCAATGCAACAGAATAATTATCAGCAACAACAACAAACTGCGATTAATCAGATGTTGCAACAGGTAAATACTGCAGGATTAGCGGTTCCATCATTTGCTCAGATGCAACAAATTTTTAATATTTTTATTATGTTGCAGAAAATGGGTTTAATGCCTATTCCGACTGTTGTTGGGTCATTGAATGGTAATCATGAAGTTGTTATTGATCAGTCAGCAACATCTAGTGAGACAAACAAATTACCTGACGGAACACCTTACATTAAATTAGCTGATGGGACATATATGATTATTCAACAAAATAACTAGTAATATTAGAATGAATGATCAACTATGGATCAATGATCTTAGTGTGTTATGGAAAAATGGTAATTACATGAAATTTTATCCGACACAAAACATGACGAGTAATGAAAAGACAAATAGTATAACTCGTTTTTTCATTTATGTTATTATTTTAGCTTTATTATTTTCTGGTTCGAAGAATCTAATTTACATTTCATTAGTGATTATTGTTTTTCTAGTTCTGATTTCAATACCTTCAGCCAATGGAACAACTAATGAATCATTCTCACAAAACAGTCTGAATGATCTTGATCCAAAATGTATGGCACCTGATTTGGATAACCCATTCATGAATGTTTCATTACTTGATTATTATGAAAACCCGAATCGAGGACCTGCTTGTCAGGATGATACAGATCAAATTGAGAAATTTTTTAATCAAAATTTTTATTTTAATGTGAGAGATCCATTTGAGAGGAAGTTTGTTGAGAGATCTTTTTATACAATGCCTGTGACGACTATTCCTAATGATCAAACAGGATTTGCTGAGAGTCTGTTTAAGAAATCAGAATCGTGTAAAGAAAACACGGCTAATTGTTATCGATATGAGGATCTGAGGTTTAATCAGACAAATCCTGCAATTGATGTTCATCGTGAGGTGTTTAATGCCAATCCATTTGGGGATCTTTCTTAGAATTATTAATTTTTTAAAGAAAAAACTGAAGTGTCCCACTTACATTTTTTTCTTTCGTCTTGCAAGACGAAAGAAAAAACTGATAATTAAACATTAACATAAATTAAACAAATGCTTGATTTATCGTATGAGTTACTGGTAACAATTCAAAAATACGTTAATCAGTATGGAAATGCGATTTGTTATAAATCATCTCGTAATTTATTCATTTTGCGACATTTGTATCCTATTCAAATCTATAAAATTGTAAATTATGAAAATGAAGATATCTCGAAATTTAACATTAAAAATATATCGACCGATTTTCATTTCAATAAAGAACTGAAAAAAATACCATCTTCAGTAACACATTTGACATTTGGATCTTATTATAATCGAGAACTTAACAAATTACCATCTTCGATAACACATATTACAATTGGTGAACATTATAATGGCCGAATAAAAAATTTACCACCATTATTGAAATACATTACATTTGGATGGTATTTTGATCAAGAACTTGAAAATTTACCAGATTCGATCATATATATTAAATTAGGATATCAATTTAATCGAAAAATACAAAATTTGCCATCATCATTAAAATATCTTATTTTTGGAGATAATTTTAATCAACCATTAATAAATTTACCACAATCACTTCTATTTATTGAATTTGGACTTTATTTTGATCAAGAACTTGAACATTTACCTGAATCATTGATACACATCATATTTGGAAGAGATTTTAACCAAGAATTAAAAAATTTACCATCTTCGTTAACACATGTCATATTTGGGAAAAAATTTAATCAGAAGCTACAAAATTTACCCCAGTCTTTATTGCGTGTCGTCTCTGGATCGTATTTCAATAATAAATTGAAAAATTTACCTGAAACGTTAACACATATTACAATTGATATGGATGTTTATCACAATTACGATTTTAAATATTTACCCAAATCATTGAAACATATTAAATTGAAAAATTATAATAACCAAGTACTGAATAATTTTCCACCAGTATCAACCCATATACAATACTTATGGAAATTTAATATGAAACTGAAAAAATTACCACAAACAGTAACACGAATGACATTTGGATTTGATTTTAATCAAGAACTATTAGATTTATGTTTATTGAAATTAACACATATTACATTCGGATATTTATTTAATCAAGAATTAAAAAATTTACCACAAACATTAACACATATAACATTTGCCGACCATTTCAATCAAGAATTAAAAAATTTGCCTGATTCACTGATATATATTAAATTTGTAGGTCGTTTTAACCAAGAATTAAAAAATTTGCCTTATTCATTAATATATCTCATACTTGGAATTGGTTTTAATCAAGAACTGAAAAATTTACCAGATTCATTACAGTACATCAAAATTGGGGGATTTTTTAATCAAGAATTAAAAAATTTACCGAAATCATTGAGACGTATTAATCTCGGAACCAAATTTAATCAAAAATTAATAAATTTACCTAACTCTGTAACACATATTTCACTTGATACTTATTTCAACCAAGAATTGACAAATTTACCATTGTCGTTAACACACATCATACTTGGATCTGATTTTAAACAGAGTCTAAAAAATTTACCACGAAGTCTTCGATATATTGCCGTTTCTAAATCATATATGCACGAAATTCCGAAATATATTACATTTGTCGTTTTATTCTAGAAAAAAATATAGACATAGTAACTGGTATCGCAATTGCAGTGTAAAAAAACTGATAATTAAACATTACCATAAATTAAACAAATGCTTGATTTATCGTATGAGTTATTGATAACAATTCTGAAATATTCATGTCATTATAAAAATGCGATTTGTTATAAATCATCTCGTAATTTATTCATTTTGCGACATTTGTATCCTATTCAAATCTATAAAATTGTAAATTATGAAAATGAAGATATCTCAAAATTTAACATTAAAAATATATCAACCGATTTTCATTTCAATAAAGAACTGAAAAAAATACCATCTTCGGTAACACATCTGACATTTGGTGCCAATTATGATCAAGAACTTAAAAATTTATCGTCATCAATAACACATCTGACGTTTGGTGATCATTTTAACAACCAAATAAAAAATTTACCACCATTATTAAAATACGTTACGTTTGGATGGTATTTTGATCAAGAACTTGAAAATTTACCAGATTCGATCATATATATTAAATTAGGATATCAATTTAATCGGGAAATACAAAATTTACCATCATCATTAAAATATATTGTTTTCGGAGGTAATTTTGATCAACAGTTAATGAATTTACCACAATCACTTCTATTTATTGAATTTGGAGATCATTTTAATCAAAAACTAGAACATTTACCTAAATCATTGATACAGATCATATTTGGTCGAGACTTTAATCAAGAATTAAAAAATTTACCACATTCATTAACATATATCATATTTGGGAGAAAATTTAATCAGAAGCTACAAAATTTACCTCAAATTTTATTGCGCATTGTCTTCGAATCGCGTTTCAATCATAAATTGAAAAATTTACCTGAAATGTTAACACATATTACAATTGATATGGACGTTTATCACAATTACGATTTTAAACATTTACCACAATCATTGAAACATATTAAATTAAAAAATTATCATAATCAAGTACTGGATAATTTTCCACAAGTATCAACCCATATACGATACTTATGGAAATTTGATGCTAAATTGAAAAGATTACCACAAACAGTAACACGAATAACATTCGGAATAAATTTTAATCAGGAATTAAAAAATATACCACAAACATTGACACAGATAACATTCGGTGACACTTTCAATCAAGAATTAAAAAATGTGCCTGATACATTGTCACATGTGACATTTGGAAGTAATTTTGATCAGGAATTAAAAAATTTACCTCATTCACTGAGATACATTAAATTTGGAAGTGGTTTTGACCAGGAATTAAAAAATTTGCCTCATTCATTAATATATCTCATACTCGGGAATAGTTTTAATCAAGAACTTAAAAATTTACCAGATTCATTACGGTATATCAAATTTGGAAGTAATTTTAATCAAGAATTAAAAAATTTACCAAAATCATTAATACATATTAGTCTCGGAATCTACTTTAATCAAAAATTAATAAATTTACCTAACACCGTAACACATATTTCACTTGATAATTATTTCAACCAAGAATTGACAAATTTACCATTGTCGTTAACACACATCATACTTGGATCTGATTTTAAACAGAGTCTAAAAAATTTACCACGAAGTCTTCGATATATTACCGTTTCTAAATCATATATGCACGAAATACCGAAATTTATTACATTTGTCGTTTTGTTCTAAAAAACGGAAATTTATGGTACTTGACAATAACTTGATTGCTCGATCAATATCTTTGACATGCGTTTTATAATTATTATTTTAATAATAACCATAAAGTGAGAATTTATTTACAATCATAATAGTCAAGTTATCATCAAGTAGTAAGTCAAGTTATCGTCAAGTAGTAAACCAAGTTATCGTCGAGTAGTTAGCAAATGATGATAAAAATTGATAAAAATAATGTCATTATTCAAATAATAAAATGTTGGAATTACCATATGAATTACTAATAACTTCTTTCAAATATGCAAATCAATCTAACAACCTAACTTGTTACAAATCGTGTCGAAATTTATTGATTATTAGACATTTCCATTTTGTTCAAACTTGTGAAATTGTTAATTTTCGACCAGAAAAAAAATCATGTCATGAATTAGAAAAAATACCTTTTGTCATTACGTCCCTCATGTGTAATGGTAATCACAAATATCAATTGAAAAAACTACCATTATCTTTAAAATATTTCGCATATGGATGGGATTCTGGTCAAAAATTAGAATATTTACCTCATTCGATAACACATATCACACTTGGTAACGTATTAGATCAAAAACTAGAAGATTTGCCTCCAACAGTGACACATATTGTCTTCAATGAATATTTCAATAAAAAATTAGAAAATTTACCAGAATCTGTCACCCATATTATTCTTGGTGAATATTTCAATCAAAAAATAAAAGATTTATCAAAAACATTAAAGCATATTACATTTGGCTATTTCTTCGATCAAAAAATTAATAATTTACCAAATTCAATCACAAGTATTTCATTTCAAAACTATTCTGATCGTCAAATTAAAAAATTACCATCCTCATTAAAACGTATTGTATTCAGTCATTATTTCAATCATAAAGTAAATAATTTACCGGAAACATTGACACATATTATTTTTGGTAATCCATTTAATCAAAAAGTTAATAATTTACCAAAATCATTAACACATATTACATTTGGAAAAGATTTTAACCAAAAAGTAAATAACTTACCAACGACACTTATTAGTATTACGTTTGGACATCAATTTGATCAATCACTCGAAAAAATACCATTATCAGTAACACAAATAACATTTAAAAGACGTCCAAATGTCAAACTGAAAAAATTACCAAGAACATTAACGCATATCACTTTTGGTAGGCAATTTAACATGAAATTAAAAGATTTACCACAATCATTATCACGTGTGACATTTGGATTTGATTTTAATCAAAAATTAAATAATTTACCAAACACATTGACACACATTACACTTGGAGATGCATTTAATCGAGAATTAAAAAATTTACCACCATCACTGATTTACATTAAATTTGGTAATAACTTCAATAGAAAATTAACGAATTTACCTCATTCACTAAAATTTATCCGTTTTGGTGCTGACTTTAATCAAGAATTGAAAAATTTACCACAATCAATAACTCATATTATACTAGGTCATGATTTCGATCTTAAAATAACAGATTTACCACAATCATTAACACACATTATATTTGGTTGTTGTTTTAACCAAGAAATATCAAATTTACCAAATACTCTGACACACATTAAATTTGGATATTATTTCGATCAAGATGTCACTATTTTGCCACAATCATTGACATATGTTAAATTTGAAGCTAATTTTGATCATGAAATAACAAATCTACCCCATTCATTATCACACCTCATCTTATCCTACACATTTGATCGAAAACTTGAAAATATACCAAAAAGCTTACGATACATTAAAATTCCCGTAAAATATCAGAACCAAATACCACGATTCATTAAACATATTGTTTTACATTATTCTGGATAAAAATTATTTCATTATTTTACTTAAGATCTTAATTAAAATAATTATGTATTGGACTAAAAAGGTATGTGTAGAATTCAATAATAAAAATTGATAAAAATAATGTCATTATCCAAATAATAAAATGTTGGAATTACCATATGAATTACTAATAACTGTTTTCAAATACATGAGTCAATCTAACAACCTAACTTGTTACACGTCGTGTCGAAATTTATTGATTATTAGACATTTCCATTTTGTTCAGGTTTGTGAAATTGTTAATTTTCGTCCAGAAAAAAAATCATGTCATGAATTAGAAAAAATACCTTTTGTCATCATATCTCTCAAATGTTGTGGTAAACATAAATATCAATTAAAAAATTTACCGCGAACTTTAAAATATTTTGAATTCGGAAAGGATTCTGGCCAAAAATTAAAATATTTTCCGAGTTCAATGAAATATATCACATTTAGTCATGAATTTAATCAGGAATTAAAAAATGTACCAAAACTAGTAACACATATTGCATTCTTCGGTGACGATTTCGACAAAAAATTAAACAATTTACCAGAATCGGTAACTCATATTATCCTCAGTCATGATTTCAATCAAAGAATCAACAATTTGCCAAAATCACTGAAACACATTTCATTTTCTGGACGATTCGATAAAAAAGTCGACGATTTACCAAATTCTGTTACTAGTATCGCATTTTATAATGCATCTGATCGTGAAATTAAAAAATTTCCATCTTCATTAAAACGTATCATATTCGGTCATAATTTTAATCATCAAGTAAATAATTTGCCTGAAACATTAACACATCTCGAATTCGGTGAACATTTTAATCAAAAAGTTGATAACTTACCACAATCACTGACACATCTTGTCTTCGGGAATAAATTTAACCAAAAAGTGGACAATTTGCCAACAACACTAATATCTATTACATTTGGAGATAAATTTAATCAATCACTCCAGAAAATACCATTATCAGTAACACAAATAATATTTACAAAACGACCAAACACCAAACTGAAAAAATTACCGCGAACATTAACACACATCGAATTTGGTATGAAATTCAATAAAAAATTAAAAAATTTACCACAATCATTGACACATATCAAATTCGGATTAAATTTTAACCAAGAATTAAACAATTTACCAAACACACTAACTCATATTATATTTGGATATTGGTATGATCGAGAATTAAAGAATTTACCACATTCATTGATCTACATTAAATTTGATGAAAGATACAATCAAAAATTGACAAACCTACCACATTCATTAAAAGTTATTCATTTTGGCAATCAATTCAATCAAGAAATATCAAATTTACCAAAAACAATAACCCACATTATTCTGGGTCATGATTTCAAAAAAAAAATAAAAGATTTTCCACAATCCTTAACACACATTGCATTTGGTAATTATTTTAATCAAGAAATATCAAATTTACCAAACACATTAACACACATTAAATTCGGATATTTTTTCAATCAAGACATAACCATTTTACCACAGTCATTAACATATATTAAATTTGGTATATCTTTTGATCATGAAATAACAAATCTACCCCATTCACTATCACACCTCATCTTATCCCACGCATTTGAACGAAAACTTGAAAATATACCAAAGAGCTTACGATACATTAAAATTCCCGTAAATTACCAGAACCAAATACCACGATTCATTAAACACATTGTTTTACTTTATTCTGGATAAAAATTGTTTCATTTGTTTTCTGCGACATTTTGTACATTAGAAGTGTAAAAAAATTGATTCATTGTTTTACTTTATTCTGGATAAAAATTGTTTCATTTGTTTTCTGCGACATTTTGTACATTAGAAGTGTAAAAAAAATTGATTCATTATTTTACTTAATATCTTAATTAGAATAATTATGAATTGGACTAAAAAAGCAAGTGTCTTAGTAGGATTCAACAATGGTACCAATAAAACAACATGGGATGACATCACTGACCATCCTTACACTAATAATGTCAAGATTGCAGGTTTTGATTTCGATGACACAATCATTCATCATTACACCAGAGTAAAAGATCATGTCGATCAACCTTGGGTTTATGTTTCTGATGAATTGAAAAACAAATTAAAAGAATTAATTGATACAAACCACTTGATCGTCATTTGGTCCAACCAATCAGGATTAGAACGAAAAGAAAACGAATGGAAAGAATTGGTTGATGATGTCTATTTTACATTATGTGAGCAACTCAACAAAAAAATATTCATGGTAATCATGGCCAGTTTCGGTAATGACAGATTCAGAAAACCTAATTTAGGTATGTATCACATGTTAGTTAAGAAATTTGGCTTTACGAAAATCAAGAAAATCTCATTTTGTGGTGATGCTGGTGGACGTGTCGAAAAAGATTTTTATCGCCAGAAATTCTATCCAACAGGAAAAGCAGGTGATTTCAGTGATGGTGATTATAAATTTGCTCTTAACATTTCCAATGTCACTCAAGCCAAATATGGCATCAAATGTCCATTCACTACACCAGAAATGTTCTATCTCGGAGAATCACTTCCACCAAAAGTATTGTCATTCGATCCTTACAAATTCATGAAAGAATACAAACCACAAAAACAAAAATTCACATTCCATGAAAAAGAATTAGTGATCATCATGGGTTATCCCAGTGTCGGCAAAACATTCCTCGTCGACAAATACTTCAAAGAACTCGGTTATGATATCTACACTCGAGATGAATATTCTACCTATCGCAAATATGAGTGTGCTGTCGAGAAAGCACTCAAAACAAAAAAATCAATTGTCTTAGCTAACACTCATCCGACAGTCGGTTCTCGTGTCAGGTGGGTCGCTGTCGCCAAAAACGGAGGTTATGAAAGAATCAGTTGTTACATCATTGGTGCAAGTATGCAATTAGCTTTTCACTTGAATAATGTCAGAATGCTCATGGATAATATCGAAAAATTCACTAACATTGTCTATCATAAATTCAAAAAATCACTCACAAAACCATCAAAGGATGAAGGTTTCGATAAAATTGCTACTATTAACTGGCGCATCGATCCCGAATTGTTCAAAGACGAAAAATGGAAAAAAGCATTCTTAACATATTCTGAAGGTATTAAAACGAAGCAATAATTTTTTAATAAACTCTTGTTTCTTAAAAAAATATAGTATTGTACTTTGTTTTAATCGATTTACCCAAAGGTTACTACGTCTACAGTCTCATAAAAAAATTGTAGACGTAGTAAAAGTATTCCACTTACCACAGGTTGCTACGCTTACACTTTGTTTTAATCGACCTAAAGGTCTCATAAAAAAATTGATCCAAAGAAACAATATATATTATCTTAGTAAATGTTGGGCCCAACTGTAACATATAATGATGAGAAAATTGTGCTTTATAAAAAATCGGATGATCCATCTGATGATATTGACTTAAACAAGGTTGATGTGAAAGTCAAAATCAAAATTAACAAAGAGAATGAAAATGATATCCGAGTTGATTTGGTTGGACGGTCAGTCGATCATGCCATTTCCAATTCTCTTCGATTAGTCATTGCTTTGTATGTTCCAGTTTTTTGTTTTCATCGGACAAAACTGAAAGTCGAAAAAAAGGAATCAGGTTATTCTAATAGTTATAATAACGATAAAATTGAGACCATTCTCGAAAATTGTCCCATTTATGATATTGAATTTGACGAGTATATTATGGATCCACAAGCCTACTTACCAACTGAAGTACATAAAACGATGTACAGTTCATTCATTCAAGAAGTCTACGAAGATATCAAAGACATTGATAATAAATCATTAGCAGGCGTCATGATTAACAAAGACGGAACATATGGTTCATCTGATCCTGAAAATAACAAAATTCCGAAAGTTGTTATGTCACTCTCGAAAATTAACAATGATCCTGTTCTGACGATTTTCGCCACAACACATGATGCTAAATTAACAATCAATGGCAAAGTTTCTAATTCCTACAAAAAGAGACCGAGAATCGATCTCTTTATGTTGCGACCTGGTGAAAGTATTAATTTGTCAGCTGAAGCTGTTCTTGGAATTAGTATCATTAATGGTATTTATAATGCCACAACTTTACCCGTCAGTCTTGAGGAAAATTCAAATCACTATTTCATCAAATATGAAAGTCTTGAACAAAGTTCGCCTAAGAAAATCTTTAAGAAAGCTTGTGCTATTTTAATTCGTAAATTAGAATTATTGATGGAATTTATTGCTGGTAATTACAGAAATAAAATTACGAAAGATCAGATGGTTGAAATTAATATTAATGGTGAAGAACATACGATGGGAAATTTGCTTTCAACCACATTGAAAAAATCGAAAGATATTAGTGAAGCCAGTTATACAATGAAACATCAACTTGTCAATAATATTATGATTCAATACAAATTAGAGGAAAAATCAAAAATTGAAGATCCAATCGAAGCTCTGTTAGACGTGATGCAATATTTGATTAATGTCTATAATAATATTCTTGATCAGATTGGTGAAGCCTAATTAATTAATATTTTACATCTGTAAAATATTAATCAAATATCTGTGTAAATTAGTAGAATAATTAATGAGTTACATTAATGAAGTCGACAATATAATAGCTGATCTAATAGATGATTTTCATGAAAATTATTTAGCTAACAATGAGTTGTTTGAACAATTGATTACAGTTAAAAATTTCTCTGATTATTACCAACAAATTGTCCAATTGCTCAAAACCTACATCGATAATATCGATTATTCGAAACTAAGTAGTATCATCAATAATAGTGAAAATCTAGAACAAATCGTCCAAATTATTAATCGATACATCGTTTACTATTTTTTCCTCATGATTGCTTTCTATTATCCTAATGATAAAAATAGTATCAAAGAATTTCGTAAAAATTTCCTCACCTTCTCCGATTTACAGAAAACCAGTAAATTCACTATTCGCAATTTTTTCGATGTCCAGAATACAGCCAAAATTATCGAGTATTTCAAATTTATCAAGAATCTACGTAAATTTCTCTTAGCTAGCGACGTGGAAATTAATGCACTTGATCCTAAAATCTATCCAGCCGAATTATCATTTATGAATACACTCGGAAAACAATGGATTAATGATAATTTGCTCACTGAAGTCACTGAAAACAATGAAACTGTAGTCGACGTGTATCCATTTGGATTGATTAAAACGATTGTCTTCATTGATATTTACAAGAAGCAAGAAAGAAATAGTGTTCTGAAAATTGTCAATGAGGAAAATGATGCTGATAACAGATATACATATATTGATATTTTAGTTGTTGATAAATCTGTTATTGATTACGAGACATTTAGACAATATTATTCTGATGAACCTGAAGCATTTGTTAAGCGTTTGTACAGATTTATTAATGATAATCCTGTGGTCTTCGAGAGAGAAGATCAGGATATCAAAAATGTCAAATTGATTCAATTTCCATTTGTCGTGCCTATCATTGATGACTACCTCAGATATCATCGTGATGGTGAAAAAATAGAAAATGAATTTGATCAGATTTTGCCATTGAGGAAAAATCTACTTCCGAGTCTTTATCTGCAACAAAATAAGAAGAAAGATAACAGACGTATTCAGGTCATTGTCAATAAAAATGAACTTGTCTCCGAATATTATTCTGTTGATCCTAAAAATACCGAAATGAGAAAAAATATCCTTTCTTTGTTCTATCCACCATTGATGTATCGTAAAGTCGTCTCCATTAACTTCATTGAAGAATTAAAGTCATTCAATAAAATTTTGGCTGAGAGTAAAACTATTAGTGATAACAGCGATAATTATCTTGAAATGTCATCGCTGATTGAATCGGCATATCAAAATTTCAAGGATTTACCATATGATAAAAATGGCAAACGTCACGAAGGTTTCACTTTTCTCGTCGAAACAAAATATGTCGTCGAATTACTCAGGTTTACCAATATTGAATTCCAAACGACTAGTCCGAAAGATCTCATTGAAACACGAACAATGAGACCAGAAATACAATTAAACATTCTTGGATTTTCTTTACCACCTTTTAGTCGAAAATCCATCCGTGGTGCTCGTAAAAGTGATTTGGTTGATATCAGGACAATTACCATTAATTATGGCGAAAAATCAGTCACTTCCCAGAATGGCCTTAAATTGTATTTACGTATGATTAAATATTTTTTCATTAAGACTTTCACAGTTGATTACACTCATCATAAACTGAAAATTTATCATGATATCAAGCAATTACAAAAATTAAATCCTGGTTTGGATAGTAAGGTTATTTACTGGCTTTACAATGTCAATGATGATGTTTTTAAATCAGATTATTATCAGAATATTACGAATGCCAGTCTATCAGAAAACATTAAGTACCTTAATGGATACATTCATGATAAAATTTATAAATATCTGTTTGAGCATTTACAACATGTTTTGTTTGTTAATCAGCATATTGATATTATCGATATGATGAGGTTAGTTGAAATGTATTTACGTCATTATCAATTCGATATTCCTGAAGTTGATAAACATAGAATGGTGATTGAAAATTATTATCACAACAAGAAACCATCTGCTTTCACTATTAAACTAACTACTCCTGAATTTGTTCTACCAATGTATCATCCGAAAGTCATTAAGCATATTTATCGTATTTTCGTTGATACTGTCAACCCATTGCATCCACAAAAAGCAAAGACAGAAGTCAAGAAACATGGGATGACAAAAACAAAGGCATCGTGTGAGCATGATTACAAATTGAAATTAATTAGCAGAATGAAAGATGATCTCAAATTACTTAATTCTGAAATGTCTAATTTTATTGATACTTATGGTTTACAGAATTTCACTAATGGTCAATATATCTGTAAGATTTGTTCTCGTATTTTACCTATTGATCAGTATGTTATTGATGGTACCTACGATAATACACAACAACGATTTATTACAGCTTACATTCCATCTGATCAAAGACTGGAAGATATGAGGGATTATCGCAAATATATCACCATTATTCGGTTTTGGTACCAACAAATCGAGCAATTTGCATTAATTACTGAGACGTCGATGTTGCTTGGTAGTACTGGTGAGGTGATGAACAAGAAGAAGAGTTTGATCAAAACAATGATTGATATTATGAATGCACATGGAACGAGAATGATGAAGAAAGAGCAGAAACAGACGAATAATCTCAGTGTGGTGACATTTTTCGAACTTGATGATTCGATTTTGAAATTCGAGATTGATCCTAATAATCCTGATGCGAGCCGAATTAACAGATGGAAGATCAATAATATGTTTTTGTATTTCGTCTTGCTTTTTATTTCTGAATTGAATGGACCACAGATTGCCAATATGTTCTCGAATAAGATTGTGAATATTTATCAATTTGAACAGAATGTCAAGCCAAACATTAAGGATCTCAAAATCAGAAAAAATACAACTGATAAACAATTAATTCCTTTAAATGATTTTCCGATTATGAGTTATCTTATTTTTGTGTGTGGTTATTTGCTTATTTATTACAAGAGATGGTATATTCCCAAGAACGAGAACAGAACGAAAGTTGGCTCATCAAGTCTTGCCTATTTGAAAGTGATATACAATTCAGTGGTTGATTTACTGAATGGTATTTGCGATGAATACAATAACATGAAAAATACTGATCCTGATCATCATATTTATTCCATTTTTCTGGTGAAAATCTATGAACAGATGAACCACTTACTGAAGAATACATCCATCACGAAATACTTGTTAACTCACCATCAGAAATATATTCCTAGTGAAGTGAAGTATCAGGAAAATACTATTCCTATTCTCACACCAGAACAATTCTTGCCATTTCCTTTATTTAAGTTGCCAACACCATTACGTCTGATTAAGAAAACATACACTAATGAATCATTGATCTCGCCTGAGAGAAATGTCGAATTTGATGCCAATGCATTTTGTCCAACCGGTACTGCTCATCAATGGCCACTTGGTAAAAAATCAAAGGCAACTTCGATGATTTGTCAAATATGTGGTTATAACTTGATGGATCATACACATGACGAAAAAGTTGTGTCAATGGAAGATGCTATTTTTTTCAGAGTTTTGAAAGATGTTGCTAAGAAGAGATGTCTTGATGGTAGTTTCCATATTTTTAATGATAATTTGCCTGTGCATGCTGATAACACTGCTTTGCCATTACAGGATACAACACCTATACCGACAATGACGATGCCACCTTCTGATGCTGATATGACTGTTTTAGAAATGGAGGAAGCAGATAAGGAAAATTCGTCGGTTAAATGTTTACATTGTCACCAACGTGAAAATAAGGTGTATACGAATGAGCAATTACTGGAAATGCTTCATAACATACAATTGTTAAGACAGAAACAATTCGATGAATTTTTCAAGGAGATGTCGAAATTAGATCAGGATGCGGATGAATATGACAAACATTATGAAACGATGATTACAGAATTATTGAAAGATTATGAGAAGACGAATAAGGAAAGTATGTATGGTACGTTACAACATATTCTGAAGAAATGGATTGATACGCTAGAAGAATATTTGGGTACTGATACTGATTTGAATTTAGGACCAACACCAGTTTATTTGCGTGATGATGTTTTTGTTATTAATCATAAATTTAATGGAGCGCTTCTTGATAAGCCGATTATTTTGAGAGATAGTGAGAATAAGATGATTTACAAAGAGAATCATTCTTTTTTTAAGAGAAATGTGTATTGGTATCATGACAAACATAATGATGTTGAGGTGTTTTATGATAGTCGGACATTTAAATTGATTGGGCATAGAGAAGGACAAAGAAATTATGAATTTGTGAATATTCCGAATACATATCTGGAAGTTAACTGGAGTATTAAGAAACAATTCTATTATTTAGGATATCCTGACCAATATGTGCATTTAGAAGAGGTCATGAAGGATGATTTTTATAATCGAATGAATTTTCAGATTGATGATCATTTAAATAAGACGAAAGGTGCTGTCCATCGGATATTTACGATTATGATGGGGATTAAAAATTATGATAATTACTTGCAGACTGCTGAAAAGACCACAGAGACAGATAAAAGTGAGAAATTTACGAAAGATAGTACCAAAATAATACCTTTAGTATCTATGACACAATTACATGTTTTAATGGAGAAAAATTACAAGAAGAATAATAAATTGCAGTTACCGGAACATTTCATGGAGGCATGGAATAATATGAGATTTTATTTTACGACATTGCCAATTGATTGGAAGTCGACGAGTATTGAAGTATCGGAATTTATTAATGTGCAGATATTATCATATTATGATGTGATGTCGAATGTAATTTATTATTATCTGATTAACCAAATGTTTGAGATTATGAAGACTAATCCGGAAAAAATTATTCGGATGAATTTCTGTCAGATGTTTGTTGAAATTATTTATTATGTGTTCCAATCGACTTATCAGAAGAAGCATAGTTTGGAATTGATTCGATTTGATTATTTGTTAAATTTCATGTTAACTGGTAGTGAATTTGTGGTTGATTTGATGAAACGTGGACAAGGGTTACAGACTATTGAGGCAACTGATGAAGATGTTGTTGGAGTGGAAATGGAAGCACAAGCTGAAGAAAACATGACTGAAGAAGAAAAGTTACGTAAAGAACAAGATGAAGAAGCAGTTGAAGGATTTGATATGGAACAGGAAGAATGGCAGGATGAAAATGCAGAAGATTATGGAGAAGAAAATCCTGAAGAATAATTGTTGTGATAACTTTGACGACTATTATTATTGTTACCCTAATGATTACTCAGGCGATTACTTTGACTACTACTCAGGCGATTACTTTGACTACTACTCAGGCGATTACTTTGACTACTACTCAGGCGATTACTTTGGCGATTACTTTGACTACTACTCAGGCGATTACTTTGACTACTACTCAGGCGATTACTTTGACTACTACTCAGGCGATTACTTTGGCGATTACTTTGGCAACTACTCTAGCGACTATTGTATTGACTATTTTACAAAAAAAAAATGATTTAAAGAAATAATTTTTAGTATTAAGGTTAATTGTCAGTAAATTGTCGCCTTTATCGTCGCCTTTATCGTCGCCATAATCGTCGCCATAATCGTCGCCATAATCGTCGCCATAATCGTCGCCATAATCGTCGCCATAATCGTCGCCATAATCGTCGCCATTATCGTTGCTATTATAGTCGCCTTTATCGTCGCCATAATCGTCGCCATAATCGTCGCCATAATCGTCGCCATAATCGTCGCCTTTATCGTTGCCTTTATCGTTGCCTTTATCGTTGCCTTTATCGTTGCCTTTATTACCAAAATTATGATAATCACTAATAAACAAATATTAGTCTAAACAAATAGCACAAATAATTCTCATCATATAATAATGAAGATAATCATTATCATTGTCATTTTAATTATTGTTTATTTAATTTTCAGACAGGTTAAAGTTTATCCTAAAAAAGAAGTACCTGAAAATGTGACGAAGAAAGGTAAACCAACAATCGAAGGTTTCGAATCAAAAACGGAAAATTATTTTTACAACAGTGACAAAGAGCCTATTTTCAGGACACCCAGAGAATTAGCCAAAAAACAATTACAAACTGAAGATTTTTTTAAAGGAAGTGAGAAAAAACCACAGAAAACTACATTTACGAAATCCAAGAAACTACCTGATGCACGTGACGTCATGAAAGTGATTCAGGAAGAATACATGGATACTCAATACAGATTTAACATGACAACTCAACCCATCACAACTATCATTCCAACCAAATACAACAAAGACGTTCAGAAGAAATATCTCGAAAGAATTGCTCAATTTGTTAAATCTTGGAATGACATTTTCCCGAAAGGCGAGAATCCTATTAAGTTAAGTGATATCAATTTGTTGTTTATTCAAGAAACAATGGATGAATTTTTACTGAAAGCAAACATCAAAATTATGTATTTAGGCAAATCATTGCATATGAAGGCATCGTTTTATGGTTGGTTAGAGAAAACAGATGATCCATTTACTGAAGCTGATGCCTATAAAATGCAAATGATTGAGATTTTACCCATTCCTAAAGGTGATTATGGTGAAATTCCAGAAGGTAACAGCAGTTCGTGGGATGATACTTTTGCCACATATGAAAGAGATAGAGCACATGCCAAAAAAATCAATGATCAAAACAAACATGAACATTTTAACACAAAACGTGAATAATTATTTCCACTATGCTAATAATGAAAATAGTTAAGTATCGTCAAAAGAAACCATATATAAATGATTCATTATGTCAAGTCTTTACTGAAATGTACAAGATTAGTTATCGTGTTGATCATATGTTACATCCACACAACATCTTTAATTTTCTACCAGAATTATTCCAGTTAGTTAATGTCAATTCTGGAAAGACACTCTCGGAATTAATGAACAATAATATACTCGAAATTATCAAAGAATATTATTTTTTTGAATATTTCTTTGATCATAAAGGTAAAGGATCGAATACATATCAAAAATTACTCGATGCCACATTTGTTCATCCATGTGACATCTTATTTAATTTTCCAGAACAAAAGAAAGTTAATGTTTTCAAAGTCTGGATTGAAGATAACAGAATAACTGAGATTGTTTGGTTAATTGAATATTTAATTGAAATCTTTGGTCAAAATACTGCAGAAATAACAAAATACTTAACTTATGATCATTACCATCCTCTTCCTGATTTGTTACGGTTGAAACAAATTTATGCCATTAAAAAAATGTCAGAAATACAAATTGGATTGACACTCATACCAAACAAAGAATTGATGAGTGCTAGTTATGGTTATTTTCCGTTTTATCAGTATTTAGTCTTACAAAAGAAAGACCAAATAATTAATTATTTATTGAAATTAGCATCATCAGAAATGGATGTTGTGACACTAAGTTATGCTTTACTGACCACTGCTTTTCTCTAGAATTGATAAAGCATTCGCAGTGGCAATATCTAATTGTTCTGGATCAATAATGATATCAAAACAATATTTCGAAGGTGACCCAATAATCTTCACTTTTTTGGTTTGTCTCAATTCTTTGATCACACCATTCAAAAAAACTTCAATATGCATCACTTCTCTTCGTCCTTCATTAAGATTCAATTCTGCCTTTGATGCTAATTTTAACATATTAAAACAAATCGCATCATTATCAATTCGCTCAATAAGAATATCCATAACAGATTTAATAATATCTGATCCATTGATGTTATTAACAAGAACTTTGTAAACTAAAAAACGATTCACATGACAAATAGAACTAATATTATCATTCGTAATAGCATCAATGACTAATTGTGCGATGGTACTATAAACTTCATCAGTCGAATTGATCATCTTAACGCCCATTTTCTTTTTGTCAAGTAACCAAATAGCATTTTTGACATTGTAATTACATTTTTTCAGAATTTTAAGATAATCTGCTTCTTCCATTTCCATGTTTTCATGACGTGCAATATATGTAATAACATTCCTAATTTTACTCAATGGTGGATGCGGAACTCGAACACTTTGACATCTACTTCTCAAAGCTTCCATGATAACCGTAATATTATCACAAATCATAATAAAACGACAAATTGACGAATATTCCTCCAGAATTTTTCTCAATGTCGCCTGGGAACTGTAGGATAGTTTCTCGAGATGTTTAATGACAATAGTTTTATAATGATGATGTTTTGTAATAATGGCAATTGGTTTTTCCATCGCATATTGTTTAATGACACCTGATAACAAATGTCTGTCATGATTCGTGTTTGTCGGTTCGATAACGATATGATAATCACTGGTGACTAATTCAATATCTTTCTTGCTATTCGAACCACTGATCTTGAATTTCATCATTTTTGTTTTCGTGACTTCACGACCATGTATGGCTATCAATAAATGTTTCAACATCATGGATTTACCTGAAGATGGTGGTCCAACAAGAATTAAGTGAGGAATATTATCATGTTGTGCTAAGTAATATAAGCGTAATAATACTTCTTGGTTAAATAAATACTCATTAATATTATTTGGTCGGTATTTATCAATCAGTAGCATTAATTTATTAATAATCATAAAATTTTTTATCAGTTTTTTTAAGTAATCATGAGTGAAGTAAAAGAAAAAGAAAAAGTAGAATTAGATAAATCCACCAGTATTAATGTCTTAGATCTCATTTCGAGATATCAAATTGGAAATATACCTATTATTTATTTTGTGCTCATTTACATCATTCTCATTATTCTCAATCGACTTTACAATTTCACTGATACAACAATCATTCTTGTTAGTACCATACCAATCAGTATCATGCTTGCGGTCTTGTTTAATAATGTTAAAATAACACCTCTGGTTTTCTCGATTTTAGCAATAACGATAATTTTCTTAATCTATTTAATAAGATGAGTAAATTAGCTGTTATGTTATTTCATCGTGATTTAAGAATTGTCGATAACACAGCATTAAATTTTTTGATCAAAAACAAATGTACGATCATACCATTATTTATCTTGACACCAGAACAAATTGATAATAACAAATTGAAATCATTAAATTCAATTCAATTTATGATGGAATCCTTATCAGATCTAGATAAAAATTTAAAAGGTAACTTATGGGTCATGCGAGGTGATACAATCAAAGTCTTGGCATTTTTGAAAGAAAAACATGATTTTCAGTTTTTGGTCTACAATAGAGATTACACACCATATGCATTATCTCGAGATGAAAAGGTTGATAAATGGTGTCAGAAAAATAAATGTGAAGTTTTTTCGTTTGACGATATTTTATTGGTCGATACATTAATAGTGAAATCACAAAATGACACTTTTTACAAAACATTCACCCAATATTATAACAACGCTTCACGATTACCAATTCGAAAAGTTAATAATATCAAATTGAATCTGAATTATGTTTTAGACAGTAAATATCCACTTGATAAAATGACATATGTTATTAACGATGACATTGCAATTCATGGTGGTCGAAAAAATGCTTTGCAAATTTTCAAAAATATCAGACAATTTAAAAATTATGCGGAAACAAGAGATATTCCAAGTATTAAAACGACACAATTAAGTGCACATAATAAATTTGGAACGGTTAGTATTCGTGAAGTTTATGTTGCATTTAGGAAAATTAAAGAATTAGTGAAACAATTGTACTGGAGAGATTTCTATTTTTATGCTGGATATCATTTTCCTCAGATGTATCTTTATGCTCATTTACTTAAAAAACCAAATCGTCAAATCAAATGGCAAGATAATAAAGTTAATCTAGAGAAATGGAAAAATGGGATGACTGGGTTTCCTTTAGTTGATGCAGGTATGAGACAAATGAATAAAACTGGATTTATGCATAATCGTGTGAGAATGATGGTTGCCATGTTTTTGACAAAATATTTGTTGATTAATTGGATGTATGGCGAAAGATATTTTACGACGAAATTAGTGGATATTGATAGAGCACAGAATGTTGGTAATTGGAACTGGTCATCAAGTTTTGGATTGGATCATACATCATTTCCAAGATTGATGAATCCATGGACCCAAAGTAAAAAATATGATCCAGATGCAAAATATATCAAAACATGGATACCTGAATTAAAGAATATTTCAGCAGAAGCAATACATAAATGGGATGTTGAATATACATCAGATGTTATGTATCCAAAACCAATGATTGATCAAAAGAAAGCATATTCACAATTCATGGTGTTTTATAAGAAATATTTCGGTAAATCATAACTCCAATAATTTACTAGGTAATTATTTAAATAATAACATTGATAACCATTTTGACTATTATCAGGACGATTATCAGAACGATTATTAGGACGACTATTAGGACGACTATTAGGACGACTATTATGACGACTAGCAGGACGACTACCAGGACGATTATTAGGACGACTATTAGGACGACTATTAGGACGATTATCAGGACAAATTGAAAAATGATTTAAAGAAATATTTTTCAATTAACGATTATTATGGCTACTAACATTATTGTTTCCTACAATTAAAAATTATTTCTTTAAATCATTTTTCAATTTGTCATAATAGTCGTCCTGGTAATCGTCCTGGTAATCGTCCTGGTAATCGTCCTGGTAATCGTCCTGGTAATCGTCCTGGTAATCGTCCTGGTAATCGTCCTGGTAATCGTCCTGGTAATCGTCCTAATAGTCGCTCTGATAGTCGTTCTGATAATCGTCCTGATAGTCGTCCTGATAGTTGTTCTGATAGTCGTCCTGATAGTTGTCTAAATGGTTATTCAAATTTGTCATATAAATTATGAAAAAATTGAAATTCGTGTGCTATAGTATATCTATTAATAAAATTTCAGTCTTAACAAGTTATAGTAATGTCTCGCTCAGTTAGAATTGCTACTGTTTCTGAATACTTGGAAACGGTTGTCTTGAGAGATGTGGTCCAAAAGACCTATCAAATTGAACCACTTGGCATCATTGGAACAAGTCCATTTCCGTACGCGGAGGTGTATGTCATCATTGATACATCTAGATCAACACAATGTATCAATGATTCATGCGATATTTATGGTATCAGTGATGACGTATCAATGACAACAAAAGGAATTATTCTTGCCGAATGTGAAGGTATTGCCAAGTTGTTCAAGGAGATGATTGGTAAGTTTGATCTGAAAGGTGTTGTCGTCAAAATTTACAGCTTTTCAAACATCACACACCTGGCAAAGGAAGTGATTATCACCGATTCCAAGGTTTTTTACGAAACTGTCATTTCAATGATGCCCACTTTTCTTCCTTACTTTAGTGATGGAACGAACTTGACTGATGCATTCGATGTTCTTCGAAAAGATTTTGATCAATTTCATCACATCAACAAGAACAAGAAATTGATCATTTTGGCAACTGACGGAAAAGCAGACTCACCCGAAGATGCACTTCTTGCCTTCGAATCTGCCTTCCGACACTCACCATTCGACGCATTTATTTGTGGTGCTGGAAATATTGGTGCTGACATCGAAGGATCCTTCTTCAGTACCAAGGGAAACAAATACACTAGCGCAAAAATTACCGAATCAGAAGTCACCAGAACAGCAAGGACAATCCATTCGAGACAATCAAATCATGGTCAATCACGCGGTATCGAGTATCTTGACAAATTGGCCAAGATCCCCGATAATACTCAGTACTTCGGTGCTTACGGTGATTACTCTCATTTCCTTGAATGTCTGAACTCATTCTTCACAAGAACTTTTCCAAAGACACTGACATGGAGTCAATTCCATAAATTCTCCATGAACAACACTCCAGCAGAAGCCATTGATTCTACTGACACTCTCCTCGGATACCGCAAACCAAAAGACTTGGGTGCTGGTACTTGGATTACCTACTCTGACGAAGTGAACACGATCCTCAGAAGAGGAAAAGGTTGTCTTTTCAAAGTATCGAAAGTATCGTCAGCTCGTCCTTCGGTGTTCATAGCAGTTCCAATGTTTACTCCAAACAGCAAGACAGGAAAACACCAAGATGATTTTGATAGACATCAAAATACCTCATTTCATGATGATTTTGATAGACATCAAAATACCTCATTTCATGATAATTTTGATAGACATCAAAATACCTCATTTCATGATAATTCTACTGATGTTCTTGGTGGTGGCTACCAAATTCGTGTTGCTGAATTGCTTCATCGTGGTTACCCTACTAGTCCTGATCAACTTATAGAATTTGATCCACAAGACAAAATTTACAACAACTTCTTTAACAAAACATTGATGTGCATGCTGAACGAGAAGTCCAACCATGCGATCAGAATAAACCTCATAGATTTATCCATCGTATTTTATTCAGGTTTTCAATTTGTTAAACAGATTGATGTCTTCGAATACTAATTACCAATACTTACATCTTGTGTTTTTTCTAAACATAATATGTAATACACTTACACTTTTTTAAACGTAGAGTCTCAGAAAAAAATTGAAGTTTTCCACTTACCACAGGTTGCTACGCTTACAATTTGTTTTATTCGACTTACCTAAAGGTTACTTCGTTTACAGTCTCAGAAAAAAATTGATAAATATTTTGTTTTAAAAAAATCATCATCCTTATACGTCTAGAGAGCAATTATGGGTAAGAAAACAACCAAAAAATCATCATCAAAATATGAGATGATGGACGAAATTCCTCATATTATTCACAGACCTGATACATACATTGGGTCAGTGCAAGAGGAAGAGATTAAACAGTGGATTTTCTCCACCAAAGATGATGTTTTGATTCAACAAGAAAAAATGAAATTCATTCAAGGCTTGTACAAGATTTTTGATGAAATTGCTGTCAATGCCTATGATCATACTCAAGAAGATCCATCATGCACCAAAATTAAATTTTGGATCGACAAGAAAGCAGGTACCATTAAAGTTTGGAATAATGGCAAAGGTATTCCGATCACAAAAGATCCGAAACATAAGATCTATTATCCTACTATGTTGTTTGGTCATTTGAGATCATCGAGCAATTATGATGATTCAAAGAAAAGGACAACTGGTGGTCGTAATGGTCTTGGTGGAAAATTAGCCAATATTTTTTCAACGGAGTTTGTCATTGAGACCGTCGATGCGAAGAGACAGAAGAAACTCAAGCAAACCTGGACTGACAACATGCAAAAAACAGATGGTCCTGAAATTACTGATTGTGGTGATGAATCATTCACTTCTTTTACTTTTACACCAGACACGAAAATCTTCAAGACAAAAGGATTTTCTGATGATATGTACAATTTGATGAAGAAGCGTGTTTATGATATCACGATGGTCACCAGTGATAAGGTCAAGGTTTATTTCAATGATAAGCAAATTAAGGAAAAGTCATTCTTGCAGTATATCAAGTGTTATTTCCCGAATAATGAGTATGAAGCAGTTGTTGATGACAAACAGAAGAGATGGAAAGTAGCTATGGTTTATGATCGTGAAAGTGTTATGGATCATAAGCACATTTCCTTTGTTAATGGTGTCTGTACATCCAGAGGTGGTAAACATCTCAATCATGTTGTTGATCAGATTGTTGATAAAGTGATGGAAAAAGTAAAGAGAACTGTTAAGTCAAGTAGTCTGACAACTGATATTATTAAGAAGTCGATGATTTTCTTTATTAATTGTCAAATTGAGAATCCGAGGTTTGATACTCAGACGAAAGAATGCATGACATTGAAGGAATCTGACTTTGGATCAGAATTTAAGGTGACTAAGCCTTTCATTCAGAAGATTGTTGATTCTGGTATTGTGGAAGATATCATTGAAAGACTGAAGAATGCTGAGACAATGCTTTTGGGTAAAATGACGGGTGGAAACAAGGGAGGTAGAATTAGTGGAATTCCGAAATTAGATGATGCTCATAAAGCAGGCACGAAAGAATCATTAGATTGTGCTTTGATTTTGACTGAGGGAGATTCGGCTAAGGCACTTGCTACTGCTGGACGATCTGCTCTGAAACGTGGAACGGATTATTATGGTATTTTTCCACTCAAGGGTAAATTGCTGAATGTCAGAAAGGCAAATACGAAGAAAACGGCTGATAATGAGGAGATATCGGCATTGATGAAAATTTTGAGACTAAATCCAAAGGCTGATTATAAAAAGAGTTTGGATGGGTTGAGGTATGGTCATATTTTAGTTATGGCTGATCAAGATTTGGATGGATTTCACATTAAGGGTTTAATTATGAATTTTCTTGATCACTTCTTTCCTGATATTTTGAAATATCATCCTGGATTTATCCAATCATTGGTTACTCCGATTGTTAAATGTACGAAAGGTAAGGATGTGATGCAATTTTATAATTTGAATGAATACAATGAATGGTTGGAAAATAATCAAGGGTGGAAGACGAAATACTATAAGGGATTAGGTACAAGTGATAGTACAGAAGCGAGAGAATATTTTAGGGACATTGATCAAAATTTGATTAGTTATTTTGATGCTGAAAGAAAAAAAGGAGATAAATCCAAAGTAACGACAACAAGAGAAGCCATGGATCTAGCTTTTCGTGATGATAAGAAGAAAAAAGGTGATGAAAAGGATTCTGATTTGAGGAAATTGTGGTTGAAAAAATACGATGACAAATTGTATATTGAACGATCCCAAAAAGAAGTATCATGTTCTGATTTTATTAATGTTGAGTTGATTCAATTTTCACATGCTAGTAACATTAGAGCAATTCCAAATTTGATGGATAGTCTAAAACCGGGACAAAGAAAAATTATTTATTCAGCATTCAAGAGGAATCTTAATGATGAAATTAAAGTTTCACAATTTGCAGGTTATGTCTCTGAGCATTCAGCGTATCATCATGGTGAAAAATCGTTGTTAGATACAATGGTTGGAATGGCTCAAAATTATGTCGGTTCTAACAATATGCCACTTATGGTTCCAAAGGGCATGTTTGGTACAAGACTAATTGGTGGTGAAGATAGTGCTAGCGCTAGATATATTTTCACTCATTTGAATCATCTTGATAGATTGATTTACAGTAAATTGGATGAACCAATATTGACATATGTTACTGATGATGGTGTCCAAGTAGAACCGAAATTTTATCCTGCATTGTTACCGTTATTGAATCATGATAAAGGTGTTGGGACTGGTTATTCGACAGATATTCCACCCGCCAATCCAAAAGAAACAATGGTAAATTTAAGAAGAATTATCAAAGGTAAGGAACAATTCGAAATGCTACCTTGGTATCGTCATTTTACTGGCACAATTGAGAAGATTGACAAATATACTTATTTGTGTAAAGGTAAGTATGAAATTATCGGTGAAAATATGATTAAAGTAACTGAATTACCGGTTAAGGAATGGACACTTGATTTTAAGGCACATCTTGAGAATCTCATGAATCCTGAAGGTGAAAAAATTACTGGAAAATCTCTCTTGGAAAAGGATAACAAGAAAAAGAAAGGTGCTAAGAATGCCAAAGGAAAACGTGCAGGTAAATCTGTTAAACCGACTAAGGCGACTAAAGGTAAAAAAGTAGAAAAAGCGAAGCCATCGAAAGTGATTCCAATTATCAAGAATTACAAGAGTGATTCATCTGATGTCAAGATTGATTTTACGATCACATTTAAGGATGGCTATTTGAAGAATGCTTCTCAGGATCAAATTGAAGATTTACTTGGATTGAAGAAGCAAATCAAGACATCTAATATGCATATGTTCAACGAAAATTACGAAATCACGAAATACAAATCGTTTAATCACATCCTGAAGGATTTTGCAAAAGTTAGACTGAAGTATTATCAGATGAGAAAGGATTATCTCTTGAAGAAATATGGTAAGGAGAAGAAGCTGTTGAGTTGGAAAATGAAGTTTGTCGAATATGTTCTTGATGGAAAGATCATTATTTATGAAGGTCGCAAAGGTAAGACAAGGACAATTGAAGATGTTCACCAGCAATTGAAGGATCATGAATTTCCAATGTTAGTCGACAAGACTAGAAAGGATACTGGTGAAGATAATAACAAACCATCATATAATTACACGAAGATTGGATTGTATCAATTGACAAGGAAGGAAGTTGAAAGACTGAGAAAGTTACTTGACGACAAGGTTGCAGAAATTAAGTTGTTGGAATCCAAGAGTAATTCGGACTTGTGGCTTGATGAGCTACAAATATTCGAAGATGAGTATGATAAATGGTCTGTTGTACAGGATAAAATTCATGAGAAATTGATGAAAACAGGTCAAGCAGAACTGAAGAAGAGAAAGAGGTCAAAGTCTGGTAAGAAGGATGACTAATTTTTATAGAATTATTTGTTGAATAATATTATAAAATTTTTAAATTTTACCGAAGGTATTACTAATGTCTACCAAAGGACCGAAGATATTACTAATGTCTACATTTTATTTTTTAGACATTCTGTCTCAGGAAAAATTGAAAAACTTATTTTATTCATCAAAAATTACAATAAAATGGATACCTTACCGTATGAGTTAATAATAATTATTCTCAGATTTACCAATTCCAATGTTAATATTAATTTTTGTCAGTCAAGTTACCTCTTTTATTATTTAAGAGCATTGATGACAATTCAAATTTGCAAAATTAAAAGTTATGATGATAGTTATAGCACTCATTATATTGATAGGTATCATAATGATACACCAAATTATTACATTGCTCAAATCGGCATAACTCATTTTAAAAGTGAAAAACTAGAAAAATTTTCTAGTCAATTGACATTTTTGTCATTTGATTTTTATTTAAATCGTAATTTGACTAGTTTAAATTTACCTCAATCATTGTCTCATCTCACATTTGGATATCATTTTAACCAAAAAATATGCCAATTACCTCATGGATTGACTCATCTTGCTTTTGGGAAATGTTTTAACCAAGAATTAAAAAACCTTCCTGATTCGATCATTTATCTTGAATTTGGTTTTAATTTTAATCAAATTGTTGATCATTTGCCATCTTCATTAGTGACTCTCATTTTTGGTGATTGTTTTAATAAAAAAATAAATCGGTTGTCGAAATTAATCACCCGATTGAAATTTGGTTCAAGATTTAATCAAAAAGTTACTCACTGGCCTCAATCATTAATTCATTTAACATTTGGAGATGATTACAAAAAAAAAATAAATAATTTACCAAATTCAATCACTCACTTGACATTTACGTCATATAATAATCAAAAATTATTCCGCTTACCGTATTCATTATCACATCTTGTTTTGAAATATTACATTGACTATGATTATTTTGTTAATGTTTCAACGTCATTGACTCATATATCATTTAGGTGTAATAAATATCAACAATTACAATTAGATAAATTACCGAGAACATTGAAATATATTAATTTAGGTTATTATTTGAATCAAGAATTAGAATTAGATAAATTACCGAGAACATTGAAATATATTAATTTCGGCTATTATTTTAATCAAAAATTAGAAAATTTACCTCCTACATTAACACATATCATTTTTGGTGTTCAATTTGATCAAAAATTAGAAAATTTACCAGATTCATTAAAATTTATTCGTTTTGGTTATTATTTCAATCAAGAGTTAGAAAATTTACCTCCAAGATTAACACATCTTTTTCTCGGAACAAGTTTTAATAAAGAACTAACCAATTTACCTTCTTCTATAACACATATGAAAATCGGAAATCATTGTGAAAAATCATTGATAAATTTGCCTCCTTTACTAACACATATCATTTTTGATACTTTTTTTGATCAAGAAATAAATTATTTACCTTCATCATTGACACATCTCATCTTAGGTAAATGTTTTATTCTGACAATGGAAAATTTACCTCTATCATTGACACACATTAATTTTGGAAGAGATTTTAGACCAGAACCAAAACATTTTCCTAAAAATGTCAAATACGTCAAAGTTAATAAAATTGTTCACGTACCCAGACATGTCAAATATGTTTCTTATTTTTGATATCTCTGGTCTGCTGAATAGAACAGAATAAAATTTATGAGTAATTTTTATAGAATTATTTGTCGAATAATATTATAAAATAATTGTTGTTTCCCACTTACCAAAGGACCAAACGTATTACTACGTCTACCAAAGGACCGAAGGTATTACTACGTCTACCAAAGGTTACTACGTCTACCGAAGGTATTACTACATCTACATCTACATTCTGTCTTAGGAAAAAATTGAAAACTGGTTTAATTCATTAATAGAATAAATTAAGTCTCAAGTAAAAATGGATACCTTACCATATGAGTTATTAATAAACGTTCTCAAATTCACCAATTCTAATGTTAATATTAATTTTTGTCGCACAAGTTACCTCTTTTATTACTTAAGAACATTGATGACAATTCAAATTTGCAAATTGAAAAGGTATGGTGATCGTGATCATCGTCTTCATAAATATCATGAAAATACATCATATTACATTAGTTGTATTGGCATAATTCATTTCTGCCCTCAAAAATTAGAAAATATATCTCATCAATTGAAATATTTAGCATTTAGCAATCATTTTAATAGCGAATTAATTAATTTTAATTTTAATTTTCCAAAATCGTTGTCATATCTCCAATTTGGAGAAAATTTCAATCAAAAAATATGTCAATTACCTCCTACATTAACTCACCTCACTTTTGGTAAACATTTTAATCAAGAATTAAAAAATCTTCCACATTTATTGATTTATCTTAGATTAGGTCATAATTTTAACCAAACAGTTAACCATTTACCACAATTTTTAAAATGTTTGATATTTGGTCATAATTTTAATCAACAAGTAACTCATTGGCCTCAATCATTAATTCGTTTAAAGTTTGGTGATTGTTACAACGAAAAATTATGTCAATTACCAAATACAATTACTCACTTGTCATTTGGTTTGAATTTTAAGCAAAAATTATTCAATTTACCAAATGCACTAACACATCTTATTTTAGGATATAAACTCAAATATCATCTCAATAATTTACCACAATCATTAAAATATATCAAATTAGATGATTATTTTGATGATATACCGAATTCAGTGACTCATATATCATTTGGTGGATGTCAAAAATATCAATTGGATGTCGATATGGATACGGATATGGATATGGATATGGATAAATTACCAAGAACATTGAAATATATCAATTCCGGCTATTATTTTAATCAAAAATTAGAAAATTTACCTCCTACATTAACACATATCATTTTTGGGACTGATTTTAATCAAAAATTAGAAAATTTACCAGATTCATTAAAATTTATTCGTTTTGGTTATTATTTCAATCAAGAGTTAGAAAATTTACCTCCAAGATTGACACATCTTTTTTTTGGAGATTATTTTAATAAAGAACTGACCAATTTACCATCTACCATAACACATATGAAAATTGGAAATTATTTTTCAAAATCATTGAAAAATTTGCCTCCTTTATTAACACATCTCATGTTCGGAATTACATTTGATCAAGACATAAATTATTTACCACCATTGTTAACACATCTCATGTTAGCTACTACTTTTATTAAAAAAATAGAAAATTTACCTTTATCATTGACACATATTAGTTTTGGAAGAGATTTTAGACCAAAACCGAAACATTTTCCTAAAAATGTCAAATACGTCAAAGTTAATAAAATTGTTCACGTACCCAGACATGTCAAATACATTTCTTATTTTTGATACCTATCAAATCTCTGGTATGCTTCCAATTGAACATTCGGAGTATTCTTGTTCCACTTCCCTCTATTCGGGAATCTTTCATTCTCACCAAAACTAGCAAGATATGGTTTTTCAGTATTATTCTTCCACAAATTATCACGAACAAACATCTTGTCAAGTTTATTTACTCCTGGTGTTGCATAATCTGTGTCTGACAACGGTTCGTATTCGTCAGGAATAATACCAGCATCTTGTTGAATTTGATACTGAGGATTTAAAAAATTTAATTTATCAGAATCAAATGTCAACCCTTCCGTTTCATCATATCGATCTTCATTCGTAATAATACAACCATTATTCTGTCTCGGATCCGATTGAATATCCTTACATCTGTAATTACGAGGACACTGACCCAAAACACATTTTGGACAAAGGGAACGACATGATTTCCTATCAAGTGGAACTCTGTACATCGAATCACCAATGTTTTCACCACCAATTTTCTCAAAGACTGGTTTTCCTTCCGTGATTTGTTTGTTACGAATGTAATCAGAAATCGATCTGTATGTATCTTGAAGCCTACTATTCGGCACATCGAGCATTGAAGTTCTCCTTGTATCGAATTTCGGATTGTAAGTCAGACAACAAGTACCAGGTTCTGAAACATAAAAACCATTGCAACCATCACTTGATGTGCATTGTGACATACATTGGTTAATATTGTCATAAGATAAACAAGTCGCACCTGATTGCATGATATTCTCTGCTTCATTGGCGACATAATCACCAGTGAGCTTCCTTTCAGTATTCCATAATTCATAATAACTGTTGCTGGGTTGTTCATTGGCACGGAGCATCTGACGTAACATCATCGCTTGGTTAATTTGATAAGGTGGCGTCAGGCCTTCTGTTTGATTAATACCACAACAATTCTTCTTTGGTGAGATACTGGGAATTTTTGGTTCTCCTAAATCAGAAAATCCTTCACATGAAGGTGTGTAAACCCACCAGAATATGAACCAAATAATCAGAATAATAATCAAGATAATGATGATAATTGTTCGAATATCCATTATTAAATTAACATAGATTTTTAGACTTATAGGTTATGTTAATGACTATTTTTCATCACTAAATGTAACAGTTTAAAGTCAGTGTCAACGAACGTCAAATATGTCAATTCATGTTGCATTTGTTCTACACTACATCTGAGAATGTCATGTAAATCATTCTCAGATGTAACATTTGTTATAATTAATTCCTTAATATTTTTGTCTATGGGTAAATACTCGACAAATGTCAAATAACAGTCACAAATGTCCATAAAAAATAAAAAATTTATTTTCAAGCATACTAGATTTTTGAGACGATGTAAATGACAAATAAAATTTTCAATATCAAAATATTTATCGTAAAAATCCATGTTTTTCTGAGGAACAATGTTAATAAACAATGATTTGACATCCACTTTTGTTTTTAAGATATTGTTAATTTCTTCATATGTACCCGATATTTCCAATTTTTGAGATTGTTTACTCGTTTTGTAACATTGGAATGATTTTGAATCGAGTTTCTTATTTTCTAAATACGATAACCTAAAAATATATCCATCGTAATTGTATCTTTCGTTAATTTTCTTCTGTAAAATATTTTTGAGAAAAATATTTCGGCTTACTTTAACAAAAAATATCATAGTATCGATTTCTAAAAATCTTGATAACTCTTCAAGTAAATCATTCGGTATATCATTCATTATTTTATTTTATGTCAAATAAAATAAAATAATCAGCTTTTTTCATAACTGTAAGTTATGAAAAAAGATGTAACATCGAAAATTCAGCTTTTTTTATCAAGTACAATAAACAATTATCATGGATCGTAATAACGCGAACCAGACACCAAATTCTTCTTTATTATCCCATCTTGGAAAATTAAAAAAATAACTAATGATAAAAAATAAAATAAAGATAAACACATTGACAATGTTTACTATATCCATTAGAATTAGTTCAGATTAAATACACCTGTGTGAAACATTTCGATGATGATTAAATACACCTTTATGAAACATTTCGATGATCATAAGTATCGAACATGATTTACCTGTTCCATTAGCATGAAGGGTTAATAAAGGATGATTCGTTCGGTATTTATGAGCACCATTCCGATATGTCTTCTCAATGATCTTCAATGATCTATCTCCCAAATATTTAAAGCTATCTTCGTATAACGTGTTCATTATTAAAAAGATAACATACACACTTTAAGTAGTAATGACCCAATATTCGGGACCAGGTGCTGGTCAATTGAAGATGTCTCCTTTCCAACAATATGACACAAGAGAATATGATAATCACTATGACTACACTGAAGAGTCATATATCCAACCAGACAAAGATCATCTTAGTCTAGCAGATGTTCAAAAATTAAATCAGTCTGTTCCAAAACCAACACCAAAACCGAATCAGTCAACTATCTCAACTGTGACATACGTGCATATTGATAGTCGAGAGAGAATTATCTATCCTGAAAACATCCTTGATGAAAAAATCATTTTCTTAGAACCATATCCACTTCTTTTCGAGAATGGTTCTGATAAAATGAGAATTATTGTTCCAGATAGCGAATGTTTCCACATCGGTGATCGTATTACCATTAATAATGTCACTTCGAAAAATTTGCTCATACAAAATCCATTATCACTCAAAATGAAAAGCAAATATATTCGTATCAATCAAACACACCATGGTATGAGTCTCTTTGGCCTCTATGATCCGACAGATACCAATCAATTCGAAATTGCACCTTACACTTCAGATCTACCACCTGTTTTTACTCCTCACGATCCTGATAGACATCAGAATACCTCATTTCATGATGATCCCATTCCTGATATCCTCACTAATTTCGTTCTCAAGAAACAATCAAATCTATTCGTCAAATTATCCGGAATCAAATCTCCAACTTCATACATCGGAAATATCCCAACCAATTATCTCAATCAGTTACTCGAAGTAACCCTTATTTTTAATCTTGTTGCTGGTGTCATGGTTCTTAACCGTAATGCCTATCTGATCAAATTAATTAGAACGGCCAGTATCAATTACCTCAGTACAAATGACACTGTTCTGATTAATTATTATAATTTGTATGGGTTACCAATTAATATCTTGAATGCCGGAACACCAAATACAGTGATGAGACAAACACCATATTACGAAATCAGTGATCTCAATGAAAATGAAATTACGGTTGATTTGGTCATGAATGCAATTATTGATCCATTTTACACTTTTTATGATGACGATGTGATTAATCTAACTGGTAATGATCGTGGTGGTGGCGAACAAATCATTGTTCAAATCATTACCGAAATTGTGCCAGGATCACCTCATCCTAATAATTATTTGGTTCGACTCAATCAAAATTACAATAATGTCTCACAAGTCAGAATCATTGCCAGTATGTTCCCCAATTCTTTCAAAATTATCAATCTATCCAATAATTATCTTTACTGGAGGAATATCGATGATGGTGATTCTATTTATTATCTGAAAGTCACACCAGGTAATTATTCTCCTTGTGAATTGGCCGAAATAATTGAAGAACTTTATGCCCTCATTCCTCGTCTACCATATGTCAATACGGCAAATGAACCATTGATCGATTCAAGTACATTACACTTGTTTAACAAAAATCCTTATGACAACAATGGTCATTACAAATACCATGATGTCGAAGTAAATATTGATCCAAACAGTTCGATTGTGACATTTTATTTTTACAGACGACTTAAATTATTTGATGCTGTGACAATACCCAATATGTCATTAATTATCAATGGTCTTGGTGAACCGTGTCAGTATTTTATACAAGAAAAGACATTGTATACATTTAGTCATGAAATATCAGAATGGTCATATCAAGTATCAATGGATATGGATACTTCAGTTATTATTGATTTTTATTATGAAGAACGAGAGAGAGTATCACTTAATACAAACACGATTCTGGAAAATTTCAGTTATGACCCAGAATCTTTCCAATTGATTTTACCGAATCATCAATTACAAATTGGGACAATATTTTACACTGATTTATTTGCTGAATTAGATTTTTATGAAGTTATTTATGTTATTGATACAGATACCTTGTTGTTAAAGATAATTGATACCAAGATGATTTATCATGACATGTTATTAGGATATGACGAAAATGACATTCCTGATATTGATTCGATTGACATTAATGAAGATGATAACAAATACATGATTGTGACGCAGAGAAATCATCAATTTACAGAAAATACAATGATTGAGATTGGTGATCATTTATTAAATATTATTTTTGTGATGAATGAAGATAAGTATGTTATTCCATTGATTGATGATTTACCTGATGAAATTGTTATTCGCTATCCTGATTTTACCCAATTGTTTTTTAATTTTAAGAATACATTTGGTGATCTTCTAGCGTTTCGTCGTGTTGGTGATCCTTTATCTATTACTCCTTATGGATCAATAATTCGGAATATTGATTCATATGGACAAGATTTTAATTTTAGTGGAATTAGTCAGTCATTCGAGCCATCAGATCATCCACTCCAAATGACGGGTGATAGTTATTTTTACATTATCTGTCCAGAACTTGGAATGGGTACTTACCGTAATACACAAATTTATCGATCAGATGATAGTGTGATTGGACTAGATTCCGTGTTTGCTAAAATCCAAATTACTAAAAATCCAGGAAATTATCTCATTAATTCTTTCGAACCAATCTACAAAGTCTTCCCGAGTCTAACAAGTCTCAATCAACTAAGATTCAGATTTGTTAATCCTGATGGTACCGATGTTAATTTTTATGATGCTGATCATAATTTTACTCTCGAATTTACCATCGTTAATAACGTCCCTACAAAAAGTAATGTTGATGCGAATATTGATTCGATTGTCGGACCAAGAGTTATTGATAATTTTAATTAGGTTATTTCAATAAAATCATCATACTAATCAACTGATCAGTCATTTGCACATATCGATCCATTGAATTTCTTGTCAAGGCAATTATTTTAATGGTATTTTGATAAACATTATTCATCCATGGAATGAATTTAGTCCTCAGATTTTGAATCGTATCTGAATTACTATCAAGTGTTATTTTGTCATTTAATTGTAATGCTGAAATAATAGGTGTGAATAAATCAGATCCACTTAAAATTGCTTTATCAGGATCATTATTGACTAACGTACTATCATAACGTTTCCTGTAAAATTTATACGCACGCGTTGGTAGAGTGTTTGTAATATATTTTTCTGCCGATTCACCAGATGGAATAACATGAGTCATAAGATCATTAACAACTGTGTTAATGTCAAGAGTAGTGATTTTAGATGAAATACCTTTTGCTAATTCTAATTTGAGTAGATTAATGAAAGCAGGTGTGATAATAAGACCAATAACATAAATAGTTGCATCTAAATCGTCTTTCCAGAATGGATTTGTCAGATCATGACCATACAATTTTTGATTTGATTCGTATTTCGCTAGAGTATCATAAAATCCGGCATATAAATTGACTTGATTGATATCATTTAACGATTGAAGAAGATGCTTATTCATTACCGTTAGGATCATTGTGGGCGATAATTGTTGGATATATTTTTTCCAGATTGCAATTTGGATTCGTGGATCATTGAAATTCGAAATGACACTTTCATAATAATCAGTTGGTGATTTAAATGAATTACCACCTGTTGACATGATAACTTGTGATGAAATAGCCAATTTGGTATCAGACAATGTTTTAACATCTGCCGGTTTTGATGCCATAGTGGATATTTTACTTGTCAATACAGTTTCATCGGCTGTCAATGAAGCAATCAAGTTATCGAGACGATTAGATTTCGGTAATTTTTGTAATTCAGTTCGACGATTGACGATCAATGCCAACTGGTTTTCTAATTCTTTCTTTTTACTTGTGTTGTCAGACAAAACATTCGGTTTTGCAATGAGTGATGCCCATGAATTAATGTCCGTTTTATCAATATTGATCATATCGTCATAATTGTCTGGTAATCCAATATTCATTATTTTTGACACATTGTCATAAATTGTTTTTGTGAAACCATTTCTGAAAGTAATCAGATCATAATAAATTTGTTGTTGATAAATGATGTAAGTTATTGGTACCACGAGCATCATATTTTCAATAATGTTATTTTTATAATTATCCAATTGGAGATTATTGAGAAATACTGTATTGAGTGATTTTGAGAAAGTATCAATTTCTGAAGATCCATCAGGTGAGAAATACCGTAGATGATCATTTAATTCTGAGAAGATAATATCACGAGGTGTTTTTCCTTGTTGATTTTTAAGTTGAATCGCATTATTTTTCAGTAATGTCACAACAAGTGGTAAATTCTTGATTTGTGTCGCAATGTGTAATGGAGTATCACCTAATTTATTTTGTTGATTGACCAATTGTGAATTTGTTTTGATGATGTAATCAATGAGTTGTTGATCAATTTGATAACATGACATTTTCTCTCTTCTCGTGAAATCACCATGATAAAGATAGTGAATAGTATCTTTCGGTGGTCTATTTGGTAGTGTTGATAAATTTGTTTGTAGCATTGGTTGTTCAATAGTTAAATCATTCTTGTTGTAAACGTCATCAATCATTTTACCGATATCAGGTTTAATATTGAGAACATTTGATGTGTCAACTCTAAAACTAGGTTCAACAACTTTGTAGATTTCTAGATTAGCAACATTACGGAAGACGTATTCATAGATATCATTGAGAATTTGGTCAATAATTCGTAAAAGTTTGGGATTATTAGAATCACTACCAATGGTAATACTATTTTTAGAGAGTTCATTCAAGAGCGTATTAATTTCAGGTGTGTTTGAAACGGTGAATGCTCGTTCAACAAGGATTTGATATTGATATGATAAATATTTCGGAATTAGTTCCTTGACTAAAAATGCATCATGGACTGGATTGTATTTTTTCTGAAAAAGTGAACCTGTTATCATTGGTGTTAAATCTGGAGAGTAAACAGAATCAAGATTTAAATGATATAATCCAATAGCAAAATCATTCATAATATATTGATCTTTGTTGAACAATGGAATTCTTAATGGATCTACTGAAATGATGTGTTTGTAGTTATCATCATTATACGATATAACTGGATGTAATGCAATATCAATACCAGGAATATGTTCTTGGAATTTGTTATTTTCATTACTGACAAAAGCATTGTCAATAAGATCATATGAATGTCCAGGTACTTCGTTTTCAGTATAAAATAATTTTTTATCATTCGGATCAAGATTGTCGTCTGATTCTATGTTTGTTAACTCATCAATATCATAAAATTTAACACTACTTTCTCCTGTACCATCTATTTCTTTAACTCTCATATTTTTGATGGGATACCTTGCAAGTTTCATGTCATTTGTGCCATTATTGAGATAAATCATATATCCTGTTACGTATGTATTATCTGGAATCGTTCTGACATTATTCTCATACTCAACACCGTCGATATTTTTAAGTGGCAGTACAGTTGCACTAAGTAAGTTTGTTGTCTCAATGAGATATTGTCCTTGTGGTGTATAAACATAATAGCCTATGTTATCATCAAAATTTGGAATGAGAATACCGATAGAATCAGGTATTTCCGATAGATTTGTTTTGAAAGGTTTCATAATGAATAAATTATCGAATATCGGGTGATCCTTGTGCATTGATTCGATTTTTTCACCAAAACAATCGTAGTTCAGTGAATAATGAGGAAAAACGATGTCTATTGATGAGCCTCCTATATAGTAAGAAAAATTGTACATGTAGCTCATTAATTGATCATTAAGAACGGTTTTCCAATCAGGATTTGAGATTAAATTCGATGTGATGGTTTTGAATTCTGGTAGAAAAGCATCAAAATTTTCTTCGCCATTTCCATCAATGTTTTTCAGAAAATCAACCATATTAAGATATTTAATAACATTATTGAAGAAAACCATTAATTTTATGATTGATGCCTCAAGATCTTTGATTGTTTTATTCAATCCACTCGAATAATTATCGATAATTTTATTAATTGATGTTAATTTATTTGGATCTGTGATGGTGACCAAAAGTGTTGTTAGTTTGATTGTATCGGTAAATTCATGACGTAATTTATCACGTAATTCCAATAATTTAACAACAATGAGTAGAAAATTGGGTAGATAAATCTGCATGATGAAATAATGAAAATCAGTATTAATATCATGAATAATATCGGTGTAAATATATGATAATGCAATAATATGTGTCCTTATTTCAATGAGAATTTGATAGATGATGATCATTTTGCTGTGAATATTCCATAACATAATTTTTTCTTGTGAGACAAATAATCCAAAATCCTTTGCTAACAAAACAAAATCATTTAATTCGTCGCTTGCTTGTGTGAAATCAAGAACAAAATCGTAATTGAAATTTAAATGAGAATAAAATGTATCATGATTGTCATTCTGTGATTTAAAATATTCTTTGATTTTATTTTTCATTTCTTTGTCAAAAAAACTACTTGCTAGACTACTTGATAAAATATCTGAGACCAAATAAAGATCAAGATGTTTTTTATTTTGATTTCGCTTGGGTTCTTCAATATTACCAGCATCATCAAATGTTATTTTCGTAAATAAATCATCCTCATTAATATTCTGAACAATTTCAGATATATTTCTGATTTTTCTAATTATTGGAATTAACTCAGAATGCCTTAACGTTGACATTTTATCATCATCAGAATTAAAATAATCGTCAATTTTCTTTTTGAAATATGCACCAATTTGACTAGCACTCAGAATTTCTTGGTTTTTATTGACTTTCGGATAAAATGTATTACCTGGTATGACAGTCGCAGTCAATAATTCTTCCTTCATCACATCTTCATAACCATCATAAAGTAAATGCTGTAATGAGTTATCGACAATAGTGATTAAACCTTTTTGCACATATTGTAGAAAAAGTCTCATTACGGAAACAGTTGCATTATTAGTGTCAGTTGTCATCTGTTCTATAAAATTGGTATCCATCGAATAAACATTTGTGTGAATCAAAGGCGAAGATTGAAATTTAGAAATATCATATGTTGTAGTGTTATCAGTTCTGTTTAAATATTGGTATAAACCATCGAGTAACACAAAATAAATATATAATGATTTGTCTTTTGCTTTTGCAAGTGTATCGTTGATCCGAGTCTTCACTGATCGTTTCGATTTTCTTGTCATTAAAGAATTATTAGGATAATACCATTCATAAGTTGATACATATCCCGCAGTAGCATCAATAAAATTTATGAATTGATGATCATCAAAATATTCGTTATTTTCCATTAGATTACAAAATACATATAACCAACTTTCTTTTAATAAATTTTCATCAATATTATTCGGTTTATCAAGTTGATAAATCTGACATAATTCATTAATTGATTCGTTTGATAAGAATGGATGATCATTCATAGATAAGTTAAAAAATGTATTTTGATCATCTGCGTATTGACCAGAACTATTTATTTTAACAATATCAGGAAATAATTGATCATGATCATTTAAACCATATTCTGAGAAATCATCATCAATGACTTGTGCTTGATTCGTACTCACATCAGGATAAAGATCTGAATTGACTAATGTTCCCAATTCAACAGGTGCTATTTCATTATCTTTATATATATACACAACATTGGCATTAGGATCGGAAAAATATGTTTCTAAATAGTCAATGGGATCCGCAATGATTTTGTATTCTCTGACAAAATAATTAGTGAATCGGGTGTGTCTCTCCATAAAATAATAATTCAGTAAAAAGACACCCGTAATATTTTGGCTTGTTAAATCAAGAAAGACTCCATCAAATAACATGTCATTAACCGTTTTTTTAATTTCTTGTTGTTTGGCTGAAACTTTGACAAGCATATCTTTAATTGTTTGATCACCCGACACTAGTTTTTTCTGATCATCGACACTATCATTGAGTGACTTTTTCAGTGATGCTTCATTGTTATCGAGTAAATTTTGAAAACCAGTATTATCAGACTTAATATTTAACTGATTAAGAAATTGACCATATGTCGTATTCATTTTACGATAATAATCAAGATAAATGTTTTCCAAATCTTGTATTTGTTGTGCTGATGTTTGTGATTGATAATCTGTCGACGAAATACTTCTCTTCACACGATTAATCAAATCTTTCTGTGCATCACTATCTGCTTCAGGAATTCTGGCAATAATCGTTGTTAGTTGTTTTAGATCATCACCAACACTTGCTGTGGTTGTAGTACCAGGATCATTCTTCATTAATTTCGTTATTTCAGCAATTAATTCATTCAAAATATTATTTGATTTTTGATCTGCGGGATAAGTAATCAGTGGTTCTGGTTTATCGTCATTTTCGAGTGGACAATTAATAGTTTTACCAATAACAGCAACTTGTAATCCATTATTACCAACAGCATCTTGTTCTGATAGTTTCGCGCCTTTTGAAACAAGATATTTGACAATGATGTCATATTGTTTATCAATCGCAAAATGAATTTGCCAATTATTTTGATAATCAGGTGTATGAATTGGTGATTGTTTGTCAAAGAGTAATCGTACAATATCCAGAATATTTAATTGATCTGCTAGACTAGGATCGATGAGTAAGGCAACATGGACTGGTGTTCGATCGGTGATACTTTGTCTAACATTGGCACTCATATTGTTACGATTAATGTAATTTTCAATGTCAATATAAACACCGGTGTTAATAACGGCAAATAATCCTTCACTAATTGATGTTTCAATCTTCCCAATTGGGGGAAGAGTTATCTGATTAATTGGTGGAGGTCGTGGTTGATATCGTGCCATTATGTATCCTATCAGTTCACATGATAATATTATTATATCTAAAAATATAATCATGACGCGTGCTTTTGTCTTTGAAAATAAAGTACCTTGTGAGAAGAAAAAGAAACATTTTATTCAGAATGACAAAAGAAATCGTTCACAAATACTAATCATTCAGGACCATTCACAAAATAAACCTTATCAACCAATGACATATTCTTAAACAATTCAAGATCAAACATTCTTAATAGGGTCTTTGTGAAAATAACATCAGTCGTTGTTTCTTCTGAAAACAACTTTAATGAAATTTTAAAAGGTAAATGCGTGCGATATTGAAGAATAGACCGACAGAGAACAATGGCACAATCTTCAATAAAGTGATCAAGGTTGGTAAATCTGTCACAATTAATCTTATTTTTGAGTTCTGTTAACACTTTTGGTTTGAGTGGATTCAGTTTTATTTTACTCAAATGATTAATGTTTTTACTAATCCATGTCAATGATCGAGTAAAAAATTCTTTTGTCATATCTTCATGCCAGACCATGACTGTCAGAACATAATCTTGAAGACCTCCACTTGCCAAAATAGTAATGATTTCTTGTTTGGTATATTCATATTTTAATGCAATTGTTATTTCTTGTTCTGGTCGTTCTCTGGTATGAATCATTGTCATCGGATTAATATTAGGTTGTTCATAAGATTCGACATTTTTAGTGATCATCTTACCATTTTCAAGGTTAACGCGGAGATAAACAATTTCGTTCGTTGTTTTGATTTTGCAGGTAAAGATGACAATGTTAGTGATCCAATTATGATCCAGAACAATGATTTCGTCATTAATATTGTAATGATCCATAATGGTCACTGTTTTGACATCCTTCAGTGATTTAGTTTTTGGAATGTGGAAGTGAATGAGATTGTTATCACCGTCAATGCAAACATAATTTTCTTTAATGGTAAAGACATGTTTTGTTGTTTCTGGCACAGCAAGACTAGTACCACCATAAGCATAAGTGACATTGTTTTTGAGATAAACGAAGAGAATGGTATTATGAAATTCCCATTTGTTATTGTGCATGATATCGGAAGAATCAAGATCGAATTTTTGTTTTTCAATCTTGTCTTTGTCGTAATGGTGAAAATGATTCTTGCCAATAATTGTCAAACATAATTGTCCCAATTTGAACATATCCTTGGAATATCCATAACCAACAATTTTCTTTTCATCAGTATCGCCATTTTCATTGTCTTCCAAAATGGAAACCGTTTTAACATTATCAATGGTGGCTTCTTTAATGATAATACCAAATCCAGGCAACAACTTGTCATATTTCTGACATTTCATCCTATTGAAAACAATTTCTTCATTATCAAAACCAACAAGACAAATCTCGCTTGAGCCTTTAATTTTCAGAATAAAACCACTATCGTTATGTGAGACATATTCAGTATTGGTAACACCCAGTTCAAAGATTTGGTATTGACCATCACTCTTACTGGATTTAAAATTAAGAAAAAATGCCAAATCTGCACGATAAAAGAGAACACCTTGGTTTTTAATAACTTTGTAAATTTGGTATTCACTTTCCCAAATTCCTACTTCATTGTTGAAAATGATAATATGAGTATTCGTGATGAGAATTCCAATAAATGTATTGTCTTCCATGATGTCAATGATATCAGTGTAAATGATGTTTTCGACATTATCGAATTTTCTTTTGTTACTAATCATGTAATCCTTTTCGAAAATATGGTATTCGATTTCCTTTGCTTCTTCATTAATGTTGTAAAGGCATCTGTCAGAAATTCTCATTTTTGTTTAGTTAATATTTGTTATTGATGGTACATAAATCAATTTTTTCTAGAGTAAGAAAAAATTGATAATTGGTAATATTAAAATAAATATATCAAAATGTTCATCTTACCTTATGAATTACTAATTACAATTTTCAAATATTCAAAACAAAGTGAGAATGCAATTTGTTACTATTCATGTAAGATGCTTTTGCAATTAAGATATTTACACCCATTACAGATTTGTGAGATTGAGAACCATAATGATTCAGTTTTACCATTTTACGTTATTAACATACATTTTAATGACAATTTAAATCAAAAATTCCGTCATTTACCTCGTTCTTTAAAATATCTTTCAACCGGATGGGATTACAATCAACCATTCGAATGGTTACCAAATATTAAAATGATTAAATTCACATACGAATATAATCGCGAACTAACATATCTACCGAATTCTTTGACTCATGTGATGTTTGGGCAAAAATTTAATCAAGAATTAAAGAATTTACCATGTTCTTTAACGCATCTTATTTTTAGCACTCATTTCGATCAAGAATTAAAGAATTTACCTCAATCATTAAAATATATCAGATTAGGTGGATTTAATCGAAAACTTCAAAATTTACCACAATCTCTGACTCATATCACTTTTGGATACGAATTTAATCAAAAATTAGAAAATTTACCTCCATCATTGGTCTGTATATCATTTGGAGGCAAATTCAATCAAAGGTTGGAAAATTTACCTTCCAAATTAAAATATATTATTTTTGGATATGAATTTAACCAGAGATTAGAAAATTTACCTCAATCTTTAATACATATTTCATTTCATCATCATTTCAATCAGAAATTAGAAAATTTACCTAATGCATTGACACATATTACATTTGGATATAATTTTTGTCAAGTATTAGAAAATTTACCTAATACATTGACACATATTTCTTTTCACAGTGATTTTAATCATAAATTAGAAAATTTGTCTCGTTTATCACATTTATCATTTAGTTATGGTTTTGATCAAAAAATTGAAAATTTACCATTATTGCTGACATATATTAAATTGCCACAGAATTTTAATCAAAAAATAGAAAATTACCCTTTATCGTTAACACATATAATATTTTCTGATAGTTTTAATCAAGAATTGGAAAATTTACCACATATGATAACACATATTAAATTTGGTGGTAATTTTAATCAAAAACTTAAAAATTTTCCTGATTCATTAGAATATATTCGGTTTGGATATATTTTCAATCAAAAATTAGAAAATTTACCTCATTCATTGTCAACTATTATTTTCGGATCGGAATTCAATCAAAAATTAGAAAACATCCCACGATCAGTGAAATTTTTACGATTTGGTTATTGTTTCAATCAAATACTCGAGAATTTACCAGAATCACTAATATGTATCAAATTCGGTGATCGTTTCAATCAAAAAATTCAAAATTTACCTCATACCCTAGCTCATATTCATTTTGGCGCATTTTTTAATCAAGAGATAGAAAACTTACCTTTATCATTGACACATATTATTATCGGTAATGGTTTTGATCAAAAACTAACGAATTTACCGAAATCACTCCGATTTATTAAAATTAAAAGTAAGTATGCTTGCGATATTCCACGGTATGTCAGACATATCAAATTATGTTAGTCTTGCTCCAACATTCATAAAAAAATTGATTTAATTTATTCATATGATTTATCGGTCAATTAATCACCATACACCATGTCTAAGCATAAGAGGAATGGTGCATCAAACATTGTCGATTCTGGTTTGATTAGTCTATTGATTAAACATGAACAGGTTAAATTATTGGAAGAAATTGATGAAGACACCAGACTGTCGTGTGAGTATACGAGTACGATGTTAATGGAGTATATTAATCATCAACAATTACCGCCTGATATTTTGGCAGAGAAATTGAAAGATAAAATTTGTAGTTTGAATTGGGATGCTAATGAAAGAGATTTCAGATTACAAAAGAAAATTTATGAAACTTACATTTCTGAGAAGAGAATTGAAAATAACCAAATCATTCCATTGATGAAGTATTACTATCATGAAAAAGATTTTCATGGTTATCTTAATTTGTATCACTTGGCGTTTACTCATGGATTTATGTTTCGTTATTATTACTTTATGATCTTGTTTTATTTTACTCAAGGTCTATCAGTTAAAAAAATGATTATCAGTGAAATTATCAAAGATAAAGATAACATTGACATTTTGGATTATCCATACATGTGGTTGTTCAGTGAAATTGAAATTATTATTAAAAATTATTATCCAGATCCTCTTCAACTAATACATAAGTTTTCTCATCCAAGTGTTTTTAGTCCACATCTAAACAAAAAGATTATTTCCTATCTTCAGAAATATCCCAAGAATGTCATCGTTTATGCATTTTGTTTTTACACCATGCAGAAAGAATTTACTTTTGTCAATTTACTTCCAAAATGTATTGTCTCACTCGATGATCTTTATGAAGCGTCTCAGAATGAATTACCGTCTATCATCAAGTCTAAGTATTATGACGACGATAATTATCAAGAACAAAATGAATCTTTCTGATTACCACAGGTTGCTACGCTTACAATTTGTTTTCATCAACCTAGCTGTTTCAGAAAAAAATTGTAGACGTAGTAACCTTTGGAATCTTTCCGATTACAATTTGTTTTCATCAACCTAGCGGTTTCAGAAAAAAATTGAAAAAACTAAATTAATAATACATATTATTAATTTAATTCACAATGAAACAACTATATTATGCTGATAGATCGACTGGTAAAAAGAGGACAAAATATTTCAATGTCAAATTTCCGTTACCAAACAAGATAGATCTGACAGATTATAATTTTGCGACTGAGGAAACGGTGAATGCATATTTTATAATGGCCAAATATTTCGATCATCCTGATCATAAAGCACCACAACCATGTAAAGAATTGAATCGCTCGTATGTTTACAATGTTAGTTTTTATGATCATTTTCTGAAAGTAGCAGAGAAAATTGCTTATGAACCAATGACAAGACTTGTTATTTATCAACTTATTTGTAATGTTAGTGTTGTTGAAGCAATTAGAATGGATTTCTTTACTGATCACGTTGATGATATTATTGAATTGTGTCCTCCTATATTGTGGCAAGAAATTTGGTCTGCTCTTCATAAAAATTATGTTGTTCATGATATCAATAAATACATTCCTATCCATAATATTGCAAAAAGTTTACGTGGTAATGCGTTACAAAAGAAGCAGTTCATTTCACCGGAATCATTAATGATTATTCATCATCAATGTAATGGTGTAATTCTTAAAAACATGGTTCAGTTACTCAATGATTTTAAGTATTGTGCGATTCAATTTCGTTGTAGTGTTGCTCATTTGTATGCCACAGATGAGAATGGTTATGGGTTATCACAAGAAATCATTCTTGCACGTCAAGAAGAAACGTCATATTATTTAACATTATTTCGAAAAGATTCATTGCATCAAAGATTGAGTAACGTTGATTGGACAGATCCAGAGTGGTTTTATAATCCAGCCAAAGTTATTGATTGGTTTTATTATGAATTTTGGGATGCTTATGCGTCTTCAATTGGTTATAATTTGATTACAAAAGATATGGCAACTCTGAAAATTGAATTAAAACTTATTTTCAAAACACTGCCTCAAGATAAATATTTCTTTTCAGTACTTGAATGGTTAATTATTACTTTGTCAGTTAATTTACCAACATTCGAATGTGATAAATATATTTTTTCGTGTTTTCCTGATTTAATTTTTAGTCAATTTGGTTTTTACATGAGTATTAATTTGTTACTTCCACAAAACAAAATGAAGACATTGGAATACATTATTAGGAAACTACCTCCATTCAAATTGAGATACAAAGAAGCAAATATTATTATTGAACATTTTGATCAGTTTTCGGAAGCAACTCAATTAAAACTGACTTCAGATTTTTTCGATGATTATTTGAATGATAAATTGCGTCTAAAACATAACACCGATATATGTATTGACATATCGACACGATTTGAGATGAATAATGATTATTTTGGATCTGTTTTTCATAATATTATTCATGAGAATGCCTGGGATGAAATTGATTTCTTGATGACGAATCGCTTGATTTTTATGAAAGATCTGAATAAAATCATTTATGAGCCAAGATTACTCATCGAGACGATCTTTGAGAAAATGGTTTTTGCAAAGAAGGTTTCACTTGATTTTGATATCGATGTCATGAGTATTGGTAAAAGATGGCTCGATTCTTACATTATTAATGATTTTCAGTATCAATCATTAGTTATTAAATTTGAGCTCTTTCAATTTATGAAATTCTTACCCTATGCTAATCATCAAGGAAACACACCATTTGTTCACAACAAACATAATAAAATCTGGACCATCATGACGAATATCATGAAACAATTTCCTGAAGGATTAGATTTTATCAATAACTTGATTGAGCAAGCAGGATCTGATCATCAAAAACACATCATGAAACAAATTATGAATACACATCGAGAAATGACCACTGTTTCATTAGTCGCCTGAACTAGTAAAAATGATTTAAAGAAATAATTTTTACTAATTACCTTGTCATTTAATATGACGAATATTTTGAATGACTGCCTTGTCTATTACCAAGACGACTAGCAGGACGATAATCAGGACGACAACCAGGACGACAACTAGGACGATGACCAGGATGACTATCAGGACGACTATCAGGACGACTATCAGGACGACTATCAGGACGACTATCAGGACGACTATCAGGACGACTATCAGGACGACTATCAGGACGACTATCAGGACGACTATCAGGACGATGACCAGAATGACGATAACTTAATTAACATCTTGCTCATTGCTTGATTATTTTTGACTTTTAATTTTATGATATCTTATTGATGCGTTTTTATAATTTTATTTTAATAATAACTGTAAAGTGAGGATCGATTTATATTTATGATATTTAGTCAAGCAATTAATCAAGTAAATAGCAAGATGTTAATTAAGTTATCGTCGTCCAATAGTCGTCCAATAGTCGTCCAATAGTCGTCCAGTAGTCGTCCTGATCGTCGTTCAATAGTCGTCCAATAGTCGTTCAATAGTCGTCCAATAGTCGTCCAATAGTCGTCCAATAGTCGTCCAATCGTCGTCCAATAGTCGTCCAATAGTCGTCCAATAGTCGTCCAGATAGTCATCCTGGTTGTCGTCTTGATAGTCGTCCAATAGTCGTCCAATAGTCATCCAATAGTAGTCCAATAGTCGTTAAGGTAATCATTCAAATAGTCGTTCTGACAATCGTTAAGGTAATCGTCTGAGTAGTCGTTTATGGGACTAATATGAGTAGTTTTAGGGTAAAAAAAATTGAAAAATCAAATTACTATTGATATCAATAAATTAATATCAATAATAATCAATTAAACAAATGGCCTTTTCATCCCAGGAAGACGTTAACACTGCCCTGACTGTCACCAAGGACACCTTTATCAAGCGTGTCATTACTGACAACGAACCTATCTTTGGTTCTGGTGTGGTGAGATTCTTGTTTGATGTTCAATATGATCCAAACAAGATTCCTGGCATGAACCATCTCAAGATCATTATGCCAATGGCTCAACTCCGCAAGAAATTGATGGAGGAATACGGCGTCAAAGAAGTCGGTGATGTCGAAAACTACGACGAGATCTTTGCCAAAAGATACCCCAACACCCCAGTCACCGCTGACGGGTATCACTTTGACAAGTTGTACACTTTGCAAGGTGTGACTAACTTGACTGTTGGTACTGATGAAGATGCCGAGAAGGCTGAGAAGGAGAAGGAAGCAAAGAAGAAGAAAGAACTGAATAACTATGACAAGCAAGGTGGCAAGCGCTACGTCAAGGACAAGATTGGAAGTTTCCGCGAAGTCGAGTCTGATGATTCTGATTTCGACGATGACTTCGAAAAGGAATTCAAGAAAGGAAGTTCTGGTGGTACTCGCTATGTCAGAAATGATCAAGGAGAACTCGTACCTGAAGAAGAGTTTGGTGACCACTCAGACAATGACTTCGACGACGATTTCGAAGAGGATTTCGGAAAGAAGAAGTCCAAGAAGCCCAAGATCGCTCTCAAGTCACTCGTCTTGACAATCAACATCGAGGATCTTCTCGCAGTCATTCCAAAGGGATTCCCAAACATCCGCATTGCACTCAACTTCAAGCCACTCCTCATTCTGCTTCCACGCAAGGTCCAGAGAATCACAGTTGCCAGTGACGGGAAGGATTACGTTTTCCCTAAGACGACGTCCGGTGTACCAGCAACTCTGCCATTTGGTTTCAAGAGTGCACCAAAACTTCTTGAAGAAACAAAGATTGATAGACCATTGCAATCTTCTTACGATAGGTGGAGAAATTTCAAGGATTCAGATGATGAAGACGAGAAAGAAAAGGAAAAGAAGAACAAGAAAGAAGAAGCAAAGATCGAAGAAATTAAGGATGACATCCCTTCTGTCAAGTTGATTGAAGATTCACCAGCTGAACCAGCAAAGATTGAAGAAATTCTCGAATAATTAACTCATCAACAACCAATGCCAGAAAAAAGGATCATCACGTGGATCAATCTTGATTTTTTTCTCTGAATGATTAGTTTTCTTTTTTAACTGCATCATAATAATTGGAAGCCCTTCAAACATAATAATAATAATTTTTTTATTACTATTATGTTATCAATTTTTTCTTGATCACCGCTAGGTTTGAAAGAAACAAATTATAATTTCGACACAAGGAGAAATTCAATTTTTTCTTGATAACTACTAGGTTTATTTTTCTCATTTATCACCCATAAAAAAATTGATTTTCTAACTGTCAATAAGTTCCATTAACAATATAATTATCACTATAATTAGAATGACTTCACGATTCGCTTCCAAACTTGTTACTCAGACTGACAAAAAGAGATTGTCTAGAAAGCCATCTATTAGTGATTCGATTGAAGAACTTCCTGAGATCATTGAAGAAGAAGCTAATCAAATTGATTACGAAACTTACACACCAATCGTTGCTTTTCGTGCTCTCGAGAGGCATTCATTGAGTCGTTCTGGCTCTTGGGGAAAATCTAGTGAAGATTGGAATATCGAACTAAGATAATTTCCATTCATTTCACAATTTGATTTATATTTTTCTTAACATACATATGTAGAGAAAATCATATTATCATCTTCTGACACAAAAACACATTTGATTTTTTCTTTTTTTGTTTCCTTTTCTTCTTTTTGCTTTGTTTTCGAACGTCATTTATTTCGACTTACCAAAGATAACTACAATTCTGTCTCTAGAAAAAATTGAACTTTATCAGTTACAATTTGTTTCTTTCAAACCTAGCCAAAGGTTACTACGTCTACGGTTATCAAGAAAAAATTGATTTTCCTCTTCTCAAATTAAAGTACAGAATTAATTGTTGATACAATTATCATGGCTAAATTTGATCATTTACCGTATGAGATTATTGTTGCCATCATGACAATTCTCAATGATAACGATAAATGGAATTTGGCTAGTTGTTCAAACATGATGCTTACTGTCTATCTAACATCATTCAATTTAAAATTATTTCCAATGGGATCGTCATATTTACTAAAATCTTGTGTTAAGACAATCAGAACAAACACATTCATTAAAAAACTTTCATTAATGAGAATCAATACTCATTTAGTTAATAAATTTTTTTTGGTGACTAATTTGACAATTGACCATCCAGATTTCAATATTAGCGAATTCATTGATGTGTATGCCAGCCGATTTACTCATTTACGTGATTTGAAAATTAATATCAGAGGATTTGTTAATTATCATGCTTTTACCAAAAACATGAGAAACATTTACACCACTATTCATAGTCATATTTACAGTAATTCATTCTTTCATTTTTCATCACTACAATATCTCTTTTTAGATTGTTCCAATATGGCAATTTGTTCTTGGTCTGATAAATTAGTCATCACAAACACAAATTTAACCAGTCTCAACATTAATTATCATCATCAAGTCAACCATTTATGCTTCTATTTTCCAAATCTCGAAAATATCCAAATCAAAATTAACGTCAATCAATTACACATGATACAAACAATCATTGATGAACATCCAAACTTAACTAAACTTCATTTATGTATTAATAATAAACACATGCGTTTGAATGATGATTCACAATTACCAATTATCTTACGATCAGATAAAATTAAAGAATTCACCATCATGGATAAAACCTCTTTTCATCAAGAAGACATTAATATTTTCGAAGACTTGCAACTTGATTTTCCTGAATTAACAAACTTACAAATCGAAAGTGATTCTTGTGAAGTCACTGAAAATATGTCATTCTGTTTTCCAAAGCTCACAAAACTGAATTTGTATGGTCGATTCAATCATCTTCATTTTCATTCATCAACGCTATCATTTCTTAGAATCAAACAGACCAAATTTAGCAAAGTCATCCATCTTCATGGTATCATACCTCATTTGTCACAATTCGAAATCAGTGGTATGTTCCGAACAAACCTAGCTTCAATAGCAACGAAAAAACTAATCATCCTTGATAACCCAATGAAAACAAAAGAAAGCATGAATTATCATTGTGATTTTTTACCATTACAGATTGAATGACAATCTCAGAAAAAATTTGAATCATTCTGATTACAAATTGTTTTTTTCGACTTCACAGTCTCAGAAAAAATTTGATTAAATAATAATTTACTTGATCAAATTAATGACTTCTAAGAAAATAAATCTTGCACAAACAGAATATTCTTTCATTAGAAAACAAACAAAAACTCAATACATCACATTTGGGTATGAGTCACTTTTTAAAGAATTAAAAACAAACAAAACAAAATTATTCGAGTTGCTTCATAAAATACATGTTCCTGTTGTTGTTCTTTACGATCTTGAATATCAAAAATTAGAGTTACCAATCAAAGTAGCATACAAAAAATATTCTCATAACATCAAACAAATCTTTCATTGTGGTAGTCATCAACATGATATCAAGTATATTCTCGATTTTGCCATTGTTCATAAGACATTTCCTGTGTTGTACATTTCCTTAGATAATCAAGATTTATTAATGTATCATCTCGGCGTTAAAATGAATCATATTGATCTTGCAGAGACTAGTTATCTCAAAATCATGGAGTTACCGCAATATTTACTACCAACGAAAGATGAATTTAACGAATTGTGGAATCTACATCCGAAAGAAAAAGGTTTTGTTAAAATGTTTGGCAAATTAATCCAAATACCAAGATGGCAACAAGTTTTCGGTAATTCTTATTTCTATTCCGGTCTTTATCATCAGGCAATACCCATGGAACCAATACTCATTAAATTCATAGAATGGTGTCAAAAATTCGATCCCGATCTCAATGGTTGTTTAGTTAATTGGTATGATTCAGGTCAAAGTTATATTGGTGCTCATAGTGATAATACGGAACCTCTCAAACGTGGCAGTAATATTTGGACAATATCATTAGGTGCAACACGTAAAATGCTCTTTGAACCAAAAAAGAATATCAATAGTACAAAGAAAGAAGTATCGTTAACTAATGGAACCGTCGTCATCATGGGTGGAACATGTCAAGAGACACATAAACATTCTATTCCCAAAACACCAAAAAAAGTAATATCTGGAAAAAGGATTAGTATTACTTTCCGAGCATTTAAGAAAATTAATTAATTACTGTTTATCTTTAAAAAGTTGATTTATATAATATTTATTAAATTAAATAGAATAAAACACTAAATAATGGCTTCATTCAATGTTCTTTCATTCAACATCGACACCAATATTACTAGAACAGAAGATGGCTTTGCAACAAAGAGTCATGCAAACTGGAGAATTGCAAAGAGAATTCCTGAAATTATTAAGGTTGTTAGAACGATCAACCCTGATATAATTCATTTTCAAGAAGGAAGAATTGTCAAAGATGTCAATTCGGTTGAACCTTTGGTTCATGAATTTGAAGATGATTATCATATTGTTACCAAACCATACAATCCAACAGAAAAAGCATTCATTTACATTTCGTGTTTTAGAAAAACTAGATTTGATCTTGGTGTTCAGAAACCATTTTCATTTTATCTTACTGACATTCCACTTGTTTGTCAAACAGATGAACAAATGAAAGAATATTCGAAAGCAACTGTGGAAGAAATGCCTGAACTCAAAAAGAAATGGATTCAAAAGAATGGATTTGAAGAATTCGAAAAATCATTTCTCTGCGTTGTACTTCAGGAACGTGATACACAAAACAAGCTTATGTCTATTAATGCTCATCTTGGTATTAGTGAAAAACACAGATTGTTTGCTAGTCAAAAGATTAATGAAATTTTTGAAATGACTAGAATATTTGTTGGACCTAATGTCATTATGACTGGTGATTTCAACACTTTTCCTGATTGGAAAGGACCAGAACAACTCGAAAAAATCATTCCTAAAGATCTTTCTAAAAAAATACGATATATTAAAGATTGGGAAAACAATAATACTCATCCAGTACCAATGAAGCAACAAACTACTTTTCATTTCTTCCCCTACGATTATGGTGTTAGTGAAAAATTAGAACATGTCAAGACTGAAATGTCTGATATCTATCAATCAGTTAAAGCTGAAGACACTAATAAGACGAAAGAAAAAATAAATAATTTGTTTAAGAGTTGTTGTAATGATCAATCAGATTATCCTTTAGGTGGACAATTGGACCATATTTTTTATGCAGGAGTGAAACCAACCCTTGATTATGCCACTTTAGTACCTGCATGGACTACTGGAACAAGGAGAGTACCTTTTGAATCAGACGCCTTGAAAGAAGTAATTCTTGAAGAACTTGAAAAAGATCACCCAGCACTTGCCTCTGATCATCAACCATTGTTTGGTATTTTTACTTTTTAATCGTCCCTATAAAATAGTATGAACGTTAATATCTACTACATCATTTTTGTCATTTTACTATTAATCATCCTTAATTACCTTCTCTGGAAATGTTGTAACATTATTTTCATTGCCGTCTAAAATCATTATTCATTAATAATCATTTTATTCTCTCTTATTCCTGGCAACACCCCATTCAAAGTTCTTGCCATTGTCCCAACCATACTTTCTCCTGAATTCACTCCTCACAGCCACACTATTATCCCAATCAGGAATGACAGATGACCATTCATATTTCCTTCTTCCATTTTCATGTCTTTCTTCCCTCACAGGTACATATTCAATTCTTCTTGATTCTTTCGAGACACAACCTTCATGACGACATGGGTCACCATCGCAACACCATTCTTCACACAATGTTTCTTCTTTAATATGTAATCTCCTAAAGCGACACGGATCGTAATTGGCATCAGATCCCAATTGTCCCATATCATTAGGACCAAAACCATAAATCTTACCATTATCACCCAAAACAATAATCTGGTTTTCAGTGGCAATCAATTTTCGAGTTTGCCAATGTCTCTTAATGACATTCAATCTCTGTGGTATATTCGAATGGTTCAGATTCTTGTAATCACCGGTCGAATAAATACTCCAGTCATTCGTCAAATAAAATGTCGATTTTGGTCCAGGAAAGATCTTCACTACCGGACATTCAAAGTAACATCTATTCACACACTTCCAAACAGTCGTCGTCACATTATTCCTCAAACCAAGTTGTCCATGACAATTGTTACCAAGAGCAACAATATCTGGCTCACAATTAACATTACCAACTAACACCGAAAGATTATTATGACCAATCGCAATATCCAACACTTGTTTCCTCATATTAAAAACTGTCGGTAAATCAGGTGTTACAGCCTCCACAAATGTTCCCATTCTTCTCGCCAATAATCTTACAATATCACCAGCCCTCAAATAATTGTTAATCAATCTAAATGGAGCTGGATTTGTGAATTCCTTACAATAATTAGCATAATTAGTCGTAAAGACAGTCTTTAAGTTTGTCAGAACAGTCGGATCCATGATCGGTCCCATATTCAAAACAGTCTGTACCAAACCATCAGAAACATTCGTAAAATCAACACTAAAGGCTTTTGGTCGTACAAAGGTAAACTTCAAACCACCCGGTACATCAATATCAATATACAAATTAACATTAACGACTTCACATCCTTGACACGGTTGCTCGATATTGATAATTATAACATCGTCTAAACAAATATTGGTACCATCAAGACAATAAGAATGAGGACTAAAATCAAGGTTCATATCTTCATACATCATGAAATTCTTCATTTTTGTTGCTCCAACATTAAGATTCAAACAAACACTCTTTCTATTATAGATCGTAATACTTGTTGGTTTCAAATCATGACAATTATCCGATCGATTAACATAAATCTTCACTTCATTGTGACATGGGGTACAAGTATTATCACACCAAGGAGCTTCATTAACATCTCGAATCGCTTTCATCACATCACAGGTTCCTCCATGACCAACATCTAATTTAACTTTAAAATCATCAAATGAGAATTTATTTCTAAACTCAGGTTCACAGGACTTTCTCGCCAATTTGTCAACAACTTGTGCATTAAACGAAACAACATTATCACCAGTACTCAAGATATTAATCAATTCCTGATTTTCAATCAAACGTCGATTTGATCTAATTTCATAAAGTGATCCAAGTGCCCATAACCTATTGTTATCATCAACAAAGACACTAATATCATCACCTGCTCTAATAATCTTCCAACATGGCTGTGGAAATTCAATCTCACATTCTTGTACCTTCTTCTTTCTTCTTGGTGTACACGCACATGAATCTTGCATCGTTTCAACACAACCGCATGCGTTTGATAATGGCGTAATATTTGTTTGACATGATTGACAACCAGGTTTAGTGAAATTTGGTGTTATTTGAGTATGTGTTTTCACTACATTTAAGATGACATCTTTATGATGATGATTCTGATAGACATCAGAATGCCTCATTTCATGATGGAAATGATCATTGACGATAACTGCTTTACGACAAGTTTTACAATTTGGTTTTACTTCTACTGGACGAGTTGTCCGACAAGATTTACAACCAGACTTAACCGCTCCAATTGTTTTAGTAGCAGTGACAATTTTGACATTTGTCATTTTTACTAATGTTTTCGATTTTGTATGACAGGACTTACATCCTTCATTCGTGAGTTTCTTTGTGAGAAGAGAATGTATTTTTGGTGCCATTTTTCGACTATTATTTTGATTACAACAACCAACAGCACCAATCAATACTCTATTTGGAATCACAACCGTTGATCCAAGAATAGTTAATGATGTTGTTGTTAATGTTGTGACAGGATTTGAAGCAGAGATTGATAAGATAACTGAACCAGATGATGTTTCTAAATTAAATCCTGTGTTTGTATTCACGAATGCAATTTCAGTAAACAAAGGTGCACTCAATAATGAAGTAACATTCAGCATTTCTTGCACATCATTACATGTTAATCCATCAAGATTAATAACATATGGATTTATGTTCAGGGCACCAATCAAATCAACATTTTGTGCAACAACAACATCAAATTGTGATCCATTAATATTTCCATATGGTAATGGTGTTGTCGATAAAATTGTTTCAATCGATGTTATTTGAATACTCAATTGACCAGTTAAAATACCTAAATCATTGAGACAACACACAGAAGTTATCGTACCTGTCATGTTAACAGGAATTGTCACTTGCGCACCAGCTTCTCCATTGTAAACCAAATAATTAATTGCTAAATTGGTCAGTCCAGGAAGTGGCGTTGTTGTCGTCATCAAATTAAGACATTGGTTATTCAGACAACAAGGTACTAATGCTGAAATATTATTAATATTAATATTGTTAACTGTAAAACTAGCATTTGCTGTATTACTAAAAACACCTGTCATATTAGTAATCAACAAATTTGTACTGAATGCTCCAATTGTCAATGAGATTCCATTCGTTATAACGGCCAATGTTGGTGATGTCAAACCATAAGCAAGAGTGATTGGGTTGGTATTCAAACTATCACAAGTTAATCCATCCAGTGATATTGTCGAAGAATTATTTGTCAAGAATGATGTAAAATCAATTTCCATGTTATTCGACAAGAAGAATTGATTCACGAGTAAAGAATCATATGCTAGAATATCTGTCTGTGTAGGTAGAGTGAGTGAAGTAATTGTTGCAGTTAGTGAACCTTGAAGAAGTCCATTCGTTTGGCAACATGATCCAGAATAAGTAATTTGTGCTGTTAATGGTAAAAAGACCTGAAGAGGAATGGGTGTTGAAGCAAAGGCAAATAACAAATTTTGTATCACAACTTCAGTTGTTAGTGTTTTCACATAGGAGAATGGGACTGGGTTGCATGAACAACAAGGAACATAGACTGAAGGTAAAAGTGTTAGAATTGTATTGGTGAATGCTGTGCTACTTCCTGTTGATAATATGATATCATCACCGATTGTCAAATTGACAGTATTCGATCCACCCGTAATTGTGATGGCATTACTACTCGATGAACTAATTGTCACACCACTAATATTAATCGGAACATAAGCAATTAATGCTGTGTCAGAACAAAAACCATTATCAAGTGTCATTGTGATTGAAGTTGGTGAAAGAAAACTCGAAAAATCAAATGGGTTTGTTGTGTTTGTAATAGAAAGAGGATATGTATTACTACCTGCGATATACACAGCAGATGTTTGTGATGTATCAATGGCAAATTCTGTCACGGTTAATGTTATTGATCCATACAAGACACCACTTGGTGATTGACAACAAGTACCAGAAACAGTGACAACTGCGACAATATTGACAAGTTCAATATATCCTTGAATACTTCCATTGAGAATATCTTGTATATTCAATGATGGATTCATTGTTGTTGTAAAAGTAGTAAATGGTACTGGAGTACATGGAGCACAACATGTCACATATGATGATCCATTGATTGATAGTGGATTAAATGCTGTTTGATTTGTCGAACTAAATGTTGTGCTACCTGATGCTGTAATTGTTTGTGTATTAGTTCCAGCAGTAATGAGTAGAGAATTACCATCAGGTGATGAAAAAGTAGGTGTAATCGAAATAGGGAAAATAACGCTTGATAAATTGGAACAACTGAGACCATTAAGAGATAAAATGATTGGATTAGGACTAATTGCCTGTGAATAATTCATTTCATTTGATATGTTAACATCAAATGTCGTTATCGGTGGTGAAGCAGTACCAACACCCACAATAATTCCACTTTGAGCGTTTTCTAATTGTATGACGTTTAATTGTAATGTTCCATAAAGGATACCATTTTGCAAACAACAACTTCCAGTAATACCATACGACACATTAAACATATTTGGAATGTTAATCACAGCACCAAGACCGTTATAAAGTAAACCTGTAATCACAAATGGTAATCCTGATGCTGTTTTCACTGATGGTGTAATAGGTAATGGAAGACAATTGGTGACACAACAAGGAATAAGCGATGTAATGTATGATTGAGGAAAGATGTCCAAAAACGTGGTTTGTTGTACGGTATCAAGACTTAAAATAATTGGAACGGTAGACGAAAAATTAACGTTTGATACTGAAGTCGTACTGATGTTAATCCCGGGAGTTGCATTAGCATATGTCACAGATTGTTGATTAATCAAATTATTACCAAAAATATCAGGTATGTTATCACATGTCACCCCATTATCAAAATTAATAGTGTAAACAGTTTCCAACAAATCAGCACCTTCAAAGACTAAATTACCATTTACGATCACATTACCACCATTCGATAGTGCACCATTGTATTGATTAGCAACAATGATAACATCAGAAACAATAAATGTCACATATCCATTCAATGTACCATCACTATTCAAGCAACATGATCCAACCGCCAGACCAGTCACAATTGCAGGTAAAATCATTGATCCTCCATCAATACCATTGACATTCAATCCTGTCATTTGTACATCACTTGTTGTGTTAATAGTCTGGTTAAATGGAACTGGATTACACAGAGGAATAATTGGACAACATGGTAAAACATCATTCGGAATGGGTACTGAGAATGACGGTACACTAACGACAGAATTAATCTCTTTTTGCAGGATTATTGATGGATCAGTTGTAATTTGATTTTGTGTTGTTCCAGTAACAATGGCAATCGATGTTGCATTGAAGTTAATGACATTTTCACTTAAGGTTGTTAATTGAGTGAGGACATTAGAGAAAACAGCACATGTTTGGTAATCAAGATCAAGTGAGAAGGTCATTTGATCAGTAAAGACAAGGGAATTCGCCAATGTCGCATTAAATTGTATACCACTTGAAGTAAAACCTTGATAAGTACCAGCAGGGATATTGAGATTAGTAATCGTAAATTGCACATTACCGAATAACATACCATTAGAATTCTGACAACAAGAACCAGTTATTGTGACAGTGGCATTGCCAAGAAGCTTTAGATATGCTTGACTGGTCGTTGGTGGAGTTGTATTCGGTGTATAATTAATAGGTGAAACATCAAATTCGACATCACTCAATGTGTAAGAAATAGTACCGATATCTTGAGGATCACAATGACAACAAGGAATAGAAGCAATGAGGTCAATATTGGTAGAAATGGGATTAACAGTAATACGTCCTGGAGTCAGTGCAGGTCCACCGATAGTGATGATTGATGTTGTACTTGCTCCGACATTGATACTCAGATTACTATTCGCATCAGTCGTAAAATTGTAGACAAGACTGTTACTGATCAAATTGATGTTTTCAATCATTGACATTCCACAAATATAATTAATTATACCATTCGGAATACCAGTCGTAATTGCGAATGGATTAGTAATGGCACTGGTAATATTAAGATTTGCTGTGCTGACAAGACCGACATTAGGATTACCACTGATAGCATCATAAAGTATTTGTGATGATGCTGGAATAATGACACTTTCAAGTGTTATTGTCATTTCTGATGAAAGAGAACCATTTTGTGAATTAACACAACACGTTCCTTGAGCAAGACTCGTAATAATAACTGGCAAAGTGAGATTAACTGTTCCACCATTGTATCCGACACCGGTAAATTCAATAGTTGAATTTGTTGTAATGGGAATATTAGTGAATGGTTGTGGATCACATTCACTGATACAACAAGGAATATAATGAGCCACATTCAATGACAATGCATTTGAATTAATTGTTAAGGCAGGTGTCGCTAGGACGAGTGATTGTGTTGGGTTACTAATGGTTGAAACAACACTATTAATTGTTAGACTAAAAGAATCAGGTGTTGTTTGAAGATCAGTGAAGAGAGGATTGGTAATTGATAAATTGAATGTAATTGGTATGTTACAAATCATACCATTGAGGTTTGTTGTGATCGTTGGTGAAGTATTCAAAAGTGGTAAGAGGTTAATATCATTTCCTGAAACAACGACATCAAATGTATTATTTGGTAGCAAGATGTATGATCCTGCATTAGTGTACGTTCCTTGTGGAATTGTCAGACTAGTGATTGTCGATGTCACAGAACCAGTTAATGTATTACCATCACTGTTATTACAGCATGATCCGACAAAACTAATAATTGCTGGTACGGTAAAATTAATTTGAGATGGAACACCATCATTGTTGATACCTGTCAGAATAATATTTGTCATAATGGGATAGACCACATTGAATGATTGTGGAATACATGGTGTTTGATGACAACATGTAATAAGACTGGTCGCGTAAGTTCTATTAATGAGATTCAGCAGATTGACATATGATAAATATGATGTCAATAAAGTATCAGTACCATTTGTTAGAATGATGTGTGATGTCGTACCATTAACTGTCATCGCAATATCATTAGTTGAGACATTAGTGAGAGTAATTAAAGATTGATTCAATGATATGACTGGATTATTATAATTTAATTCTCCACATGTGGCAAGATTATCGAAATTTATTGTGACAGTCGGAGTAAGTAAGACAGAAACGAAATCGATGCTCGTATCAAGAGTAACGTCAAATATCAGATTGCTTGTAAAGCCTTGATATTGACCTTGTGGAACAACTAATGATGTAATGTTAAAAGTAATAAACCCATTGAGTGTGCCATCGGAATTAACACAGCATGCGGTTTCATATGTACCAGATGCAGTGCCAATCAAAGGTATTGTGGCATAATTAACATTGTTATTGTAGATGAGATTGAAGATATCGATATTAATACCAGTGCTTGTAAAAACTCCTGATGTTGGATTAGGAACAATACATGGAGTAAATTCACAACAACCGATTTGACGATAAATATTAAGTATTCCAACACGTTCAAATGAAAAAATAGGAGGTCCTGTCACCGATAATTGACTTGGTGATACGACTTCAAATATGGTTGTTAGCACATTGTTCAATAAGATTGAAATAGCATTGGATCCATTTTGTGCTGTTGTGATATCTGCTGATAGAATACTTGGGAACAGAAAGATGACTGGAGTCAGATCGGAACATGTTTTACCATTAAGTGATAAAACAGTTGTTAATGTCGTTGGGTTAGTAACACTGATTAATTCTAAATTTGATGTTACTGTCAATGGATATGGAAATATAGCAGGTTGATAATATGTACCAGCATTTACTAAAATACTTGTGATTGTGATTGTTACAGATCCTTGTAAAACACCTGCCTGTGAACAGCAAGCACCAGTTAATTGAGCTGTTATTATTACAGGTAACGAAATATTGGCATCAATTGGTGTCATACCATTGGGATAATACAGAAAATTACTGATATTAAGAACAGTATCAATAGTTATTGTTTGTGGTTCCATTGCAATTGGTGTGCACAAACAACATTGAATACCATTAGCTAGATCAAGCACAATTGGATTTAAAGTTAAAATTGGAGATGATACTGCCAATTGATCAACAAATTGAATCCTTTGAAATCCATATGTAAAAAGAATATTACCAGGTCCAAAATTACTGACTATTAAACCACTATCATCAAAATTGACTGGAAAAGTAAAATTAGTTAAGTTTTGATCACCACACGTCAGACCATTGAGTGCAATGGTTTGTGGAGTACTTGTTATCGTGTTTGTAATATCAATATAGTACATTGGATCGTCAGTCGTTGCACTAAAAGTTTGGAATGGCGAGACAAGTTCAGTTCCAGCACCAGAACGTGGCACCTGAGATCCATCATAATTAAAAATAGCTGATGTCACTACTACTGTAATTGAACCACTCAGCATACCATTGGCAAGACAACATGCTCCACTCACTATAGCAGTAATATAAACATCAAAGACAATTTGTGATGGTATTCCGGTGTAAGTGACATTTATTAGTGTTAGGCCACCAATTTCATTAATAATAAGAGGTTCAAATTCAACAGGGACACAAACAGGTGGACAACAATTAATTGTTTGACCTAGAATCAATGTAAATTCAGGAATAGGACCAAAAGTTGTGTTCTGTGCACCAACCAATCCTGTTGTTGATACTTGAATACTTTGATCATTATTATGAGAATTTACAATCGTAACAGTATTCAAAGAAGGAATGAAAATAAAATTTCCAGGAAACAAATCCAAATCATAAACAACATTCAATTCTGGTGAAGTACAAGTTAGACCATCAAGTGGAACAATGACAATTCTGTTAGTGGACAAAAGATAAGTCAAATTGAGACTGGTACCTGAAATTGTTACAGCACCAACGATACCAGTGGGAATCGATGCACCAACAATTGTCAAAGTGACATTACCAGTCAGAACTCCATTAGTATCAACACAACAATAATACGATAATTCAAATTGAATATTCACCGGTAAATTAATGATTGTTGGATTTCCACCCACAGTGACATTAATCAATGGCAAAATGGTTGACTCGGTAAGATAACTATCAGAAGAAACAGGAGTACAAGTACCAGGATCACAACAAGGTAGAACATTACTGATAATTTCATAAGCTAATTGTGGGACAATTTGTACAGGTGAATCTGGTATTAATTGAATTGGTGTTATTCCTAATGTATTGACGATCGAAATCGTAATCGGTGTGTTACCGCTGACTGAAATAGTGATATCTGATGCAGTGTCGGCATAAGTAATTAAATCATTGTTGAGAAAAAATTGCAATCTTTGTAATTCTGAACCACATTGAATATTATTGATACTAAAAGTTGTTGAGAGTGATCCAGGATTGATAACACTTGTTAAATCAATATCACCTAAAATAGTGTAATCATAAACCAATGATTGTGTGGTTCCACCGGCAATAAATGGTGCATTTGATTGTAAAACAACGGCAGATATGATAGTTGATGTTACTGTTCCATACAATAAACCATCAGATGAAAGACAACAGTTACCAGTTAGTGTTGTTGTTACTGTGACAGGTAGTGTCAGACTACTTGCGACTCCATTAATATTGACATTTAATAATGCCATGATTTCAATGACAGTGACTTGAAGTGGTGCAAAGGCGACTGGTGTACAAGGTGGTGCAGGTGGTGCACAACATCCGATATAGACGAGTGGATTAAGAGAGATAGAACTGACAGTCGGATTAAATATTGTTGACAATAGTGTTGTTCCGACTGATATCGAACCAGTTGTTGGAGTAATGATAACAGCTACATTACCAGGGATTGTAACGGAAAGACCATTTCCAGAATTCCGAATAGTGTAGAAAACAGAGTTATTAATGAATAAATTCAATTCATACAAAGGAACATCGATGCAAGTCAAACTATCGAGATCAATTCCATCGGTATTTGTGTTCAAGATCAAGGAAAGCATATTAATGGCAGATGGAATGGTAACATTATATGATACTCCGAATCCAGTACCTGCATAAGTACCAGGAGGAATGACAGCTCCTGTAACAGTTAACAAGACATTTCCTGAGAGGACACCATTAGGATCGGTACAACAATAACCTGTGACACCAATTGTGAGAACAATGGGCAAAGTTATCGATGTTTGATAAGTTGATTCACCGTCAGAATAGATGACAGTGGACAAATTATCATAAACTGTTTCGGTGATTGTAGTGCCGACTGGAATAATAGCACAATTGGATGTGACCACTGGACAACATGGAAGAATAATTTGTGTGCCTAAGATTGACTGGAAGTTAACATTGAGAGTTGTTGTTGTTACGATGGGGGTACCTGCAGAGATAGTCAAAGGCCCATTGACGAGTGTTACTTGTGATGTTGTTCCTGCGATGGTTATTCCAAGATTAGAACCAAAATTTCTGAATGTGACAAAATTGTTGATATTAGGTATCAATTGGTATGATAAACTTAATTGTTGGAGAGTGTTGCAAGTGAAGAAATTAAGTGGAAATGTTTTTTGAGCATCGGGGACAATTAATGAGAGGACATTAATAGGTGAAAGAACGGATAATGTTGAAATAAATCCATCGACACTGAAGGCATTTGGATATGTACCTTGTGCAATTGTTGCTGAAATGAGAGTGAAAGTGATATGTCCTCCTAATTGACCATCCTCGTCAGGGCAACAACAAGATCCGAAATAATTAAAATCAAGTGTAATGGGAAGTGTGAGTGTTGTTAATTCTGGATCACCAACAAAAAAACCGGTTATGACAAAAGTAGCGGAAATACTTGAGACAGTTCCGGTGAAGAATTTAGATGCACATTCACTGAGACAATCATCACAGTTGGTGTCAAGTTCTGGACGAGTGGGGCCATTGACTAACTTGACTGTACCACTAAAATTATCGCAAGAATCATTATTGTGAGTGAGATAATCAGTGACGATGAGTTGAACAGCTGATTCATAATAGCGTTTTCCTTGGGGGACAAGTTGGTATTTGGAATTGTCACCGGCACCGAAAATTTTACCTGAGTTTGTGAGGATGAGGATGTGTGCGCGTCCTCCACGAATAGCGACTGCGTTGTTATCTTTTCCGGAGCATAATTTTGGGATGTAGATTTCTTCGAACTGGACACATTTGGTGGTTGATTTGTGATTGTAGGCAAAGACAGATCCTTTTCTGCTGAGAATGTAAACTTTGTCTTCGCAGATGACAGAATCGGCGATATCATCGATGACAGCATTATTGACATTTAATGATTTGAAATCGTCTTGAATTTTATTTTTGATTAAACCTGACTGGAGGAGTCGACCATCTTTAGTGATGACACCTGTAATTTTTGGATTAGCGGAAATATTTTTGGGTAAGTTATTCAGAATTTCCTTAAGATGTTTCCCAATTGGAAGAGAAATAGTATGAGACATCTTTAGTTATATATTTACGAGAATTAATTGTAATTGAAGAATGACGATTAATTATGTAAGATTAGTGAAAATGACTGACATGACTGAAGGTTCATCGGTATTTCTGAAAAAGGGACCAGGTGATGTTCGATAGACGACAAGAATTTGGTTATTGGAGAAATGATCTGGGATATTGAGTAGTGGATCATCGACAAGAAGAACATTGCAAACATAATCATGATTATTGAGACTTTGTGACCAGACAATAGTGGAAAAATCGAAATTAACGATGGCAGATGATGGGAGATTGGTGGTGACATTTTGTCTAATTTTGAGGGGGAACATTAATGTATGAACTGTTTGTAGTGCTTCAAGAGGTATTGGATTGAATCTCGGTAATGAAATTTCCAAAAGATAATCTGTTGGGGTAACATTAATAGTATCGAGTTGGAGCGATGCATATTGTCTTGTTTTAATAACTTCTTGTGAAACCCCCTTAACTAAAATAACATCTTCAACACGTTTGAATAAATCAGGTGTTAGAGTACTGACAGTATTTGGTGGAGGAGGATAAGTAATTGCAGTTGCTAACAATGGACTAATGTCAAAAAAAGAACAATCTTCCTCATCCTTATATAGTTTTTTGTACAAATACCACAATGCAGGCAATATTATAAGAACCATATTAATTATTAACTGTAAATATTTTTTCTCATCTACTGGGTTATAAAACGATGACTACAGTGACGATAATTTAGCGAATACCATGACGATTACTGGGCGACTACAATGACGATAATTTGGAGACTGCAATGACGATTAACAATGACGATAATTTGGAGACTGCAATGACGATTACTGGGCGACTACAATGACGATTACTGGGCGACTACAATGACGATTACTGGCGACTACAATGACGATTACTGGCGACTACAATGACGATTACTTTGGCGACTACAATGACGATAATTTGGCGACTACTGTGACGATAATTTGGCGACTACTGTGACGATAATTTGGCGACTACTGTGACGATAATTTGGCGACTACAATGACGATAATCGTGACGATAATTTGGCGACTACCGTGACGATAATTTGGCGACTACAGTGACAATAATTTGGCGATTATTGTAATAACTACATGAATTACATATTCTTAATTTATTATTTAACTAATATAATGATTGTACATTGATTCTCACTTTATACGTAATATTATTATAAAAATAATAAACGCAAAATAAAATTACCATCAAGTTATTATTAGACAAGTATCAAAATAATGGTTTTGGCAATTAATTGTCACCAAAGTAATCGTCATTGTAGTCGCCCAATAATCGTCACAGTAGTCGCCCAATAATCGTCATTGTAGTCGCCCAATAATCGTCATTGTAGTCGTCCAATAATCGTCAAAATTATCAAAACACTCACTTAGAATAATTTCCTAAAAAAATTGATTAATAGAGTACATATTATTCGTAAATTATAATATTATCATCTCAAATGGAATACCTCCTTGATTCACTTAAGACTTTGGTTCTTGAGAACAATCGTGGTACTCAATATGAGAGATATTTGCGTTGTCAGGTGGAGAGTGACATCATGACAATGGAACATTTGCTGAAGCACATTGAAATTTGCAATCAATGTACAAAATCGTTCAAGTTCTCATTCAATGTCTTTTGCCAAACTGAAGACATGAGAACATTTGTCAAATTCACTTTACCATGTGGATTGCGTTTAAATGAAGTGTTTGATACAACGACTTATTCTGAAGAAGTTGACATTCACATTATCGATCTTGTCAACAAGAAATTTCGTCCACATGTTGTACAAACCAAAGTTATTAACACTATGAAAGAGCAAATCTTCACTTATTTGCAGACAACGTCACCGGTACCAGATTCTCCTAAAAAGTACCACGTCACAGAATATACACCACAACCTTTCACACCAAAGGATTACTCTCGAGAATACGACATGGCTCTCGTGACCAATGGTGATTTTATCAATTACTTCAATTACATTCATCATGAATACTTGTCAAATCCTCTTGGTGTTGGTCGGTATGTCATTGATACATACAAACCACAAACACATCTTGACGCAGTTCTTGTCAATGACGGATGGAACCAGTACAAGAATTATCCCGATTCTCTTCTGGAACCTCTACTGAAACTTGACAGTAAAAACACTGGACGATTCCTCTTTACATCTGATAATCCCATTTATCCACCATGGGATACTTATTACAGTAATGATCAACTCAAAAACCTCATTTGTCAGACTTCTCCTAAACAACTGATGTGCCATCGCACAAGAAATCTTCAGAAAATTTACTTAGTCATGATTTTCGATAACATCAAAAAATATCTACCTTTCGATATTTTCAAAGGTCTGTTCTGGAGACTAACAAACAAAAGCTATCAATTGATGTATATCGTCGATGACAAAATCCATCTCCTGGATGTCATCACACATTACTACCGCTGTGATTACTGTCGACAACATTTCCGCACACTACCTACTAGTGGCTATTCTACTTTCTATTGTGGAAAAACTATGAGGGATTTGTTTCCATGGAAATTCAATTTGATCGAATTCAAGATCATTTTCTAAAAAAATTGTAGGCGTAGCAACCTGTGGAACTTTTACAGTTACACTTTGTTTCTTTCGACATTCTGTCTCAAGAAAAAATTGAACTTTTACAGTTACACTTTGTTTCTTTCGACATTCTGTCTCAAGAAAAAATTGATTTTTTATCAATATATCAATTATATTAATAAAAACTGTCATGACATCATACACTTCTTTTAAGACTTACACAACGTTTGCTGGCTTTGGTGATAACCATATTTCAGCGACAAAAGAATTATTCAAGAATGAAACAACAATGATATCACAATTTTATGATATTAGTTCATCTTACTTCAATTTGACAGATGGAATGGTTTTCTTTGTGAACAATGTTATCGAAATGAACCATTATCGTTTCATTTTGCGATTGATCAAACATTTCGAGAAAATAGAGAAATTCAAAATGTGTCCAGTCTTTTTGGTTATTCTCGATGACAGAAAAGAAAAAGAGATTTTCATGAAATTGAAGGACTATTACATGAAGGATACTTACCGTGATGGTGTTACATTCCAACAATTTGTCAGAAAACAAGTTAGTCATATTGATTTCACTTCATTCAATTTGGAAAATTCATGGGAACTTCCAGATAAAATTGATATTCACAATTTACCCAAAAAACTATTGATTTCACTTTACCAATACATCAATCGTTATGAAAATGGTATGACACTTTCTGAAACAACTTATTCTTACAAGTATGTCAAGACTATTAAAGATGTGTCAAAAATTGAAGAAATTCTGTCAACTGCTCAGAAATTTTGCGAACAACAAAACATTCTTAAAGTAACTAACCTCCTGAAAAACACAACTAGTCTGAAAATCTTTTGTCAGTTATTTGAACATTATGGTGAATCAAACACCGAAGTCATTAAAATTATTACTGATGTGTTTATTTACAATTGCATTACACAAGACACTTCAGAAAATACATACCAATCATATCTCAATTATTTCGAAGCATTGAATATGGGTCATATTCTTCAAATCACTATCCTGAAGAAATATTGTCAGAATGGTCGTCTTGTCATTACCAAAAGTAATGAGAAATTAATTAACCTTGTCAGCTTTGATTTAATTGATAGCGGTTATTTTAATAACATTACCGAAGATAACAAAGGTTTATTTTTGATCATATCAGAATTGGTTTTGAATAACAATCTTGATTATGATACAATGTCGCTCATCATTGACCCTGTTCTCTACAAACCTGATTCCAAAAATGATATTTATGGTGAATTGATTTTTGCTGGTCTCATTTCATTTCTGAAAAATTCTACATTATCAGATCCTGATAGACATCACGATGCATCTATGTTCATAAATGATCCAAAAATCGTTGAACTTCTCTACAAAAATTTCCCTGAGATTGATTCAGGTCTTGAAACACTTAAAGCTAAATATATTTTCTAAAATAAAAATTTTAGAAAATAATAATTGTCTGCTCTGTTTGGATCTGACAGTTAACAGCATATCTTTTTGTTGTTGATGACCAATCAGTAATCCCTTGTATCATATTCTTAAAGATAGTCACAATAACTTTATTATCAAGTTGTTTCTCGAGATCAGTCATCTTCACAACAAATCCTAAACACAAATCACACGTTATCATGAATGCCTGATCTAATGTTTCACCATCTACGAAATGTCTCACTAGAACATAATTATCTAAATTACTTTCAACTTTTGCTAAATCCTTCATGAAAGAAAACAAATCCCCAATCAATCGACCTAATTTGAAAGCACACTCTTGATATTCTTTCATGACGACATGATCTGATTGTTTCTCACCAGCAAAAATGAGATGCATCCCACAGAACATTGGAACAGCAAATGTCATTGAAGCAATTTTCAAATGATCATCTGCATTCAAAATAACATTATTAACACGATTCAAGAATTTTTGCACATATGCTTTATGATACTGAATCACCCCATATTCAAAAAGTTCCATATCAATATTCTTACTTGCCAACTCTGCCCTTATTTCGGTCAACAAATGACAAATGAAATCAAATTTATCAAATTCTTTCATATGTACGACATTTTGATTTTGACCACAAAGTATCGCAATGAAAACATCAAAGGCTTTCATAACAAGATCACTTTTCTCTTTCATCTTACTGAAACCTTTGTCAATAATAACATCATACATAAAGACAACAAGATACAATTTCGATTCTGTAATTTTATCTTCATCATTCATGTGATTTTTATACATCGTGTAAACCAATGAATCTAGAGCATCATCACTGTCATATTTTTGTCCAATTTTGTCTCCAAAATATTTCTTCACATTTGAAAGTTCAATATTCGGTCTCTCACTTCTAGGAAAAAAGGTAAAAAGTTTCCCATTAAATTCTTGTTCACCTTTAATGTTAACATAAATCATATAATAAGTATTCATGAGAATATGTTTCGCACTGTAAATAGCACATTTAGCAATCAAATAAGGACAATACAATACTTTGGCACACCATAATGGAACCATTTTCATTTCATGTGTTTCAAAATATATCTTTGCTTTGATAATCGCATTTGAGACAATTTCAAGCAAATTTGAAGCATATCCACTCTTGTACCAATAACACAATGCCAAAACAACATAAGCTGATTCTTCCATTGAAATTCCCCAACCACCATCGTCATTTTGATTGGTAATGAGAAAATCAATACATTTCTGGGCTAATTCTTCTTTAACACTAAAGACAGCGCGTGACGGAACATAAAATTTTGAAACATTCCATTTATCTGGTGTCAAAAGTTTATCTTCTAACCAAGTATTAATGCTTTCAATATATGTTTCCTTTCCTTCAAAGTTACGTAATGTTAGTGTTTTCAGTGCATTGACATTAACACTAACAGAATGAGAACGTTCACCCGGATAGCCTTCAAAACAACCTGATTTCGTATTATAGAATTTTAGTAATGGTTCTAATGGTTTCGATGGAAGAACTGATAAAATAGTTGCAGTATCATCGGCATCTGGCATTTTCCAATGTTTCGAAAATCCGACACCAGAATCAGACCACATATTTTCCAATTTGATATACAATTCTCGAGGGATCTTCGCTCCAGATTGATACAAAAAATCAAGACTAAATGACAATTCAAAAATATCAATTGGTGAGTGATCAGGAACACCACCGTCAATAATAATTGATCGCAAATAATTAACATACTCTTGACCAATTTCACCCTTTTCCCTCAATTTAATTAACTTGTAAGCAGTTGCTGATGGTGACAAAGCAATGGCAGATCTATTCTCATCAATAACTACCGGCGAAAGATCAATATCTTCTGGATAAAACATTTCGGCACTAAACCACCATGTTGCTGGTTTGCCACTTTTATCCTTACGAACATATGCCAGTTTCTTCAATCCATCATCAAGATAACGTGCATAAATGTCATGAGGAACTTTATCATACAGATTATATTTGCGTAAATGATTCAATAACGATGGTAAGATAATCTCAAATCCAGCACCAATATGTATCTCATCATGTAATAATTCAGACAACTTCCATAAAGCATTAATTCCATTATCAATGGAAATAAAATCTTTCTTGTCATTGGCATGTGACAAAGCAATAATCGCAATAAGAGTACTTAGTGTATTAGCATGAGGTGACATCGGAAGATCAGTTCCCCAGCTACCATCGCAAAGCTGATTCTTTCTCATCCATTCTAAACATTCTGGAAATTCAAGTGTACCATCTATTTTAGTAACTAATGCAACCCATGCCGTATCATATGCACATGGCAAACAAGTACCTTTATTCAACAATAATTCCTGAAACAATTCTTCCATTTAATTACTCTATTTCGTCGTGATATTTTTAATCAATTTTTAATGATAAAAAGTGATTAATCAATTTTCGTAAGAGGTTTCACGTCACAAATTGACGACTAGTCAATTTTTGTTAGGGGTTTCATGAATTTACCGTAGATGTCAGTTTTGATAATTTCGAAAACTTGTCTGAGTACATTATCCATGTATTGAGAATAATTTCCATACAAGGCATCAGCATTTTTGTAGAAATTGATTAATTCAATTTTGGAGAGATCATCATTAATATTTAAGATCCCAACATCGTCTTCACCAATGATGTACAACTTAATGAGAATCTTAAATTCTGGTGATAGGAACATATTATTAGATGACAAATATCTGAATGCCATTGTGAAGACGAGATTTTCGTGTGATTGTGTTTTCAGTGCATATTGACCAAATGCTGTGACAGGTTTCCAAGAATTAGTTGTGATGAGATTATGAAATCCATAATTTGCTAAGTAATTGAAATTTTGCTGTTCGATCCAGACAACTAATTCGATCGGTGGGTTAAATTCAGGCTTATGTAAATATTCAGTTACAGCAGGTATTAATTCTAACTTGGAAAACAATTCATGTTTGATCAGTAAATAAAAATTAACGAGAACTGTTTTATCATGTCCAGCATCAAGGGTTTTGTTAATAATTTTAGCCATTGATTCTTGTTGTGATTGAGCAATTTTCTTGATATCATCAAACAAAGATTTAACAATTGACTTATTTTTGTATTTGTAAATAATATTAAAATAATCTCTCAGAACTTTCGAATCAGTGTTAATCAAAGTATTGTCGATCATTTTTTCCTTTAGAGTTTTCAAAGCACCAGTTAATTGCACAATTTCCGATATATTGTAATTTACTTCCTGGAACAAATCTGAAGAATTATCAGATAACGAATCTTTATCAATCGATTGTTTGCTATTCTCACTTGGTGTCGTACTAATCATCGAAGATCTCGATTCTTTCCTAACACTAAATTTCACAATATCGGAAATAAGGATATCAAGAACAGCAAGGAAAAATGGTGCTTCTAATTCAATTTTGGGTTTAATCGGACAATGACAAAAGATAACAAAACAAGCAGATGAACATTGAATAACAATTAATCCTTCTTCAGTAATTGATTTAAAGAGTAAATTATAATATGGGTCACCAGAATAAATGTTTTCTGGTTTGTGATAAGTCGTAATGGCATTTAATGGTGATCGTTTGACAATTGACATTGGAATTTTGGTTTTATCAACATCATGTCTTTCAAAATCTGATTTCCACAAATCGTATGTCAAGACATCCCATCCTTTCCTATTTTCACGTGTCAAAATAGCGATCGTCACATCATCAATGGACTGACTCATCATATTTTCCAAAATAACAGGCAAATACAATCTAATATATTCCTTCAATGCACCAACGAGAACCGTTCGCAAATGAGGAAAGATGTAAGTATTACTTTTATCGTAATCTTTAATACTGGAATATGATTCAATGACTTTCTTAATAGAATCTTCAATGACAATAGGTGGTCTTGGTTTGTTAAGTGTGTTTTTAGGTGATTTCATAATAACTCTTTTACCATAAGCAATGTGAAATTCTTGTAATAAATCAGTGTAATAATTGAAGTTTTCATCATCGCGTAAAAGTGCAAATGTATCAACCCATGAACGCTCAGAACCGCCAATAATACAATTCTTAATATTGTTAATGATGACACTCGAAGAATTACTGGCCGATTTAGGATATTTCTGTAAAATATCCTGTGCAATGGTTGTCGTATGTGTTTCTTTGAATAACAGATATGCTTTACTGGTATAGTATTCAAGATGAGATGCTTCTATAGGTGAATGTCGTGAGTGTTTTTCAAGGAGTAAAACAATACTTCTGAGTGTAATAGCTAATCCTAATTTGTTTTCAATGGTAATTTCTTGATCAGTTGACCAATTCAATGATTGAAGAACTTTGTTGACAGATTTCATCATTTTACTAGCACCGTATTTGATATATTGTGTTGCCCATTTAGTTGCATTCGAAAAGACGAGTAATGTTTTTTCATTTTGTGCAATTAATCCTGATTCATATTCTAATGTCAGTGGTTTAATGTATGCATGTGCCAAATAATTAACGACCTTTTTCGTTATAGTGTAAGGAGTCGAAATGACACGTTTCTTGAGTGTGTCCGAAATAGTTCTGTTATCAGCATAATGAATGGCTGTAATAAGACTAATACACATACCTGACAAAATTCGGATGGGTAAAGCCATAGTGACATTTAATTTATCGAGTTTAATTTGATAAAAGGCATTCACCATGAGGATTGCTTTTACCATATCTTGTTTGACTAAGCATCCGAAAATCTTGTAAGTCATCGCAATATAAACACCAACCATGTTATTCTCAAGATACAAGATCAACAATCTCAATTCATTATTGGATAAATGACTGATTTGAAAAAGAGAATAATCATCATTTCGATAAGGAAAGAGTAAGCTAACAATTGGATTGACAGCGATATTATTTTCATTCACAATTTGTTGTACTAGTGTAATCAGTGTTGAATTAGGAATGATGTCATTTCCTTGGAGGTCATCAATACCTAAGAGAATGAGATCATGATTGAGGGTACTAATTGAAGTGAGAAGGAAATACAAGTGTGATCGTCGATTGAGTAAAAATGGAAGCATATTCATAATGATTCTGCGTTTTTTCTCATAGCGATATTGTATATCATCGACAAAAGCAAAATCATAATGCATGACCAATTGACCAAGCGTACCAACCATATTAACATTTCCTTGTTGCATAGCGACGGTGATTGTTTTCTCGAGATTGGTGATATCATTATCATTCAATTTACGGAAAAGTGGAATAGTGTAATAATAACTGTAGAGTAGACTGACATTCTTGGGGTATTTGCTGACAAGTCGTTCAATTTCATTGAAGAGGAATCGAGTTTCGGTGATATTCTTTTTGAGGACAGATTGGTAGAGGATGACAATTCGAGCCATACTATCGATTAATTTGGAGCAGAATAATTGTTCTTTGAGCATCCATTCGAGACCATTGAGAATGTATGTGAAGGCGACAAATCCTTTCTCGAGTGCGGCGGAAATGACTGGAATTTCGGATTGATATTCGATAATGGAGAATTGTGTTTCGAGTAATGGTTTTACTTTGAAAACATAATTTTTAATTTCGAGTTCAAGTTCATCGATGCTTGGTTTGTCGATGTGTCGGTTAAATTTTTGGTAGACTTTGAAAAGGGCAATAGTGATATATTCTTGATCATAACCGACAAATTCTCGTTGGACAGTCTCTTTAATGTATTTCATGACTGATCCATCAGGTGCTGTGTGATCGTATTTATCATATTGTAATGACAATTTTGTTAATCGTGATGCTAGACTTTGAGCTGAATGGGTCACTGTGTAAGTGAAAAAGGTAGATCGTAAATGAAGATCAGAATAATTGTCATTTTCACGAAGGGTTATTTTGAAAGATTTAGGGAGAAGATATTGTGATTTGTTAATCAATTTCATGACTAACATATTTTCATTTGATAATCCATGAATATCGATTAATGCTGTGTAAAAACGTATTTGTTGGTGTTTAATGGCGGAAAGGAATTCAGGTGTTTGACGATATATTTCGGCTTCATCTGCTAAATCTTTGATATCATTTCCAACATTTTTCTGGAGAAGTAGAATCCATAATCTAATTCTTTCATCATCATTGATTTTTGTCTTGAGCATTTCTTGAATTTTATTGGTTGCCTTTTCATATTCACCTTTTTCAATAAACAGATTTAAATTTGTATCAAGTGGTTGATCGATATATCCTGTAGGAATGTCATAGGAAAAATGATTTATCTTTAAATGTGTTTTTGTGTTAATCATGACAAGATTGGGGAGAGTCTTAGTAGGCATTTCCTGATGTAATTTGAAGAAAATATTGTGGTAATGATGGAATTGGTCAGAATTCTGGCAGATACTTTCTGAAAGGATAAGATGGATTTGGTGATTTTGATGGTAAAAGAGTTTGTTAAGGAATCGAACTGTTTCAGCAGGTAATTGTGAGAAAAATGGAATGGCGATTTGCATCGATATTTTGCGACTCAATTCACAAAGATATTCGATTAATTTATCTTCATCTGATGAAGAGAGATTTGTTTTCATGGAATTTGATGAAACAGATGTTGGTAGAGTGATTGGATGAATAGTCTCTCCATTGGTCTCATTAATCCATAATTTGAGTTGTTGAAGAATAGAGCGATGAAATTCGAATAACGAACCTGATCCTTTGAAAAAGATCCATGTTTTTTCTGTTGAAATGGAATAAAGAAGTTCATTGGCAAATTCACCGAAAATGAAACAAGATGTGAATGTTTCACGTAGACGAAGACCATTATGAATAATATTTAATAATGTTAATTTATTATCTTCTTGATCTGTGTTTTTGCTCATTATACTCGAATCCATTGTTAATAGTGCTACACATATAATTATTTGGATACAATTTCAATTTTTTCACGAGACAGTATGCGGAGTAATACCTTCGGTCCTTTGGTAAACGGAGTAATACCTTCGGTCCTTTGGTAAACGGAGTAATACCTTCGGTCCTTTGGTAAACGGAGTAACCTGTGGTAAACGGAGTAACCTGTGGTAAACGGAATAACCTTTGGTCAGTCGATTAAAAACATATTTTTCTTGAGACTGTATGACAAATAGTACAATTGGTTTTCATAAAAGTTACCTAGATATAATTAATGCAACCATCGATAAATGGACCAAGAAAAAAATGTCTAAATTGTCATAATTTTTATATTACGGATGCATGTCATAATTATCGATGTTGTCCGCAAGGTGCTACTGGACCACAGGGACCACAAGGATTTCCTGGTCATAATGGTAATAATGGTGAGAATGGTTATAACGGAAATGATGGAAGCACGGGTATTCAAGGACCACAAGGTAATAATGGTTCTAATGGATCGACTGGTTTTCAAGGTCCGACTGGATTACAAGGACCTGCAGGAAATGCTGGAGGGGCAACTGGCGCAACAGGTCCTACAGGTCTTCAAGGAGGCACTGGTATAATTGGTAGTTCTGGTATTCAAGGATTTCAAGGTCCAACTGGAATAATGGGGGATAGTATTATTGGAGCGACAGGAACTGTTGGTGCGACAGGTTCTGGACTTACTGGTATAACTGGTGCGACGGGTATTGGTCAAATCGGAGCAACAGGTACAGGAACTGTTGGTGCAACTGGTTCTGGTGATACTGGTGCTACGGGTATGATTGGTTCTACTGGTGTCGGGCAAGTAGGTGCGACTGGTACAGGAATTGTTGGTGCTACTGGTTCTGGTGATACTGGTGCTACGGGTATGATTGGTTCTACTGGTGTCGGGCAAGTAGGTGCGACTGGTACAGGAATTGTTGGAGCAACTGGTTTTGGAGCTACAGGTATGACTGGTGCTACAGGTATTGGACAAGTTGGAGCAACTGGTACAGGAACTGTTGGAGCAACTGGATTAATTGGTCAAACTGGTGCGACTGGTTCTGGAGCTACAGGTATGATTGGCTCTACTGGTGTCGGACAAGTAGGTGCGACCGGTATCGGTCAAGTTGGTGCAACTGGTATCGGTCAAGTTGGTGCTACAGGTACAGGAACTGTTGGTGCAACTGGTATCGGTCAAGTTGGTGCTACAGGTACAGGAACTGTTGGTGCAACTGGATCTGGAGCTACGGGTATGATTGGTTCTACAGGTATTGGTCAAGTTGGTGCTACAGGTATTGGACAAATTGGTGCTACAGGTACAGGAACTGTTGGTGCAACTGGTATGATTGGTTCTACTGGTGTTGGACAAATTGGTGCTACAGGTACAGGAACTGTTGGTGCAACTGGTTTTGGAGCTACAGGTATGACTGGTTCTACTGGTGTCGGACAAGTTGGTTCTACAGGAACTGTTGGTGCAACTGGTTTTGGAGCTACAGGTATGACTGGTTCTACTGGTATTGGACAAATTGGTGCAACAGGTACAGGAACTATTGGAGCAACAGGTTTAGGTAATGTTGGAGCTACAGGTATGATTGGTTCTACAGGCATCGGTCAAATTGGTGCAACTGGTATAGGAACTATTGGAGCAACTGGTGCTGGATCTACAGGACAAGTTGGTGCTACAGGTACAGGAACTGTTGGAGCTACTGGTATGATTGGTTCTACTGGTGTCGGTCAAATAGGTGCAACGGGTGTTGGTCAAATAGGCGCTACAGGTACAGGAACTGTTGGCGCAACTGGTTCTGGAGCAACAGGTATGATTGGTTCTACTGGTGTTGGTCAAATAGGTGCAACTGGTATAATTGGTTCTACTGGTGTCGGACAAGTAGGTGCAACTGGTGTCGGACAAGTAGGTGCAACGGGTGTTGGTCAAATAGGTGCTACAGGTACAGGAACTGTTGGTGCCACCGGTTTTGGAGCTACAGGTATGACTGGTTCTACTGGTATTGGACAAATTGGTGCTACAGGTACAGGAACTGTTGGTGCAACTGGTTTTGGAAATCCTGGAGCCACAGGTATAATTGGTTCTACCGGTGTTGGTCAAATTGGTGCTACAGGTACAGGAACTGTTGGAGCAACTGGTTTTGGAGCTACAGGTATTCAAGGAGCTTCCGGTATTCAAGGAGCTTCCGGTATTGGTCAAATTGGTGCTACAGGTATTGGTCAAATTGGTGCTACAGGTATTGGTCAAATTGGTGCTACAGGTACAGGAATTGTTGGAGCAACTGGTTTTGGAGCAACAGGTATTCAAGGAGCTTCCGGTATTCAAGGAGCAACAGGTATTCAAGGAGCAACAGGTATTCAAGGAGCAACAGGTATTCAAGGAGCAACAGGTATTCAAGGAGCAACAGGTATTCAAGGAGCTTCCGGTGTTGGTCAAGTTGGTGCTACAGGTATTGGACAAGTTGGTGCTACAGGTATTGGACAAGTTGGTGCTACAGGTATTGGACAAGTCGGATCAACAGGAACTGTAGGTGCAACTGGTTCTGGTGATTCCGGTGCGACTGGATTTATTGGAGCCACAGGATTACAAGGTGCTTCAGGTATTAGTACTTCGGGAGCTACTGGTATTCAAGGATCTACTGGTATTAGTCAAATTGGTGGTACTGGTATTCAAGGATCTACTGGTATTAGTCAAATTGGTGGTACTGGTGTTCAAGGATCTACTGGTATTAGTCAAATTGGTGGTACTGGTGTTCAAGGATCTACTGGTGTTGATGGAGGTACAGGTATACAAGGATCAACAGGTATACAAGGATCAACAGGTATACAAGGTTCAACTGGAATTCAAGGTTCAACTGGTATTGGTCAAATTGGTGGTACTGGTATACAAGGATCAACTGGAACAGGAATTCAAGGTTCTACTGGTATTGGTCAAATTGGTGCTACAGGTATTGAAGGAAGTATTGGTATTCAAGGTTCGACAGGAACTGTAGGTGCTACGGGTATTAGTATCATAGGTGCTAGTGGTATTGCTGGATTACTAGGTGCTACAGGTATTCAAGGATCAACTGGTACAGGAACTGTAGGTGCAACTGGAATTGATGGAAGTACCGGTATTCAAGGATCTACTGGAATTAATGGAAGTACCGGTATTCAAGGATCTACTGGAATTAATGGAAGTACCGGTATTCAAGGATCCACTGGTATTGATGGTGCCATCGGTGCAACAGGTATTAATGGTGCTACCGGTTTTAATGGTGCAACAGGTATCAATGGTGCTACCGGTTTTAATGGTGCAACCGGTTTTAATGGTGCAACCGGTTTTAATGGTGCAACCGGTTTTAATGGTGCAACCGGTTTTAATGGTGCTACTGGTGTTAATGGTGCTACTGGTGTTAATGGTGCTACAGGTTTTAATGGTGCTACCGGTTTTAATGGTGCAACAGGTGTTAATGGTGCAACAGGTGTTAATGGTGCAACAGGTGTTAATGGTGCTACCGGTTTTAATGGTGCTACTGGTATTCAAGGAAGTACTGGTACAGGAACTGTAGGTGCTACTGGTATTAATGGATCAACTGGTATTCAAGGTTCTACTGGTATTGGTGGTGCAACAGGTATTCAAGGAAGTACAGGTATTAATGGATCAACTGGTGTTGATGGTGCTACTGGTATTCAAGGTAGTACTGGTGTTGATGGTGCTACTGGTATTCAAGGTAGTACTGGTGTTGTTGGAGCAACAGGATTTATTGGAGCAACAGGTATTCAAGGCAGTACTGGTATTGATGGTGCTACTGGTATTCAAGGTAGTACAGGTATTCAAGGTAGTACAGGTATTCAAGGTAGTACAGGTATTCAAGGTAGTACAGGTATTCAAGGAAGTACTGGTCTTAATGGTACTACTGGCTTCGATGGTGCAACAGGTTTTACTGGAGCAACAGGTTTTACTGGAGCAACAGGTTTTACTGGAGCAACAGGTTTTACTGGAGCAACAGGTATTCAAGGAAGTAGTGGTATACAAGGATCTACAGGTTTTGATGGTGCTACTGGATTTACTGGTGCTACTGGATTTACTGGTGCTACTGGTATTCAAGGAAGTAGTGGTATTCAAGGAAGTAGTGGTATTCAAGGAAGTAGTGGTATTCAAGGAAGTAGTGGTATTCAAGGAAGTACTGGCATTCAAGGATCTACAGGTTTTGAAGGAAGTACTGGTATTCAAGGTCCAACTGGTATTCAAGGTTCGACTGGGATACAAGGAAGTACTGGTTTTGATGGTGCTACAGGTATTCAAGGTTCTACCGGCATACAAGGAAGTACTGGTTTTGATGGTGCTACAGGTATTCAAGGTTCTACCGGCATACAAGGAAGCACTGGTTTTACTGGCGCGACTGGAACTCAAGGAAGCACTGGTTTTACTGGCGCGACTGGAACTCAAGGAAGCACTGGTTTTACTGGTGCGACGGGAACTCAAGGAAGCACTGGTTTTACTGGTGCGACGGGAACTCAAGGAAGCACTGGTATCCAAGGAAGTACTGGTATCCAAGGAAGTACTGGTATCCAAGGAAGTACGGGATACATAGGAGCAACTGGAATTGAAGGAGCAACTGGAATTGAAGGTGCAACTGGTATTCAAGGATCTACTGGTATTCAAGGAAGTACAGGATACACTGGAGCAACTGGTATTCAAGGATCTACTGGTATTCAAGGAAGTACAGGA